GGTATCTCTTTTACTGATCATTTTGCTAGTTCTCTTTACTGGAACTTCTTCTGTTTCCTCATTCCATTCCCGTTCCGCTTGCGCTCCACTTCATGTCATTCGTCAATTCAGAAGTAATTTCCCATTTAAGCAAGTGCGGGGCCTAGCTTACCCTTTTTTCATTCGGGTAAGAAAAGTATGCACGTCAACTGTTCGCCACACACACAGATACGCGCCGAATTTTTATGCAATTTTTATACAGGCTCAGGAGGAACGAAAAAATGGGGCGCAGGATTTTATATTATCCCACGCTCCAAGTTTTTATAGTCTCTGAATTACACTTTCCGCATACTTAAGAGGTTCAAATGCGGTTAATTCTTTCAGCTTTGTTTTTAGCGCCTTAATTCTTTCTGTTGTATCTTTATTTTTTCTAAGATAGCTGATTGGTTTTGACATTACTGCGCTAACTACATCTGCCTCCAGTCCCAGCTCATTAATTATCTGACGGTCACTTGCTTTTGGGTTTACGTTGATAATATAGTTTGATACGACTGGTAGAGCTGTTTGTACTTTTATATCGAACTTAGTTTTTTCTATGTTCCTTCTGTTTACTTCCCCCACTAGACCTATGAAATTATCTAGTGTGTATTTCAACCAATCTCTCAACGGTATTCTAAAAGCAGATTTTCCGTCAGTTACATTGAGCTGATAGGTAGTGGCATCAAAACAACATTGCCTACATAGTGTTTCAAGTCCCTCTAGTTTCAGTGAGCCTCTACTACTAACAAGCCCAACGAACATTCTAGGTCCTTGTTTTGTTGTCATATCTTCCACAAATACCTGCCCTAGCTCAACATACTTATCGATTTTCTTTAGTGATGGTGTGAAAATGCAAGTATCACCTTCAAACATAAATCCATCCTTACCATCTTCATTAGTATAATGTGTGAGCTTGTATGAATAGATAACCCTACCTTTACCTGTTTCCCAAAGCCTCTGTAGTTCTGAATTTTCTTTATCTATCAAGAGGTTTACATTGGGTTCTAGGAGTTTTGGGTTATCTTCTACTAGCGCCTTATACATTGATACTGGTGAGAAGTTTGGATAGATAGTGCTAATACCATATCCAATTCCCGATACCAGTGATTTCATATAGAGTGCCAGTGGAAATACAAGTGATAAGCTCTCTGGTTCTAGTGGTCCTTGTGGCGATTCTACCATCTTAAGACATTGTAAGTTAGGCCTCAAGATTTCACTATACAAGTTACTCAGCATTGTCTTAGTATACCTAGGAGACGCAGCTGGTTTTTCATCCCCCAGAATTGACTTAGTACCAAAACTACCAGATCCACTCATAACACCACTTCTTACCATTGATGCAAGTAGTGGTTCACATCCAGTTAAGCTATGAGGATGATAAGAAGCCATACCATTCAAGAGCTTAGAACTGGGTTGTAATTCGCCTTTTGGAAACTGAAGTGCTGAGTAGATTAACCTTCGATAACTAGGTTTACATCCATCACTTACATTTGCTAGTGCCCTTTCTGTGTTAAGATAAGTTGCACCATTAACAATTGCTTCCTCTGTTTCCTTACCTATTGCTTGTTCTAGGATCTCTGCGAATACTGTTTCCTTTAATTTATCTGCCTTACTTTTTCTAGCCATACCATTATTAATCTTTAAAGTTATATGGATTTGTTAAGATTCCTCTATTAGTTAGCAATCTCTTTCTCTCGTTTATATCTTCATTCAACGCCCTAGAATAATCAATACCATCAGGCGTAATCTTAATAAGTCTTCTAGTTGACTCATTAAAGAATATATCCTCTACTTCACCTGTTTCGGGTGAAAGAGAACCTACAATTATGTTTACTTATGGTCGTCTAACCTCCATAAGCGAGATTATCTCTCCACTCTTTCTCAAGACGTGTTCAGACTATATCTTCATCTTCAGCATTGCCTGTTAAGATGTTGCACATTTCGAACAGCCATTATAGACTTTGCTGTCCTACTTCCTTACACTTATCAGGAATAGTCGTTGACGTTATATTAGTATAAATTTATTTGTGTAGCGTATTTGTTCTTATTGTACGTATTTGAAACCTCGGCTCGGCCGTCTACCATTTAATCTGTTCCAAATGCATGTCATTGCTACTTTGTAGAAATTTGCACACTCTGTTATAGAGTTGAAGATTCTCCCATCTCTATCCATTACTTTTCTAGAAAGTTTCTTAATTGTTTCTGGATTTCTCATATTTACTTTCTGTGTGCAAATTCTAAGATTTGTAACTCTATTGTCGGAAGGGTCTGTATTTATATGATCTATAACCTTTCCTTTATTTATAGGGCTGTTATTGTTTAAGAAAACTTCAGCAACAGCTGTATGTACTCTATTGCCATCATATAATCTTCGTTCCGCCCTATACTTAGGATCTGCCGATAGTGATCCGACAGTCATAGCCCTTTTTCTTCTATATCGTACAAGCCCTGTTGGATGTACGTAATATTTTTTAGAATAGTGGAGCCTCCAAAGACTTCCATCTACAGTGACTATATTAAATCTATTAAGGTAGGACTCTAGGTCAAGGTCGACTATATCCCAATAATATCCATCAAATCTTGTATTTTTAGATACAGAATTGGAAACTCGACTTTTGTATTTTCTATCTGGATATTTGTTATAGAATTCTATATCACTGAAAGTCTTTACTAGGATTTTTCTTTCTTTGTCTTTGTATTGATTATATTTAAGGTTTCCCATAAATTTTTTCCAGGTTACATTATTTGAGTTTTCTTTCATACTACACCACCTTAGATTAGACAAGGAGTAGTTTTCCTTGTTTCTATCTATATGATCAACTACATTGTAAGTGTTATGATCTAAATTAGGTATAAACGTTAAAGATAGTATCCTATGCAAATTATAATATTTCCCCTTAATCTTTATTTTAGGATAACCACATGCATCGTGCGATATTTTTAAGTCTTTTCTTGGTCCTACTACTTGTCCTATTCTGCTTATCTTATACCCAGTAAATTCTGGATTAATCACACTTAGATCAATCCAATATTCGTCTAGGTCGTCAAAATAATAGTCCATTATTTTATTATTATCTGGATTTAGTATAATAGGTTTCCCATCCTCTGACTTTCCAACTCGGTAGTTTAGCGGATCTACGCCATCTCTATGGTTGTAAAAAGTCTTATGAATTAGGTTATTACTTTTATACCGATCCATTAGGTCTAATCTTATCATTTAGCTTAGTTAATTTACTAATCTACTAATATAACATGCGGATTGTCTCTATTCCTATGATTATTACTAACGCTACTTAGTACATAGGACCTAACGAGAGTTTCCCGCAACAGTGCAATTTGTTGGTAATTATTTCTAACTACCGGGACTAGTTTATTAATCCCTTAAAACGAGAATAATGGCATTTTTCATCCATATCTACTGGAAATCCTGTCTCTACATCATACTCATCATCTGGGTAATAGTATTGTACCTTTCCAGTTGTTTTGCTCTTGCCTTTCCATAGAGGTGATATTGCTCTATATACAAGTCCAAGTTCTATCATAAAACGGGCGAACTTGCTAAAGAGATATAATAACTCAGTTGCTATTAAGTCGCCATCTGCCATTTATATTTACACTAGATCGTCTACTTCTAGTGCGGACCTATTCAATCCCTCATAGTCTCCTATGAGATTAGACTATATTTTCACCTTCAACATTACTTGGTTAGGTGTCGTATCTTTCGAGTAGTCATTTTATAGACTTACTACCCTACTTCCAGTTAAGGAATAGTCGTTGTCGTTATATCCTACATATAACATGCGAATTGTCTCTATTCTTAGGATTGTTACACTTTGGTACCTAAGACCTAACAAGAGTTTCCCGCAACAATACGATTCTTTGTAACATATTTCTAAGTTACTCAGACTCAGCTATTTAGCCCATCTGCGTCAACTGCAATTACTATCTTGCCGTACCTACTTTTTTGTTTTATGATTTCTATTGCTTCTTCTATTGTATTACAGTCTTTTGTTACATTATTCACATCAAGACCTAATCCAATAACTTTAAAAATACTATAAATTGTTTGGCTCTCCATCGCTCTCTTAGCTGATGCATTGGTAACATTGAGAATTTTACCCCTCAATGGAAGAACTGCTATCTTTGTCGTATCTGGCCGCGCTGTTACTAAGGATCCTGAAGCGGATAGGCCTTCTGTTATGAAAAGTTCACATGCCATTCTATCTTTTCCAGTTGCCTCAGCGAATCCAGGTACTAGGTCATTTTTACTTCTATACAGTCCAACTCCACTAGCGCCATCCATCATCTTCTCGGCCAATTCAGCAGCACCAATATCTTTCATTGATTCAGCCAGTTTATTCAGCTTACTAACATGAAGGTCCCAGTAGTCAGAGTTTTTCTTCATAATTTTTTCCATATCTTTTACGACGTCTCCAAAATCAGTTACCTTGACCTTAGTAATACTCTTCAGTCTTGTTTTTGTCTGACTATCGAACATTACCTCCCCTGCCAATAAGATAACACATACACGAAGACCATTTAGGAGGTACTCATGTTTTATCTTATACATATCTTTCAGGGCAGTTTTAAAGCATGATTCGGCGATTGTTATGTGTTGCCCTTGATTCACATCTAGGCCATTAACAGATCCCATTTCTACTTTATTACCAAGTTTAGGGTCTACTTCGAATGTCACATAAATACCTACCTGCTTATTAAAACTATCATCCTTAGGAGTAATGTTTCTGACTAGTTCATACTTAAATGGTTTGAATGTATTATTTATCTTCTTACCATCCACAAATACACTAACCTTTCTGTTATAGAATTTTTCCTGGATCATCAAGAAGTACTGTAAGTTTGTAATTGGTACTTCCGCCTTAGTTGATTCAAAGATCTCAGGGTCAGGTTTAAAGAACACAATAGTACTAAGATCTCTAGGTACTGTCTGATAGTCTTTGATACCTTTGAACATTAACTTCTCGATATCACCAAGTCTACCTGCTGATTCTAGTACCTTTTCACCTTTGACGCACTTAACGAAATAATACAAGTCTCCCTTACTTCGTGGTCCTGCATTATTCCAGGCTTTTTCTACGTCAGGTATTGATTTATTGTAGTTATGTTCTCCGATTCTAGATAGGAGCCAATATTCTTCACTAAGGAAATTTGTTGCACTACTACCTACGCCATTCATACCTACCCTTGAAACCTCTGTATTACTGAATTTAGATCCACTATGTAATTCAGAGATACTAAGATATGCTTGTGTTGACCCTGGTTTATCTGGTGACATTGCGATTGGTATTCCTCTACCATTATCAGCAACAAAACAGAAACCATTAAAGTCTCCACTTACCAAGATTGAATCTCCATAGCCTGCAGATATTTCATCTCCCGAATTATCAATAATCTCACGAAGTAGTACATTAGCATTTGAGTTATCGCCAATATACATACCCCATCTTCTTCGGACTGCATCTCTCGGTTTTAGGAATTCAATTACATCTTCTTTAATTTTCTTTGCCATGATTTATAATTATATTTTTTATAGTTATTCTCATACTATTAAGAATTGAGTGCTGTTTAATTGCAATACACTCAATTATAAGGAATGTAGGCGGGGACAAAAAAGAAAAACATACTAGGGTTTATTCTAGTATATCTTTCTCTACTACCTCAATTAGATTTTCAGGTGAGCTAAATAAGAAGTCCATTATTTTATCATTGTCTGGCCATTTGAGAAGATTTTTTGTACTTCCCCAGTCCACAAATAATAGTTTTTGTTCGGCTTCTATATTATCGATAGTGTCTCTAACTGCTTGTTCCACTAGATTATAGTTAGGGTAGTAGTCGTCGCTTAATCCTCGAACGAACTTAACACGATCCATCTCATTATTAAAGTTAGAGTTTCTGATTTTGTCCAGGTCATATATAGTAAGATCACTTAGTCTTTTATCAATAATCCTTCTATCAAACTGTACTAATACTTTTTCAATTACCCACAGTTTTCCTTTATATAATCTAATTACACTATACTTTGTCAGTACTGGAAACAAATCCTCTCCTGATAACATAAATATTGGTTCTATTGTTTTCATTTCTTAGTTAACTTAATATAATTACTAGGTGAACTTTTTATATAATTCTCAACCTCTTTATAGGTAGGCCACTTTAAACCTCCAATATTGGCATTATCTATATCTACAGAGATTTTATCTTGGATAGTTTTGATATCACTTATGGATTTATTAAGACCTATTCTTACTATATCACTGTCTGGGTAGAACTCATCATCTAGTAGTAGTACATATTTAAAATACTCAAGTTTATTTTTATATTTACCTCTTCTTACTTGGTCAAAGTTAAGTATTGTCACTTGATCCGATCTACAGTCTATGATTCTGTCCTTAAACTGCATCATAATTTTTTCTACTTCTTTTAACTCATTGTTTTCTACAACAAATGTTTTATATCTCGTTAATATTGGATATAAGTTGTAGAGTAGTACTGCAAAGCTTGGTTCTATTGTTTTCATTTCTTTACAAGTTCAATATAATCCCTAGGAGAACTATCTATGAATTTTCTTATTTCTTCATACTTTTTCCACTTTATATTAGTCCTGCACATTGTTAGTTGATATGCACTTATGACATTTTTATAGTATTTAATATCTTCTAACCCATCTCTAAGTGCTAGTTCTACCATTTCTTTTGTTGGGTAGAATTCATCATCTAGTTCATATTTTTTCTTTAGGTTTTTTAGGGTTAATTGAAATACATCTTTCGGCTCTAATAGTAGTGGTAGTTCACGACTATAAGTTTGTATATCGTTACCTACTTGGACAATTATTGACGCTACTTCTACAATATCACGACTTGCCCACATAAATTTTCTATACTTAGCCAAAACCGGGTATACAGTTCCTTTAAACATTATGAATTTTGGACTCATCTGACATTAAAATATTCAGTAATTAATTTTTCAGGATTATTCTTCATAAGATCTAACAAATTTCTACCATTCTCAACCTCTGGCCACTTTGTACCTAGACTATGACTACTTATTCGGCAGTTAATGAAAAATTCCCGCTTCTTTAGGTACTTAATAGTTTCAGTAGTTGCATCTTTTATCACCCTGCTTGTTCTATAGTAACCTTTTAACTTATAGTATCTTTTTATTTCTTCTACCTCTTCTTTAGTTAGGTCTTCTAGGTTAAGCAGCTCTAAGTCACCTAGGCACGAAAACTTACCGCCACTCATTAATACTGTTAGTCCAGGTGATTCGATGCACTTTCCACCTGTTTCTACTATAGTTCTGAGCTTTAGAATAACTGGACATACTACTAGCCCACTCAATCCTCTTGCTCTTACAAACTTGGGATCACTCATAGAAGTCTGTTTTTAGTATGTAAAGTTGATCCATATTATCTTCTATGTCTCTTAATTCCTTCAAATACTTTTCCTTATGTGGCCATTTTTTACAGATCTGATTGATTCTTCTTTTAGAGTAGCCAATCGAATCAATAAGTGCTTTTAGCAGAAAATCATCTATATCTTTTTTACTGACATAGTTTCTATCAGATTCAATAATAGCCTTCTCTGCCATACTTAGCATGTTATAGTTAAAATAATACCTACTCACTAGGTCTTCAGTGTCATCTCTGAATCCTAGACGAGGTTTTTCTCCATTACTATATATTACAAAAATTCCTATTAGGTCTTCATAATTTACTACAATTTCACGATCATTCCGAATCGCAGGCAGTACTAAGTATCCTATCAAGTTTATTATTTCCTCACGATAGTTGTCTACTTTAAACTTACCTAATCCGTCTATATCTTCTTTACTGAATTTAGTCTCCATAAAAATCAGTTCTTAATATATAAAGTTGATCCATATTATCTTCTATGTCTCTTAATTCCTTCAAATACTCTTCTCTTTGTGGCCATTTTTTATAAGCCTTATTGATCTTTGTTCTGCATTCGTTAATTGATTCGAAGAGTGTTTTTTGCAGACAATCCTCTATATCTTTTTTACTTACATAGTTTCTGTTAGATTCAATAATAGTCTTATCTTCCCTGTCTAGTTCGTTATAGTCAGAATAATATTTACTCAGTAGGTCTTCTCTATTACCCCTGAACCCTAGACAAGGTCTTTTATCGCTAGTATACATTACGAAGAATGCTATAGGGTATCTAGTATCAACTACAACTCTACGATCATCTAGAAGTTCTGGTAGTACTAAGTAGCCAATCAGATTTAGTATTTCTCTACTTTCTCCTACTTTAAACTTACCTAGTCCTTCTATATCTACATAATCAAAATTAGGGTTTCTCATAAAAATCAGTTCTTAATGTATAAAGTTGATCTATATTATTCTCTAAGTATTTCAGCGTCTTAAGAAACTTATCTCTTTGAGGCCACTTCTTACAAAATATATTAGTATTTGCTGTCCTGCACGAATATATATGTGATTCTAACCTATCTCTTAAGAAACGTTCAATTTCCGACCTGCTAAATCTAAGTTTATCTTTACTAATTTTCAACTTATCAGGTTCAGATAGGCTACTAAAATCTACATAATCGTTTAGTTGTTTAAGCTCATAGAAACTTAATATAACCTTTTGAGATTGCATTAAGTCATTGTAAACTACTACACATGCACATACATCATTTTTATCTATAGTTATTTTACCTTGACCCCAATTCATCGAAGGGAATATAACATAACCAACTAGATGAAAAAACTCCCAATAACCATCTTCACCTGTCTCGGTAGTCTTGCTATTGTCCCTAAATTTTCCTAGCGCGTATCTATTTTCTACTAGTAATTTCTCCATTGACTTCTAATACTAGTTTACCTACTTCGGTCTTCCTAATAAACTTATTAATCCTCTCACGACCTTCCTTTTCTGGCCATTTAAGATCACTATCAAATCTCACCAAACCAGCAATACATTTAGACATACAGTGATTTATTTGGTCTAACGCGCACTTCATACCTTTATCTATTTCAGATTTCATTGGGTAAAAGTTTTCATCTAAGTTATAGTTTTTCTTAACACTTAGTCGCTCTGTTTCAGTAAGGTCCGAAAGTTTAAGTATGTTAGCAGTACTTTCGTAGTATATTTGTAATTGACTACCTATTTTTACTACTAATCTGACTTCACTTACTACTTCAGCATTATTATTAAACACTGCCGGTAGTTTTATGCCTTTATACTTTACCAATACTACACCTATGATTCCTCTACTATCTCTTATAAAACTAGGGCTCATAAAAACCATCTATTATGTAGTACAGCTCTTCTTTTTTAGACATAAGATCTTCTAGTTGCCTTTTTATCTTTTCTCTAGAGGGTATTTTCTTATATCTATTACAAGCTTTCCCATCCATATATAAAAATTCTTTATCTAACCCCTCTATCAGCATGCTTTTTATTCTAGATATCTGCACACTACCTGATAACTTACCTACCAATTCTAGTTCTGAATCTGTAAGGTTGTTATAGTCGTATTGTACCTCATCTAAGTGTTGTCTATCAGTTGTCATAAACATAGCAGAGTTTTCACTAATTGAACTGTATACCACCGCCACTAGAATACCTTTACTCTCATCAGGATAAACTTCTACCCTATCCTCATCTAGTTTCAGCTCTTTATAGTATCCAACAATGTGGTATATCATTGAAGGGCTCCACGGCGTATCTCCTCTAGACACTTCAAACTTTCCTATTAATTCTTTCAGGTCTTTATCGGAACTCATCTCTTCTACTTATCATATTAATTAATCTAAAGTCCATGTTATTGTAATCCTCTGTGACTAATTTTAAAGCCCGTTCATACTCTGGATACTTACCAAAGCGTCCCTTATAAGCCCTACACTTTCCTAGTAGTATCATAGTATCTGATTCTACCTTGTCTACTAAGTAATCTTGACATTTATCGATAAGCTTTTCTTTAATCACAAACCCACTATTAGTTTTCTCTAGGTAATAGTTATAGAGTGACCTAGCAATATCTATCGGTATCTCTGTTATACTGTATAATTCACTTACAAGATCTCTACTATGAAATGTCCAGTACTCATCACAATATATTATTCTAGCAATCTTAAATAATTTACGATTATCTAACATGACGTGATTATACATTGCCATAACCGGACAATACTTATCACCAAATCTTGCAAACTTACCGAAAACCTCTTCGTACATAGCATTCATCTATATTAATAACTGGATCTTTCTTAATTCTATCCAATTTCTTAAGTAAGTATTCGATAGTTGGGTATTTAGTCCCAAACTCCGTTGGATGCTTAACTATATAGTCCCTACAGTCATCTAATCTTTGGCTAACGAAATCAAGTGTATACTCTCTTGCGTCAGCTATTATATGACCTAGTATTAACTTATCCGTCATTACACTGATATCAAATTCATGTAGTGAATAGATATTAATGCTACACTTATAAACTCCTTTCTTTGCTTCCCAGACCTTCAGTTCATTGTTCAGAGTATCAAAGACCGTAAAGTATGTAATATTACAATCTACTTGAACACTAGGTACTATTGAGGTAAATATTGGAAAAAGATATCCATTGTTATAGTATTCGTTATCTAGTTTATCATCACTAAATCTTAGTATACTTATTTCTTTCTCCATATTACCTCCTCTATAAGTGCTTCTGGATTATCCATCATATTCTTTATATAACCTTCTATACTATGGAATTCAGGATATTTTAGTCTCGGTGTCAAGAAGTACATCGTCCTAGCATACATTTTATCCAATTTTATCTTTATAGTGTTTATTAATTTCCTTGTTATCTCATCTTTCTTTTTCATAATAAGGCTAGTAACTTCTTCGAATTGCATTCTATCCTTATCAAATAAAAGGTGAGGTGTAGTTATATTTCCACTAGCATATACCTCGACTATAAGAATATTTCTCCCATTAATTATAACAGAATAAAATATGTTATTTATACTAGCTATTAGCCTGCCACTGCTTTTTTGAATATAATATGGTAGTACTGCTCTTGCAATAATGGGGATAAATGTATAATCTCCTATCAAAGGTTTATATGCTCTTCCAATTAGATTTTCTTCTGATTCATTTACTGTTAATAATTCTTCTATCACTATATCTTTCATCTTACTAATAAGGTATTGATAGGAAAATAAAAAGAGAGCACACCTACTACTCTCTCTTATCTACTATTCTAATTCCCATATTATATATTTTTCTGGATTCGTTTCTAATTCCCTTAATCCATTTCTAGCCCATTCTAGTGTTGGATATTTTAAGCCTTTTCTGCACATTGTATTCTTAAAACAGGCTCCCCACCTATATACAATCTCAGACACTGCTCTATCCCTCGCACTTTTTATTATGGCACTCTTTTCTCTACACAAGAATTCGGCAACGCTCTGATGTTCTTTATCTGATAGGTAGTTACTGGACAATTCAATTCTATGTTTTTCCGGATCTAGGAACATTATGTATGACTTAGTTGACGGCCTATAGCAAGTGATAAATATAAATTCATCTTCACCATACCAAGAAACGCCTTTGAATGTATTAATTATTAGGTTCACATCTTGGTTCGCATCTATCAGTATTTTTCCTGTAAAGTCTAAAGTTTCTCCCATAATACTTCCTCCAGCTTTAAGTTCTCTAAGTTTTTTATAAACCTATCATACTTCGGATACTTAAGAAATTTTCCTCTTATCCTTGCCCCGACGCTTTTGATTTTCTTGATCTCACGTTTTTGACACTTTCTTAGGTCATCCAGTACCTTATCCTTGTCTATCTTACTTACCCAATCCTTATTATGTGTGGCAGCAGTTATTAATCTACAGGGGGCGACTATAATATTTTTACCGCTCTCTAAGGATACAATGAACACAGTACTTTTATCAATCTCACAGTTCATCGATACCCTATCTTTACCATAAATATAGGGTGAGTAGTCAGGGATTTCTACCAGACCTACTATTATACCCAGCTCATCATCCAGTCTCACTTTTTCACCTAAGAAATCTTTATCCCTCTCTGTTATCATGATCTTTTCTATTGATTACGCCATGAATTACACGTGCAGCCCTAGTCAACATTATATTTATCTTTTGTTGAATACCTCGCACTTGATTTCTTGGCGTATAGTAACCAAGTACTAGTTTTTCTGGACAATCTAAGTACTTCTTATATTCCCTGACTGCTTTTTCATAACCTGGATGCTTGGGATACCTTTTTAGTAGTTGTATATTTAGACTGATCATATTACTTTCTATCCATCTTAAGGTCTCTTCTCTACTATTCTCAATTGTATAGGTTATTAGTTCTCTGTTCTTAAAGAATTCATCCTTTTCCTCCCTAGTTAGTTGGTCCTCATCTAAGAATATTTTATCCTCTAGATAGAAAGTACAAAATGTATTTCCATCCTGCCCAACGAAAAACTCTAGAGGTTCTAATTTTATATCAGTCCCATCAAAATCAAGATGAACTAGGGATGCAAAAACAAGACCCCTAATCTTTCTATCCGGTCCACTCTTTTCTACTATAAATTTACCCGCTAGATTTTCCATAACCTTATTTTCCAATGCTTATTACAGCTTTTTGTGGATTTGCTATCAGGTTCTTAATAATATCGTCCTGTCTTTTGAACTCTATCCATTTCATCTTGTTTAGATTCCTTTTCCTGTCTATATACTCTTTTGATTCTTTAATACGTAAGTGATAGTTCCTTATAACCATCAACACGTTTCTTCTTATCCTTTTTATGTACCTACTTTTTAGTGTACCATCAGATCTTAGCATAAATCTAAACTCTTTTATAATTGGCCCAACTAGATTTTCATGAAAACTACTCAGACTAACTACTTTATGATCCTCCATACTATATATAAAGTAAGAACCGGGACAAGAAACTGCTACTATAATTTCTGTTAGTTTAATATTAGGGCCTACAAATCTCACTCCTTTGAACACTCCCACTACCGGAAGCCACCCTAGTACTGTTCTTGCTACATTAATCATTCCTAGTTTCTCCTACTTTTAATATAAACTTCTTCAAGTCTTGTCTTTTTTCAAGTAAGATCTTTTTCACTGCATTGACCTTAGGATATTTTCCAAGTGTGTATAGATTTTTAGAACCCATAACCCTGTAGTAATTATTATAGTTCAATCTAATCAACATTCTCCTAAATTTTCTAACATATTTTGACTTAAACCTACCATTCTTATCTATGAATTTACTATAGCGCTTGTAAACACTTTCTCTTATTTCAGGGTCTAGGTCTTTACTTATAAATATCGATGAGGTTCCAATGCTGACTCTAAAACTAGGGTCTAATCCAACATATAATGGCGTCATACGTAATCTTCCTTTATATACACTTAATTCTACATACTTACCAATGACTGGTAGGTAAATTCCATCTCTCGTTTTTATCATATCTATCATTCTACTATTAAGGATTCTACCTGAAACCTGATACAGAGTCCGCTTGAATAAAAAAGTGCATCTGGGAAGCCTTAGATTTCTTATATATGTAGAATAATAATTGGGTCTATAGTTTAATGGATAGAACAATGGCCTTCTAAGCCGTCAGTCCAGGTTCGATTCCTGGTGGACCTACAATGAAAGTGAGGATAGGTAAGAGCAATTAAGTTTGTTCTTGCCTTTTCTTTTTATCCGTCTAGGATGCCCTAAAACCCTTATTAATGTGATAGAATAATAAAATTTTCAAGTAGCTTATGAGTAGAAGCGCTATTATAATTAGAGAAGTGGACTCGAACTCCACCTTGGAAATTTTATGGTTATCCCCACTTAGCTCAGTAGGACAGAGCACCAGAGATGGATCTGGAGAGGTCGAAGGTTCGAATCCTTCAGTGAGATAGCCAAGACAGTACTTAGTAGGGATGCTAAGTACTTTTATTTTTTTTCTAGGAGAGGTAAAAAAAGAGGAGCCACACTGTGACTACCTCTATTCTTAGCACTACTTTATTCTACCGCACGCCATTAATTTCTTAGTCTCCTCGTATATCTCTCGAATCGAACTGTACAGACACCTTGATTGGTAAGGTTTTAGTTGTAACCCTACTATCTTAGTAATCCTACCGTACTTATCCTCCCTACAACATCCGAAAGTGAGACTAGTAAATCTATCTGGGCCAATCTCGTAGAGTTTTGATATTAATTCAAAATCGAGTTTAACACAGATTTTAGTGTCGCGCGAAAAGTATCTATCTCTGTAAACTTTTGATTGACTTAGTTCCTTTTTACCTAGTCTACCAAGCTTACCATCTACTACATACTCAAAGCAAATACAATTAATCGGGTCTTTTCCTTGACAATCCCAGTCTTTTGAATTATCTGGATTAATAACTAGATAATATGTAGGGGTCTTCTTATCTAGCGTCATCATGATTTCTATGAAGTATCCAACTCCATATCCACTAGTAACCTTTGTCTTAACTGTATTACACTCTGACCTATCAATACTATGACTGACGAATAATTGCGCACTCCCTGTTATAACACACATAAACAGAATTAATGCCGTAATAATCCTTTTCATGGTACAATACTTTTCTCTCTTACTTATAAGGGTTTATGACAGAGATATTTACAGTATTGTATGTTTCGGAAAAAGTGCGCCTAAGAACCTGTGGAATCCTTACTTATGTGATGATAATAAAGGTCCCATAGTTCAATGGATAGAACGTAGGTTTCCTAAACCTTTGATTCAGGTTCGAATCCTGATGGGATCACATATATCGTTTGTATGTATTGAGTTTGTATAAGACGAAGTAACTTGTCCGTGAGGATGGGTTACTTTTTATTTTGCCCTTAATTCCTTAGTAGTGGATATTAAGTTATTTTACTCAGATTTGTATTTACGAGAGTCAACTTGTTCGGGAGAATAGGTTGGCTTTTTATTTTTCCCTCTTAATTCCTTAATAAATGTATGAATGTAAAATTAAATAAAGAGAAAATTATGCAAAATTTAGTAATTTATAATACACTGCATCGTAAGAAGGAACTCTTCCAACCGATTGCAGCTCCTAACGTAGGAATGTATGTTTGTGGGCCAACTGTTTATGGTGATCCACATCTCGGACATGCACGGCCTGCTATCACCTTTGATGCTATGTTTCGTTACCTGACACATATAGGGTACAAGGTTCGTTATGTTCGTAATATCACAGATGTTGGTCATTTAGAGCATGATGCTGACGAAGGTGAAGACAAGATTGAAAGGAAGGCACGTCTTGAGCAGTTGGAGCCAATGGAGATTGCACAGCACTATACTAATCGCTATCATGATGCTATGCGTTCACTAAACGTTCTTCCACCAAGCATCGAACCTCATGCAACTGGTCATATCATTGAGCAGGAAGAGCTAGTAAAGCAGATCCTTGCCAATGGCTATGCCTATGAAAGCAATGGAAGTGTCTACTTTGATGTAGAGAAATACGATAAGGAACACCACTATGGCATTCTTTCTGGTCGTAACATTACCGACATGATAAATAATTCTCGTGAGTTGGCAGGTGTTGGTGAGAAGCGTAATCAGATTGACTTTGCCCTTTGGAAACGTGCTATGCCAGAGCACATCATGCGTTGGCCATCTCCTTGGAGCGATGGTTTCCCTGGTTGGCACTGCGAGTGTACAGCGATGGGACGCAAGTATCTGGGTGATCACTTTGATATTCATGGTGGTGGTATGGACCTTATCTTCCCTCATCATGAGTGCGAGATTGCACAAGCTGTGGCTTCACAAGGTGATGAAATGGTGAAGTATTGGATGCACAACAATATGATTACCATCAACGGACAGAAGATGGGTAAGTCACTTGGCAACTTTATAACGCTTGAACAGTTCTTTACTGGCGAGCATGACACACTCATACAGGCTTACTCTCCAATGACAATTCGCTTCTTTATCCTCTCTGCTCACTATCGCGGAACAGTAGACTTCTCTAACGAGGCACTACAGGCTGCTGAGAAGGGCTACGGACGTTTGATGAATGGTATTGAGGATTTGGCACGCATTCAGTCTGCTGCAGCGTCAGATGAGAATACAAAGAAGTTTGTTGCAGACTTCCGTCAGAAGTGCTATGATGCAATGAATGACGACTTGATGACCCCTGCTGTCATCTCAACTCTCTTTGAGGCTTGCCACTTGGTGAACATCCTCATCGACCATAAGGCGCAGATTTCAGCCGACGACCTTAAGGAACTTACTGAGGCAATGCAGCTCTTTGCCTTCGATATCCTCGGTCTTCAAAATGAGCGTGGAGCTAATAACGATGCTCGTGAGGAGGCTTATGGCAAGGTGGTTGATATGGTACTTGACCTTCGTGCAAAGGCGAAAGCAGAGAAGAATTGGGCTGTTAGTGACCAGATTCGTGATGCTCTCATTGAGGCGGGCTTCCAAGTTAAAGACACCAAGGACGGTGTTACGTGGAAACTTAATATATAAAGTATTAACAGTCAATCTAGTATTAGGTTGACTGTTTTATTTTTTCCTCCTGAAATGTCCTAAAACCCTTATATATGTAATAAAAATTAACCTTAAGAATTAAAATTTTTCTTAAGGCTTTTTGTTTTATTGAAATTTAACAATTAAAAACTATAAAATTATGAAGAAGATTATGATTATGTTAGTTATGTTAATCAGTGTATTAACTACTAACGCACAGGTGAGAGTAGTAAGCGAAAGAAATTTACTTCGTGCTACGACAGAGTGGGTCAAATTGGCCGACAATGGAACAATCTCTACATATCTCAGATTTGTAGCAGAGGATCACCCTGGAATGGATGGTGCGGATCTATGTACTTATGTAGATTATAAGTACATTAACAAGAAGCCGAGTGGTATTTATACACCGGCTAATGCGAGAGGTTTTGTCCTTGCTGTATATAATATGCAGTATGGCCAGTATGGAACATTTGCGGGAAAAAGTAAAAACATTAAAATAAAAGATGGTATGATCAATAGAGTATCTATGGATTTCTTAACAATCCAGGATATCGAAAGTTGGACTACCTTTATCCTAGCAAGTGGAACGGCGTATTACTTAGGAAACGGTAAGTATACGAAACCTAATTTTGTAAAGATAAGTGATTCGACACAGACAGGTCTTGTAAGACAGGCCCGTTATCTTAGGGAATTCATACAGAGATGGTAGAGAAATATTAAGAAGAGCTATAATGCTCTTCTTTTTTTTGTTTTTAAAAATTCAACGAGAAGCTAGTTACACTAAAGTTCCTCTGGACTTATTCTTTATATGCCAGCAATAACATAACTATCCTTTCGACTTCCCATTTCTACTAGTACCGTAACCCAAACAGTATAAGTAATGTAGATATCTCATACTTAACCGAAAGGTCTCCTGTCGTACATAGCTCACCTTTATCGCTCTAGGGTATCCCAGCGCCTAGTGGCTAGTTAAGCATATCTTGTCGTAAGACATGAGGCTTATAAAACTGGGCAAAACTAAACCTATACTAGATTCTGTACCTCTCAGTACCTCTAGTATCTCTTTCATATTTAAGGATTCTAGGGGAAACAAAAAAAATAAAACGACTGAGAGTTAATTGCTGAAGTGTTCCTCCACGGTCTTACCTAAGAATGCAAATTGCCTGGCACTAAAACAATCCCCTCTCTATCTCTACCAGTACCGTAACCTAAACAAACTATGTAATGTAGATATCTTCATACATAGTAGAAAGGTCCCCTGTCATACATAGCTCACCTTTATCGCTACAAGGGTATCCCAGCGTCTCGTGACTAATTGAGTATTCTATAAATGCATTGTTTATAGAATAAGACTTATAAAACTGGGCAAAATTCAGCCTATACAGTACCATGTATTTCAATGGATTACTAGTACCTCTTTCATGTATAAGGATTCTAGGGGGAATAAAAAAAAAATAAAAAACGACAGAGAGCTAGTTACACTAATGTTCCTCCGGACTTATTCTTTATATGCCGGCAATAACATAACTATCCTTTCGACTCTCTATCTCTGCCATACCGTAACCTAAACCGTATAAGTAATATAGATATCCTCATACTTAACCGAAAGGTCTCCTGACGTAATTAGCTTCCTTTACCGCTACCTAGGGTAGTCTAGCGTTGAGTACATTTTGTAGGGCTAAGTAAAACTAGACTAAACCTTAACCCGTGTATGTATTACCAACTCTCGTGATATATTATCAAGTAATATATTGTAATCTCATACACCTCTTTCTCACTATTAAGGATTTGAGGGCGTTATAATTACATCTATATTATAAGTAAATCTAATGTAGTTCTGTACTTCAGTATATTTGTCGTAATAATCTGATAAATATTTAAGTTCTTTCTTACTATTAATATTATTCAATACCAGTTGATCCCCTTGTATGCCAAACTGTGATATAAAGCTTTCTATTTTGTCAATGATCTTTATAATATCTCCATTAATTGCTTTATAACTTTCTAAAATAATATTACTATATTTTATTTTTACAGGAACTACATTTAATCTTCTACAATAGTTTACAAGAAATTCAAAATCATTTAAGAATTTCTGATTAGCGTCCTTCCCGTACTCGTAAAATCTGATAATATCAAGACCATACTCTCTTTTTATGTAGTCATCTCTAGCCTTGTCATATTCTTCATTGTGATATTGACTATCTATCTCAACTATGAAATTATAGTCATGTATAAAGTAGTCAACCATAAAGTAGTTTCTACTCCACAATCCTTTTGGAACTTGATGAACCTTGCAAAGTGATAACCATAATTTTTGATCTTTAATAATCAGCGGAAATTCTCTAATGTAACCTATACTTTTATGTTTAGTATCTAAGAATTTCCGAAACTTAGGAGACCATGTGCTACCTTGTTCTAGATTATTTTCTCTATTTTTCTCTAAGTCAATAGGATTATTTTTTATTGTTACAAATTGTTTTGGGATTAAATAGTTCTTAATCTTAAAGGTATAATCCCTGTTACCTCTAAGATATTTCAACAGCCTTTTCTTCTTCATACCTATAAGGGATTTAGGGGAGACAAAAGAAAGCAGGCTAGTAAGATTTTCTCCTACTAACCCGCCTATTTTTTACAACTCTTGATCTAGTCGCTTCGCCTCTTTCCTCATCTGTCTAACCCTAAAGAACCTATCAACGCTGCAATTCGTCGTCAGGTCTATTACATCATACTTAGATACTCCCTCTCTACCATAAGAAAGGATAATATCTTCAAAATGTATTGTCGAATCTTCCAGAATTAGTCTTAAGCTTTCTGAACCGACATAAGATCTAGCAGTTCCTTTTTCTAGTTCTGCCAATGTTAAGTGTGGTGTGTAGCTAGAAAAATCACTAACTACACCAAACTTCTCACTGAGTTCTTTATTAATACTCACTAGTGTATTGTACCAAATGTTTCCTTCCTCTTTCACTTTGAGAACTACATAATCACTGTCATTCTCAAAGATATCTAGTTCAAATACATCAAATACTGGCACTGCGAATTCTGCATTACTTTTATGATTGCTTAAGTACTGAGTGAGATTTGGTGCTTCCATACCCAGTGACAATCTAACACCTTGTACCTCACTTAATACTTCCGATCCACTTAGCTTTTTATCTCTAGCGTAAAGAAGTGTTACGTGTGAGTCATATTGAATACCTGTATCTTTTAGATCTCCAGAATCAAAAACGCAATTAAGCAAGACTGGAGTACTAAGATTCGCCGCTAACATTACGCAGCTATTCATGTTCTTAATTTCTTCCATTACTTCTGATTCTTTAGTCTAAATTTAACCTTCATATCACCAAGACGTCCCTTAAGATTTGAACCTCCTTGATTATAACCCTTAGAGTCAGTCACAGTTAGTCCAAGTCCCAACAAGTTATTAAGGAATATCTGATTATCTTCCTGTGCTGTATCCCCACGAGCACTTTCAATAAATTCCTTAGCACCACGAGCAAGATAAGCACTTAACTCCATCTCACCAATCTTCTGGCCAGTTGTTCTATACTTACCTCTTCCCATAATCGGACTATCCTTATACTCATTAATATCAACACCAAACAATGATGATGTTACTTTATTTGAGTATGTTGGAATATGATAAAGTTCTTCCATACAGATATAACCACACATAAGAGGTTTATCAGTAGGTACATACTTTCCATCAAGGTCTTTCAGTGTCTTTTCATATTCATCAGGTGGTAGGTTCTCTTTCAATTCATTCAGGTCAGCCACTGAATCTGCTGGCATTAGAATTTCAGATTGAGACTTAACACCTAATTCATCACTCCACTGCTCTACTAGTGACGGTGTAAACTTTGTACTATAAGAACCAACATTGAAGTAGTATACGTCCTCAAGCTTATTCTTGTTGTGATAGTCTATGAATTGATCTAATGTCATGCTATCGAATCTGCCTGGGTAATACTTCTTCACTAATGGTAAGATAGTATCCCTTTCCTTTGGTGAATTCTTACGTTCCTCTACTATATCATGGATTCTGTGAGCAATATTACCAAGACCACTCTCCAAAAGCACTGATGGGATTTTACGGTTGATAGTACTGTAAGGGTTCATAACAATATCACAAACCTTCTTCTTACCGCTAGGATCAATCATCAATGGCATTTTGTTATCAGGTAGGATCTTTGAAATTACACCCTTACCACCAAATCTATTAGTGACCTTAGAACCAATCATCAAGTTTGTTCGCTTAATGAGTCTGATTCTAACTGTATATACAACACGTTCATTCTTATCTAGGATGACAGGTTTTAATCTATCGGCTGCAATGTACTCTGGATATCTTTCGTATATTACAGATCTATCCATATTCTTTTCGTACTCCTTGATATATTTATTAGAAGTGCGTGAATAAGTGAGATCTGGACGTTTGATACCCTTTGTAATTCTAGGCTTCTTATTTTCCTGTATTAAGACATCACTGACATAAGCCTCATCAATATTGTTAGGAACTTTTGTAGGATTCTCAGTTGTAAATTGTGAGACATCTACGTCATCACCAAAAATACCTCCCAGTTTTTCTTGAAGTGCTTTGTTGATTTCATCTAACTGTACAGCTCTATAAGTTTTAAAGATTACATCACCACTTTTCACTTGATGTCCAATAGGTGCAATCCACTTAATAGCTTCACTAGACTTAACATCAACAGAGAGGTCAATAATAGAGTATGAGTGCATTTTCTTTGAGAATGATTCACTTACCACCAAGGCATCCTCATTAACATAACCAAACATTGCATGGAATAGTACCAATGCATTAATACCTGGCTTATATGTATCTGTCTCTAATCCCACTGCACCAGTAATTACATCGCCTTCACGTACAGTCTGACCTACTTTTACTTTAGGCTCAGTATATACGGCAACATCATTTACTGATTGGATTGCAGTTCTTCTAGGTACTTCAACTGTTTCTTTGTTAGGTAGTTCAATGATAACTTCCTTTTCATTGATCTCCTTTACCTTACCCTTCGGATGTTTGAACCTATCATTAAGTACGTTAGTGTGAAGTTCTTCGTAATTACCTGTACTAACTAATGGTCTTTCTGCAAGTGGTAATGGAATAGCTTGCTTTAACATACTAGATCCCATATGCACACGAACAGAGTCAGTATAGTTAACAAAAGGTATCTGTCTAACTTCCTCAGATAGTCGATAATCTGGGTGTAAGTCAATGAATTCAACCTCACTAACAGGAACTGTCTTTCGCTTCATCCTATGCTTAACCTCAACCATACCATTTGCATCTGGTTTTAATGTGTTGGTATCATAGTCTACATACTCTGATGCACAAACTTTATGATTCAAGTAGTCTAAATATGATATTGTTATCTTATTAAACTTCAAATCATAACAGTCGAAAAGAACATCAGTATCTGTCACATGCGTACTAACTGTAAGCGCGTTCTGTTTACCTACATTCTGATTAATAGGGGTTGCACCTACACAGATCAGATCAGAGAAACTCTTATTATAGGCAACTGATGGTGGAATTTGGATCTTATTAGTCAAGCTCTCCAAGTTCATTGCATTGATACCCGGACTAACTTGAGGATCATTACCACCCTTACCAGAATCACTACTACCTTTCCAATACTTAGCACAAATCAAAGTAAGTACATTGATTGTATCTTGTAGTTTACTGAATTTTGTCCAGTAGTGTCTAATGCTGCTATAAGTTGAGTTAAAGTTTCCTCTATTGTTGTTCTTAAAGAGGAAGTTCATAAAGCCACTAGATACAGACTCAATCTTCTTGTCGACTACCATATCTTTAATACGATCATCACCAAAAGCCATACATTCCTGAATAAGCTTTGATGTAATGTATTCTGGTTTATAGTCGAGGTCAAGTTTAATCTGCAGCTTCTTTGACTGTCTTTCTGTTAGCTTTAGTACTTCTCTTTCAAGTCCCCTAATATTATCCACTTCCTCCAGCTTATACTCTCTCACCTTCTCCGGCAAGCCAAGTTCTGGATTAGTTCTTTTTATTCTCAAGACCCCAGAGTTAATATCATAGTCTCTATCATAGTCAAAGTTTATATAGTACCTACCTGAACCTGACATATTGATTCTACATTCATAATCATTGCCAAGTGTATTAGTAGCAACCCTATACGCACCCTCTATAATAAAACAACCATCTATCTCTCTAGGAACTTCAAATTCAGAATATCTAACGTCAGAGTCATCGTAGTTAATTGTATATTCTAGGTTAACTTTAAAGGTAGCTGTGAGACCGTTTTCGATGAAGTAAGAGGCAGGTTTATCAATACCCTCCTCTGATATACTCCACTTAAGGTCAGTCAGCTTCGCCTTATCATTATACCTATCAATACCTGTAAAGAATTTTTCTACAATGGTCTTAGCGCCTTGACTTCTAAAAAATTGATTAAAGTTACTCATTATAAAAGTGTTTTAATATTAAGCTGTTTATAATCGCAATCAACAGACTCAAAGAAGTTTTCTAATTCCTTCTTTGCTTTTTCTTTTATCTCTTCAGCTCCTACATACTCTTGCATTGGTAACCCTGATGTACTTCTGAAAAATGCTTCATAAGTAACGAGATAGTTGAAGGTATCTTTTAGTTGATGCAGTACTAGCTTAACTGAAAATTTCTCATACTTATCCTCTGGTACTAAATTTTTCAGAGTTTCATATAAGATTTCCCTAGCCTGTACCTTATCTTGATCCTGACTATCTAAGATATTTATAGGAATTTCATAAGATAATACGATTTTGTAATAATAATCGTTTGACTTATTATTCATAACTTTTTAAAAATCTGCGTTCATCATATTTCCACCTACCGAACTTTTTGCAGTTGGCCTAGTGGATGTCTTTTTTACTTCTTTTTCTACACCCTTATTTGAGTTAGAGGTAGGAGAGGATTTACAAACTACCTCTCCATCTCTACGTATGATCAGTTCAATACTAATCTCTTTCTCAAAATCAGGAATATCAACTTCAAATTTAATACTTCCCATTTTTAGATTTTATCAAGTTTATCATTCATTAATACACCCAAGATAGTATCAGTCATGACATCGTTCTCAAGTTCAATCTCTCCACTAAGTGCTTTACCGATGATCTTATTTGACCAACCGTAAGAAAGCGTTGTGAAGAATGATCTTCTATTGAGGATTGCATTCTGAGTACCAAGATATTCAAGTTCCTCCAGTTTATTCTCAGGGTTACCATCTACATATTTTGGATTGGTAAGACCTGTAAATACTAGCTCAACAATTTCTTCCTGCATATCACCTGGACTAACTACACCATTCTTTTGATAAGATGCACTAGTCAAAGAATAATACTGCTTTCTGAAAATATTGAAAATACCATCAATATCAGAACCTAAGTCACTTGATACTTGTCTCATATTTGCAACACCAGAACAAAATCTCTGATACTTCTTAATTACTGTACCCTCAGGATAATAGTACATACTTTCAGGCGAGTAGGCATATCTAGTATCACCAATGTATACTTCAATCCTACCTTCCTTATCTTCTACATACTTAATTTTACCCTCATTATAAGAGTAACAGTCTGCAATAACTACCTTGTCCTTCTCATAGTACTTAATACCTGAGCTACCCTTTGCATTCATTAACTTAATAACTGCATTGAGCTTATATACAGGACTGGTTGAGTTATAAGCAGTACCGATTAATTCTCCTGCTGAATACTTCTCCTTAGGCATTGCTACCCAGTTACTAGGTCTTGGGAATTTCTGCTCTCCGCCTCTAACTTTTAGGATCAACCACTTACCCTCTTCTCTAACTGTGCAGTCTTTCTCAGCATACAAGTTACCTGTTAAGTCTTGTATACGTTCATGACCACCATGCTTCAAGCCAAGGATTGACTGAGTTGTTGATTCTGAGAAGCTAGTACCTGCAGATAGTCCAAGTGCTGAATTATTTGGGAAACTAGCCTGTAAGAATCTCTTGCTAAGTAAGTCTGGAGTAACCATATTAATATCACCTGTTCTCTTCTTAACAATTGATCTTACTGGGACGAGGTCATCTTCATTTGTCCTAGCTACTTCTGGATATACTTTACCATTAGGGGCTGTTCTACCACTTGCCAAGTACCTAGGAATCATAAGTCCCTCATTGTCCTTATCTTCGCCTTCTCTTGTAAATGTATAATTATTTAACAAGAATGAAAGCTGTCTATTTACGTAACCGCCAAGAGGTCTATATTAGCTAGTGAGGACTTAATTTCCCCACTAGATCATAAAGCGGTTATTGTTCAAAATTTCTTTCAAACACAGACTATATCATGAGTGGCTTACTTATTACCACTCTCGCTCTTATAGTCGTTGGCCTTATTACTTTCTGGCTTGGAGTTATCGGCTAAGCTTTTCTGAATACTTGCATAGTTCTTCAGTGTTTCACCGATACCTGCAAAAATTACTCCAAGTGCTGTCAAAATTTTAATCGTTTTTTCCATAATAAGTTGCTGATTAAATTAATAACTAAAATTGATAGTTTTCTCTCTACATTTTACTATTATTCATTCCAGCAATAGTTGAGCGTTTTTATAGTGACGCACCTCTTTGACTATTACTCTACGCCACTTTGTTTGATACCTTGAAGAGATCGGTTTTCAATTGCATGATAAATATACTCATCCTCACCAAAACCAGATAACAATGATTTCTTGGTGATTACAGGTTTTTCATCTACACCACTAACAATAAGTGATGGCATGTTGATAGCCATGATAGACGCAAGTTTCACACGAGCAGCTCTATCAAGTTCATTCTTCAAGTCACTACTAAACTTACCTTCTGTTTCTTTCTCATACTTGTTATACCTTTCAGTCAACATCATGAGTTTCTGTTTGTCGGTCAGTTCAGTTGAGTCAGCAATTCTTCTAATGTCCTTATAAGTCTCATCATCTGTATCTACATAGAGAGTCTTAAAGTCGAAGGTAACAACACCCTTCTTGCTGACAACCTTTAGTGCAAATTTCTGGATATCTCTTGCCTTTTCAATCCAATCCTCATAATGGTCTTGGAGATAGGACATGAGCTTTGCCGCACTACCTGCACTAATTCTATCGTAAGGTGTTTTAAATATTCCAATCTCATCAATATCCGCACCAATGATCTTAGAAATTCTCAACCTTCCATATGTTGTTATTTTGCTCTGATAATTTACACCACCAAGTTCACCAGTAAACACAATAGGAGTGCCATAGTCAATTACATGATCAACCTCTACATCTTTCAGTAGTTTAGAGTAATCTGTGTAATAGTACTTTGGATCCTTTAAGTCATCTGGGTCTTTTGGTGTATATTCAGTAGCATCAGCCATACCATTTAGAGTCTCATGGTTAAATTCAAATACACCCTTTAAGTTTTTCTTGTAGATGTAGTTGTAACGTGGACTCATCTTGTTATATGTATCCTCAGCAACTTCTTCAGGTACTAAGGTTACAGAAATAGTATCACCGTCAAAATCCTTTATATTCAAACAGGTACACTACCACCTGTCCCGTTCTCTTATGAACTGCTATACGTCTCCGTATAGAATAGACTATATCTTCTACATTACCTGCAATGTAGCCTCGCATTTCCACCTGTGACTTAGGTGTACTCCCTTACATTCATCGGGGATAGTCGTTGAAGTTATAAGTAGGTTTAGTTTCCTACTCTTTACCTGCTGATTGTCTCTATTTTTAAGATTGTTACACTTTGGTACTTAAAACCTAACGAGAGTTTCCAGCAATTAACGAGGTTTTATAACGCCTTGATATTCAATTAGTTAAAGCGTTAAGTGCGCCGCATAAAGACAGAGGATAATGAATAGTATCATCATCTACCAGTCTCAGTTTCAGCGCATAAATACTGTATTCATGAAGCGTTGGTTGTCTATTTGCTCGGTATTGTCAATAATTTCTTAATGACGCCAGACTATATCTTTAGGATAATCCACTATCCTATTTTGTACATAGTCGTTGAACTAGAATTTATTTTCGATTTCAAATCTTAGGTTACTACTCTTCCCGACGGCTTCTTTTAGAAACTTATATACTTCTCCCTTCTTTGATTTTTCTAGGAATTCGGTATATCTAGTGCCAGTGGGGTCGAGTTTTGTATAGCGTTGGAATTTAATCATTGTATCAAACTCAAGATCTGCTAGTTCATTAGTAGGTCCTGATATGATAGCGATTACTCTTCCGCCGAGTATCATCTTAGGAATTTGTTTTTCCACTCTTCTTTCCCAATCTTTAGAGAATCCGACTTTAATACTTCCAGGAAATTCTAGAAAATACATAAAGCCTTCCTCTCCCTGAAATTTATTATGTAGTAAGTTTCTATTATTAATTCTCATTGCATACTCAGATCCATAGCCTCGAGATGTTTTGTCCAGTAAGTTTCTTTGTCGGATACTTACCATTCTATCATGTTTCTCTTGGCTCTGGTTCCAAACTCCGATCTTACTAGTCCCAGCATATCTTCCCTGTTGGTGTAGTAATCTCATATGTTCGGCTCTATTCCAGACTGAATCAGAGTAGTATTTTCTTAATAGTATCACCCTGAATTCTCCTTTCTTGTGTTATTATAGTTTTGAAATCGATAATTCTAGCTGCTGGTCTAATATGTTTGTTCTATTTATTCCAGCAATTCTCAAAATTACGTACCAGTCATACTAGTACTAACTGCTTCTCAGCATATTCTTTGAAAAGCTTCTTAGTTGTTGGATTATCATACTCCTCTTTGGTTGCTTGTAGTGCTTCCTTTTTTGTGAAGTTTAAATTCTCCATAAGATGCTTTACAAAACCTTCACGACACATTTCGTATGCTAGATGTGTAGGTACTCCCAATTCATCTACTGCTAAGGTCGTGCTCGGTACAATAGGACAACGTGCAGAGTTCTTAACACGAACACTGTACATATTTCTCGCTTCGTTTTTCTTTGATGTATTTAATAAGTCTGTTGCTAACTTCTTACCTGAATTTAGCATGGCCCTTAAGAGAGCAGTGTATCTAACCCTTTCTCCGGGTGTTTTAAACTGCTTAATAACGTCAGCATAATTTTGTGGATTAGCGTCGGTATCCTTTACGCAACAGAGACGTATAATAATAGAATACCAGAGACTAAGTTTATGGACGTTCATCTTTTTATTACTACCTCTCATGACAAGGCTATAAGGTCTCATCATTGCAGGCAGAACCAAGTAATACCTATTTATCAGTTTCTTGTAGTCTGTTAGGTATGATGGAAAATGCTCTTCAATTATCTTAAGTAAGCCTTCATAAGAACACATACTTTCATCTGTTATAAATTCAGAGATAGTTAGTTCTTTCTTCTTGCTATCATAAGAAAATTGGCAGGTATCAAACACTTTAATACCAAGCTTTTTCGCACTCCTACCACTATAACCATTTCTTTTTAAGTCATCCATTAAGAAATCAAGCTTAATTTTTGACCCGCTGAAGATATGGTTAAACAAGTCTAGGAATATATCAAACCTAAGCTCATTCAAGTAATAAAAAGGTAGTTCAATCCTAGCAAATCTACGCAGTCCTTCCTCTCTTGAAAATACTCTAGCACCACAATTAGGACAAGGCTCTAATGATTGCTGCCTGATATGACCGCAAATACACCTGTCTTCATAAGGTGAGCCAAAGATATCTACGTCATATACACCTCCCACTACTGGTTGAATTGATGTAATACGCGTAAGATTAAGGTCTTTGTGACTTGTTATGACTCTGTCTTTTCCGTCTGATCGAGTATAATCAATGATATCCTCGTCAGTCAATAATTCCAAACTAGCTGCCATTTATTTTAATTTTTTACAAGGTTTAGATCTTTCCAAATAATCTTCTGACTAATCTCGGAATCCTCAGCTGTTTCATTTGACCACTCCTTATAAACTCTTTTTACGTCGGAGATAGCCTCAGATCTAGTGCGGTCCTTTAATTTTTCATAGATTCCTGCATCCTTATCTACTACCACTTCAATATAATCTGAGATCAATTCTTGTGTAATAGTCTTAGATGAGTTATTATATTTTGGTCTAATCTTTCTGTATTCTACGACATCTTCTGGCGTTAAATCAAGGTCTGCAAAGTCTGAGATAGAAGTTAACATCGCCGGCTCTCTATTGAACCAAGCAACTCCCATATCTCTAACTCTTTCTGCTACCTTATGTCTTCCCTTCTTATCGTATATACTAGCCAGTTCTTCAATAATGTCTGTCTTATTCTTCTGTATCTTCTTAAATGCATTATCAATCTGCACTTGATACTCTGGTGGCATCGTTGGGCAGTTCATAATTAAGTCATACATGTTGGAAGAGAACAAGAAGATAATAAAAGCAGGCAATTGTCTTTGTTTTCTTTTTCTGGACATAATAGAATCCTTTGAGAGATCCCTACTAGCCAAGTATTCAACGAACTTTTCAATATGCTCACGTACGGACTTGGTATACTCCTCGTTAAATCCGCCATCATCTAGTCCACCAAATTCATCTTCTAGGTCACTATTTCTAATTGGCCTATCTGGTGTGTAGAGTCCAGCTGGGATACGGTTTTTACCTTGTAGGTTGAACAGGTTTTTCATGTAATCTTCTACTGTCTTACTTGATGTGTTCTTTGGGTCAGCGTCTAGTACATTCCTGACTGCATCACTAACACAAGCATCAATAATACCTGCACCACCTAAGCTTACCTTCTCATCATTTTTCTTAGAGGACAGAGCTATATTATTATAGTTCGCGCTAAGTTTAATTTCAGTTGGGGTAAGTCTTCCTTCTTTGTTTGCATCTAATAATTCGCGTTCACTTGTACTCTTAGAATCTTCTTCTGACTTAGATTCAATATCTCCATCATCTTCATCATCGTCGTCGCTATCATCTTGCGCTTCGACATAATTTAAAGAATCAAGATCTTCATCTTCATCTAACAAAAAATCATCTTCATTCATTAGCTTATTATTAAAATTTAAAATTTATATTATCACTTTGAGGAACTCACAAAACTCTTCCTGAAATTTATAAAAACTTCCTCAATAGTAAAGGTTTAACCCCTGCAGAAGTGTGATTTTGTGCATTTGAGGCCCTAAATTCCTTAATACTGAATAAATTTGTTTATTTAAGATTATACGGAATTTCTGAAATGAATCCAATTATTAGTTTGTTAGGGATAATAGGCTAATGAGGTGTGTTAGAAAGGTTGTGAAACTGAGTATAACACACTTATTTTTTGCCTCCTGAAATGCCCTAAAACCCTTATTAATGTAATGAAAGTTATCTCAAGAAAGTCAAATTCTTGGGATAAATTATTTTTTAGGATATTAATAAAATAAATATAAAAGCTATGAGAAAATTAGCAAGTCAAATGATGGATAAGGGTATTATACTCGCCATTAGTGCAGGGGGTCAGGCAATTGGTCAGGCCCTATATAACGTAGGTCTCAATTTGTATGAGAACCACGAATTGTATGCTGAATATGTTAAGAGCATGTTCAGAAAGGAAAAAGAACAAGCTGTAACCGAAAATAAGGAGGTTGCAGTATGTTAGAATTACTCAAATTACAACTTCAGCAAGGGATTGAGGTTGTAAAAGGATTCATTCAGGAGGACATTAAAGAATACCTCCAGAGAATGATAGAAGAACAAAAGAGAAAAGTTCAGGAGCAAAGTAAGTAGTGCTCCTGGATTTTTTTTGCTCCTCTAGAATCCTTATACATGAAAGAGGTACTAGTAATCCATTGAGAAATATGGTACTGTATAGACTTAGTTTTGCCTAGTTTTATAAGTCTCATATCTTATAATAGGATATGCTTAATTAGTCACGTTGACACTAGGATACCCCAGAGCGATAAAGGTGAGCTATGTGCGCAGGAGCTGCATTTCGAGTTTTCTAAATTCATGTGTAGTACGGCACTGGTAGAGATAGAGAGTCGAAAGGAAATTACTTCAGCACCAGGCAATGACAATAAGACCTAGGGGAAATGCTATCGTAATTAACTCTCTGTCGTTTTTTTTGTTTTTAGAAAGCCCTAAAAACCTTATAAGTGATGGGATGAAAGCATGCGTTTTGACGCTTGGCCAGGCTAGTATGTGAACAGTCCCAGGTGTATGTAGAAGAAACAACAACAGAGGTATGGAATTCCTCCGGATCTAGGATAGACGTTCTAGATGTTCCGGCACGTACGGTGACCATACTAACCTTATTTAGGTTCAGTTTTAGAGGTTACATTGCTTATATACTGAACTACCCTTGTAGCGGTAAGGTGAGCTATGTACGCAGGAGGTCTGCTATAGCATACGTTAGTCAGACTACGGTACTGGTAGAAATAGGAAGTCGAAAGGATAGCTGTTTTTGAGTAGCTAGCTTCCTGTTATTTTTTTTGCTCCCTGAAACTATCGAAATTACTAGCAGGGAGTTTTAGAACCCTTATAGGTAGAAATAACCTTAAAATCTAATAACACAATGGGCAGAATATCAAGATCGATGCGCTCACTAATTGATAACAGGAGCAGCCTTAGTAGTAAAAGTTTTGCTCTCTTAGTATCAACAATAACAGGTGGACTTATTGTAATCTGTATTTGTTATGTACTTATTTATGATGTAATGACAAACGGTTACTTAAAGACAGATTTAGCTGACTTAGGTATTTTCTTACTCTTCGTTGGTATGTATATAGCAGGAAGTGGTATACCTAAGACAATAGCAGGAAGGTTTGATAAGTTCCACCCTTCATCTTCACAGGATAGTAATGAAGAAGGTGAGGGCAAAGAGGAAGAATAGCAGGGTGAGGTAATCTAAGATAATAATTTCTTAGGTTACTTCTTTTTTTTCTCTCTCTCTCCTGGTTAAAAAAAATAAAGAGCTAGTATTACTACTAACTCTAATATCTATTATCTCTATATGCTTTGTAGAAATAATAATATGCAGGTCCACCATTAAGGGTAGGTCTCACGTCTACTCTCAGCACTGGAAATTCCGGACAAGCACTAGGAAGGTTTACAACATCCTTCCATCTTAGTTTTATTCTGTCCGGGTCTCTAGTGCTATCAAGACCACAACCAATACCCTCAATCACTGCCTTCTTATCTCTTACTGCTCTATATAAGATTGGTGCATTATCATTACTCCTAGTCAAGTCACAAATACACTCGTCGAATATAAAATAATCACCCTCCCTGATTGTACCATACTTAGCAATAGTAAGGTGATCATTGCCTAGACCTGGGAAACCTAATTTAATTTCATCAAGTCTATCCAAGAACGCTCTCACATACCTAGGCCAATCAGTTTTTATACCTCTACTATCTCTTACTAACTTAATTACTGATCCAACTACAATCATAATCTCTGAATTTAAAGTTTCTATTATAGAGTCTGACTATCCTATCAATGAAGTCAAAAGTATTCAAACTCTCTACTCTATCTCCGTCTATAGGGGAGAAGAAAAAGTATGACTTACTTATTATGTGGGTCCTTGTGTCGCACTTATCTACCAGTTCTTTATGGAGTGGCAGCAGAACGTTACTAAATAGCTCTAATGTTTTTTCATACTCTAGTAATTTAGAAGTATTATTATTGTTTATGAATGCTATCAACTTCCGCCGTAAGCCTTGTAGGTCTTCTACACCCTTAAGATCTACCTTATAGAGTTTAGAGCCCAGTGTGGTAGTTTCATAAGGGTCATACATAGATAATACAATACAACCTTCTGATAATATAAAGTCTAGTAGGTTCTCGTTTTCTAATATTTCCTCCATTAGTTTAATCATGCTGGCTTTATATTAACATCAAGGTGCATTACAAAATCTCTACAATAACCATATATATTTCTCAATACATCAACCGGATCATTTTTCCAGCCGATAGTCATTAATCCTACTTGAAGTCTACCATCCTGTAAAGGCCTACCGTAGCCAATCTGATCTAGTGGCCTATCCATTTCATCAATAAACTTAGATATTGAACTTAGATTCATATACAATAGCTTAGTTCTAGGCATACTAACTACATACGATTTCTTAAACAATCTTACCTTTACTGCATCTAATATATCGTATGCGTCTTCAGGGTCCCTATCAAACTCTTTCCGGTCTATGCAAATCAACTGTTCAGTGTCAGGGTTTTCTTGATCTACTACTACAACAATAAATCCTTTTAGCTTCAGTATTATTTCTAGGTTTTCATCAATAACACTAAGTAGGTCTTGTTCAAACTTTTCTATCATATATCAAAACTAATATAAATTTCTCTTGTCTGATTCCAATACTTAGATTCAAACAACATTTTCCTTAATGTTTCTAATGGACTATCACCCTCCTGAATAGTGATATTTTCCTGGGCGAATAGAGGCTCATTATCCTTTGATGGTAATCTGCTTGAGAAACTAATTGATTCCCCAACATCAAATATATCTATCCAATCAAGGTAGAGGTAAAGCCTTTTTGTATATTCAAGATCTAGTACAGCATCGTCCCATGGATACCTTAATTTCTTCCTGAAATCCTCTAATATTTCTTCTAGATATTTCTTTGGACTCCTCGTACGTTCTAGGTAGATAAATGTTCCATAACCGTACGGAATATTAATGGCAAGTACTACACCACCATACTTCTCTACCTCCTCAGCATGGTCTAATAGGAAGTGCTGTATATCAAGTCTTAAACTCATACTCTGGTTCCTTTCCTAGTTCTGGTACTCTTACGGCCATTAAGCATTCTGGGTTTTTATCGGAATCCCAGTACGCCTCCAATAACTCTTTAAGATATCTATAGTAATCATCTTCTTGCACCCCCGGATTCCATCTCAGTATTAAGCCGATCATCCAGTCTTTATATTTCCAGAACTCACTTAACATTATATTAGGGTCTCCAGTATTACGTGCACCTATTAAGTACTTACAGAGACGAAATGATAATGCACTAGTATATTCAGGGCTATAGTATTTTCCATTATGATTTTCTTCTATCAATTTCCCACTAGCCCATGCATTATTCTTGTGATTCTCCTCTTTCTGTACATTTCTTAAGTACCTCTCACGTCTTCTTTCTTTTTTCCTCTTGCTTGATGACATCTTCTAATATTTGATCTGACAGCCATCTTAGGCTACACCTAATAAAATTATCAATTGAAATATCTGATTTATAACTTTTTAATGCTTGGATACATCTACTGAGCCTTATTAAAACTTTTCTAGTTAATTCTTCATTAATTACCTCATCATGTACTGCAATTATACTAGCGTCCTTCATTCTTTCTAGGTTCACAGTATCCAGATAATCACTCAGATCTATTTTATATTCCAACAGGTTTACATAAAAAATATTCTTCCCACTACTTCCATCAGTAACATATAAGAGTCTATTATAGTTTAGAAGTAGGTCAAGTAGGTAGTAATCATTCAACATTAGGTTAATTATATTACTAACCGCTTTCCTATTATGATTACACTTTTCTGATTCGCCCATACACTTTCTTATAGTTATTCTGTATGTAGGTTCTAATATCCTCCTGTTGTTGTAATGGTAAGTCTCTAAAATATACACACTCAAGAGGATTATGGAATGCAATGATCTCTCTATAATCAACGTAGGTTCTGATGTAATTAATAGGCCTAAGATATTTGTCAACCAGGCCTAGGTCTTTCACATCAATTTTCACGTTGTCACCTAGAGAGAGAAGTAGTTGATATTCTGGGCACTCTGGATTAGTGAACCAATTACTGATATCCTCTACTTCTGCTAATACCTTCTCTAGCCCCTCAACACTATCAATAAGTACTCCGTCTAGATAGATATTCTCCATTCTCCTAGTGACTATTCCTATTTTAGTACACAGGAAGTCCCTATAATGTAAGATTCTCCTTATTGTTCTAGATATCTTATTTGCATTTAACCTCTTTGTCATACTAAAAGCTCTTCTAGTGTTACAAGTTTACCATCAACTTCAACCCCTAATAACTTACTCATCCTTTCTGATTCGCACCAAAGATTATTGAACAAACTTCCAAGCTTACAATCTATAATAGTGTGTTTCCCATTTTTCTGCCATTCTCTTATGTAGGCTAGCTTAATTACACTATTGCCGTCATCAAACATATCCAATAATTTTCTTATTAGCTTACTATTGCTCTGTAAGTAATCTTTAGTGGGATCAAAGGAAAAAATATCAACCCATTCTACGCCACCTATTACACTTAGTAGTTTATTTGATATGGTATAAACTATCTTATCGAAATCTAGCCCATCTTTATATGAATCTTCGGGCAGGTGAACTACTCTTATTGCACTACACCAGTACCAATCTTTTTTAATTATTAGCGGTAATTGTCCATGTAATAATATCTCCATCCCTAGGTCATCATCTGCGTAATAGTCTAATAATATCTTAGCCAATCTCATCGCCTCGACATCCTCTTTGATAGATACATGCATTACCCAGCTTTGTTCTTTTAGTAGGTAATATATTCTCCCTACTATATCAAATCCGCGTCGAATTGTATCAGTCCGTGCTCTGCTATCCCCTTCGATATTTACATAATCAATAGAAATTACTAAGGCTTTATTACTAGATGCAATTCGCTCAACACTAGATATACAACTAGAATAGTCCTCTAACAGGTCTATAGTATTATCCAGTAAAAGACCATCGCCATCAAGTGCATCGAGTATATAAGAAAGTAGGTTAGTGGAATTTACACTACTTATCTTTTCTACATAAACTAGTTCAATATAGGAGAACATGTTTTTATCTACGGCAATTATCGCAAACTTACCATAAGTTTTTATATGCCTGAGAACCTCTGGTGTTCCCATGATAAACTCGATAAGCTTTTGGATGTCCTCTATATCATCAACAAATTCGTACTTCTTATATGTATCTCCAGTATAATACTTACTTAACATATCCAAATTTCTCTACATAATCATTTATCTGCCTAACTATATCAAAACAGAACTCGGATTTAACCTTTGCTGGTATGATTGATATAATGTCCCTAAACCAAGCAGACCTATTATCAGTTGGTATTAGATCTTCTACTAGGCTCAACAAATCCTTTCTTAAGTTTCTCAGGACGTGCATATACTGAGCCCTATATCTAATTGGGTCACTAGGTTCTACGGTTAAACGATAATAGATAATATTTCTAATTCTTGCTACTATGTAACCAATTTTTTCTTCTCTTGTTATCATATACTTATAAGGAATCTAAGCTAATCATGTAAACAAAAATAATAAGTAGAACCACTGCCTACTTATTATCAATCTCCTCTATTCTAATATCTTTAGTTGGGGTATTATTAAGAACCATAAACCACCCGAATAGGTTTCTTATCTTGATTCTTTGCTTAGCCTCTCGTTTTTCTCCTACAATAACTATATAGATGTACCTATCTGGATCAGGGTCGTCTATTACCTGTTTAATCACATCCCCATATCTATCTAACAATCTAGTAATAGCATCTAAGTTAGCAGTACAATTATCATCATAGTATACACTTAAACAGCGCTTAAGGTGTGAGGTTAATGTTTGATAATCTTCTAAGTTATTACCGATTGCTATAGTTCTTTGTCTAGTGTAGATCCTATCGTTTACGTAGATAGGTACTGTTCCCCAATTTTCTACTATCTTAAACAGTAGATCATTCTCTACAATTAACTTAGCGAGTTTTTCTATTTCTGTACTTAACATATTATTCTTACTATCCTTACATCACTACTAAGACCTGCATTATTTAGAAGCGTCTTACATAGTTTGTTTATTGTAACTGTATATTCTATTTTATTGATAAGTAGAGTTATTTCTTCACTTGGCTTATGCACTATTGTCTTCATTATAGTATTCCTATGTATCCTTAGAAACTCTACTATACAATCTACACTAATAGAGAAGGAATTTCCATAGTAGGTTTGAAGCTCCTTAGTAACTTTATCAGCCACTGAATAGCAATCCTCAACATCAGCTTCACTAAGTTCTATGTGCATCCTATATAGGTCATCGCTTTCCCATACTTTGTAAAATACAGGTAATGATTTCCATGTAGTTACTATATCAAACAACAAGTCATCTTCTAATATTAACTCTACCAACTTATCTACTCTGTTTTCCATAGGATACTTAGTTCTTCGAATATAGTATCACCGTTCACAGATAATACTAACTCTATTGCTTTATCTGGATCTCCCGTGTTTATTATCCTCTTATTTTTTCTGTTCATATCACTAACACCTACTAAGAAAGAGCACTCATTCATAACCTTCGATCTAATATATGAAATTGCACCTTTTATCCTTGTTAGTAGTTGATTAGTCTCTTCAAAATCAATATCATATCCAACTACTAAGCACTTATGACAGTGACTTACTATCTTATCAAATAGTTCTGGATATATTCCGTCTTCTATGTCGAGATCACCTTCCAGTTTTATATAGCTCACTGACCTATCCATCACATATCCTCCTATATCTAATCCTGTGAGGAGCGGAAACTTTTTATACTCTATTAACATACTTAGAAGCTCTTCATCTTCCAGCATCATACGTAGTAATCCTCTAAATTCTTTCTTATCGTATTCTGTCATTTTACTGGTACTATTGAAACTGGATAACTGTCAAAAGTACATTGGTCAAACAAGAGATCCTCTACTACGTCTCTAGCTGCATAAAAGTCCCCTAGCATGTGTGAGGTTATATACTGGTAATTCACAATAAATGTGTTATACCTAGAATCCTTGTATACATCGAGACACTTATTATACTGACCTAACAACCACACTGTCTTATCTAGGTCTATATCCTTATCTATAATTGCAAGTCTAAGACATAATGATAGTTCACTGATCATATCTAATCCACTCTCTAGATCTATACCATCAACATTTTTTATAATATTATACCCCTTACCTTCAATATCGACGCACCACATGGGAACTTTTTTATATACTAGTAGGAAGTCTAGGTATTCATCTCTTAACAGAATTCTTACTAGCTCACGGACTATCTTATGGTGTTCTTTTTTCATGCGTCCTATCTATTTTAGCCTTATTAAATAAGAAACTACCCATCATCTCACTAATTTTACTACTGTTAGTGTCAGTACTATCTGCCCGAAATGTAACATGATCACCAAGAACAGTGATCTTAATCATTTCATCTATATACTTTAAATCCTCTATTGTTTTATCAGGAATCACGCAGAAACCTATAGGAAGTAGGCCACTAATATTCTTAACTGCATAATCTAAGTCTGTGTTCCTGTCATCATCAAGACTAAATTGTACAAAAACTCGTCTGACTACACCATTATTCATAAAGTCTCCGACTATTGGAAACTTTTCAGTATACTCAAGGACATCTAAGAAGTTATCTACTACATACGCTAATACCTCGTATAGTTCTTTTTCATTCTTGACCATGTTTAGCATATGTTATTTCATCAAAACTTCTCTTTCCTCTCTCCCATAGGTCGGCACACTTTGGCAGTAGATCCTTCTTACCTATTGTTTTCTCTCCTAGACTTGGTATTTTATAATATCTAGCTGGTCCTATGTAATTCAATCTCTCTGACAACTCCCTAAGCAGTTTTCTTGTTTCTTTTAAGTCAACACAGGTAGAAACACTTAGTTCATTATACTCCAGTACCTTTTTAATCCAAGTGCCATCGTTAGCACTATCTAGGATCTGTACTGGTGCATTTAGTGAAATTACCATACTATCATCATTACTAATAAAAGGTCTACTTACAATAATAAAACCTTCTAGTTCAGTAAGTTGATCACAGAATTCCTCCTCTACGATCTTTTCTAACTTCTGCAGTTCAATTTCCTCATCCATTGTTATATCTGGGTTCTTATCTTCAATTGCTGATATACCAACTATCTCTTTGCCTGAACAGTAAAGGGTTGGTATGAATTCTAGTAATACCCGCTTATCCAGTTCTAATCTTATTCCACTACTCGCACGAACAAGATACTTCTTAGCATTCAATTTAGGCCTTGGTAGGAATCTAGATATCATACTTAGTAGACCTTTAGTTGCTTCAAAGTCTGGTATAAAATCTGATCCTACTTGACTTTTTGCTAAGTATTTAGTATTATCTAGATCTTCGTCCCCTATAAAAATAACCTGTGGACTGCCTTCGCTGTTAACTACTATAAATCCACCTAGTTCGCATAATTGATCTAAAAATATAGTTCTTACAATATTTACTAGTTTATCATAATCTATGTCTGTCATATTAATTTCTTATAATACAACTATAAGGTATCAAGGGGGATAAAAATAAAGGAGAATAGTTTCCTACTCTCCTCTAACTACTATATAAACTTTGCACCGTGATTTTCTACTGCATCATCATATACACTCAAGCTTGGATTCTTTGAGTTAATTGTTGCCATTCCATCCTTTAAGAATCTCAGCTTTCCCTCAAATCTTCCATCCTTCACTAGGTCTCTTACTGTTTCAGCTACACAATAATCCATAGCAAATCCAGCCACTACTATTTCGTCAAACTCCTGCATTGCTAAGCTATCTAGTGTCTGTTTACCGTAGGTTGGTATACTTCCATCTGCAAACGAAAATGCACTATACATCTCAGCAGTATCATCAAATCCTTTCTGAAATATGCCATAGTGTTTCTTATTTTCTTCACACCACAACTCCAGAGCATTCATTACGTGTTCACTTATCGCCTGACCAATTGACCCGGCTAAGCAGTGAGTTGGCCAGATTTGATGTTGGTGACCGAAACTCTCAATTCTTCTAAGATATGACACTGCTTGGTCTTTGGTCATAATAGTAGGCGAGTAATCATCACGTTCAACCTGCTCTGATGTAATAATGGTGAATGGATCTACAATGTGTCCTTTCTTATCAGTCCAGGCCTTAGGATGACCGATGTGAGTAGTATAGTGAGTATCCATTGTGCAAAGAATACTATCAATACTCTTCTTATTCAGCTTAATCCAATCACCTAAGAACTCAATACCATGCTCTGCGCCTGGTATATATAGTTTACCAGGCCTCCCATCATATACATCTACATGAGGACTGACAAAATCAACTTGCGCATCAACTATCAATAATAATCTTTTCATTTGTTATATAGGTTAATTAAATAATTCTTACCTTCCTCTGTCCAAACATTGTATTGCTTTGTGAAGTTAGTGTCCTTAATGGTAAATGTCTTCTCCTTAATGAACCTTAACTTACTTCTATCACACATTGTCCACTTCTTATCCCTACTGTTAGCCTGACTGAACTTAATGACGCCTTTCTCCTCTAGGTCACTTAGTAGGGTTTTTACATTCCAGTCACCTTCTAAGAACTTGATGACCTCTGTAGTAGAGTAGCATGATTTCTTGTCTGTAGTTGCACTAGTACTGGCAATTCTATTACAGACTGACTCACACCATACGAAGAGTTTAGGACTAATCCATCTACAGAAGTCGATTGCAAGGGCCCTACAAAACCAAGTACCCCTATTCGCCCCCTCTGCTATAGTCTTAATCAGTCTACCTCCATCAACGGGCTGATTCTTACAACCTGACTTTGGAATTGCCTCCATAAGAGCTTTAGTATCGTCCCTCTCTAAGTAGCTATGAACTGTATAGATTGGAGATACTTTTTCTAGGTCAGATGCACAGATAAAAAACTCCTTTGGATCATCTAAGTCTACAATAGTTCTAACCTTAGTTGGTCCATACTGATATGTATTATTTACGTAATTCATATACTTATCTTTTCTGTTATTACAAAATTAGACGGATCACTTTCAGACTCTTTGATGAATTTCTCAAGTGTTAAGTCACAATGTTCATCAATCCAGTCAGCAACGTAGTAAAGATTCCTAGACCCTCTTATCATACCAAATAAGATAGGATCACTCTTCTTCTTTCTTTCTTCTTCTAGTTCCTCTTGGGTTTTCTTATATGACTTACCACTAGGATCATAGTAGAGAATACAGTAATTATCAAAGACGTGCAGCTTATCTAGTTCTACCTTCTTTTCAATTACTTCGTCAGGTATAGGTCTTGAGAAATTTTTGATATAACACAAGTCTACACCCTTATCAGTCTTCTTAACAAAATCAACTACCTGTCGTTCTGTTATTTTCTTACCAAATCCATACGACAACAAGATAGATTCAAGCTTGTTAATAACTATCATTGCCAGTAGTTTCTCACATAATGCAGTCTGTCCCATCTTCTTAGCATTTTGTAGTGCCTTGAGATATGGTTCAATTCTATTATAGTAAGTCCCTGCATTCTCAAGAGTTGTTAGTTTAACTTTCTCAAAGAACTCAAGCACACCTAGCTCATACGTCTTTTCTGGGATATCACCCCTCACTGCAAATCTCTTCTTATCTTCGATTAGGCTATGCAGTTTATTGTCAAGCCGGTCTAGCTCTCTTTGATATCTTGACTTTGTCCAGAAGAATGGCTTTTTCTTCATCAACTTGTATAACTCTGAATTAGCCTCACAGATCTCATTCTCCTTCTCTGACATCTTAAGCTCTGAGATAACAGTTAAGTCCCTCTCTGGCTTGACATAAGAGTTGAGACTTATTGACCCATTAAACTCTGGTAGATCATCAGGGGTAACACTATCAAACATCGTACTATCCCAGAGTGGTTCGAAAAATCCCTCACTGAATCTACGATCAAACATCACTGTTATATCATCAGCAGTTAAGTTATCATAGAACTCAGGATCAATTAATATCTCCCTTGACCTCTTCATTAGGTGTCTTAATTTCTCTGCACCATCTGGAATACTTGTCTGTTGTCTAGAGTAATGTTCTTCTACTGGGTGGGCGCTTTCTTTTTTAGCCTCCAAGTCACCCTTAAGTTTTTCCATTACACCTCCCCACTTAGGTAATGCGTAATCAACTTCAAACTTCCTATTAAATATGGAAAGTTCATCACCATCTCTATTTAGTATTGCCATGATCTTTCCTACTTAAGTCCTAGGTGTACAAGTTCATCATCTCTACCTATTGTACGAAGGCAGAGCTCAACTTCATTCAGGTCACCCATGTACTTACCTTCTGTATCTGGGCACTTAACACAATGAATCCAAGGACTGTTCTTATTAATCCTTGCCTCTGATAATTTCATTACTACCTGAGGACTAGCATTTTCTACGCCAGTATTATTTGTGAGCGCTCCACCAATACCCGCAGCAACATGACCTACTCTTCCTCTGACGTTTCTATGTATGTCTAAGAATTTCTGCATATTAATAGAGTCAGAGTATACTAAGGTCTTTGTTAGCGGGTCAACTCTTAGCTCAACAAGTCTGGCGATAATCTTGCTAGTGAATGATTCCCAAGTACCAGAATCCCACCTAAAACCATCTGCCGCCTTAGCATAAAGTTGTGGTAAGTTATTAAGGAACTGATCAATACCAATCGTGTCCACTAAGAAAATACCATTAGAGCCACCAAATGTATCATTCCAGTTCTTCATAGCGTGATAATTACCAAGTCTATAACCGGTAAATGCATTATTCAGCATGATCCAAGAATGTGCCTGTGTACCTGAGATTGCTGTACCATACTTGAACGCCATATACACATTGCTATTACCGACAAAGTACTTAGAATTCTCAACTAGTACCTTATCTACCATATCCTGTACAGCACCAGAAAATCTCCTCCTAAGTCCAAATTCACTAAAATAGAGTTGATTCTCGTTTGACAATGCTATCTGATCGTTCAATATTTCAAGTGCCTCTGACCTGTTGAATTTCTTATCAAATCCACGATACCTAGTACGAAGCTCACTAAATATAGCAAGCAGTGGCACCTCCCAAAACTCATTCTCATACGCAAGCCCTCTAGACTCCACACAGAAATGCTTATCCTCGTCTAACCATACCTTCAAATTAGAACTATCGAACTTAAAGTTTTCATACCAATCGAAGAAATACTTAGGGATCCAGTAGAACTTAGATACCAAGAACTTTTTCTCCTCTGGTTTAAGTCTGAGCGCACAAAGGCTTTCTACTTCAAGATTAAATTGATCAACAAAGTCCTGATCAAATGTTTCATTCTTTCTGTCCTTGAACTTAAAGACAGTCTCTGCGAATGGATAAGTCTTCATAATTGCATAAGACATGTTCCACTTATAAACATCATTCTCTAATAAACTTTTAATAATCATAATTCTTTCTATTTTAATTAATACTTCAATTTCTACTATTAAGGGGACTAGGGGAAAATAAAAACAAGGATACCAATACTGATACCCTTGTTAGTTTCAATTTGTGGGGAGTGAAAATTTCTCTGGATACTTAGGACCTATACCTTCATATGCAGCCCTAATCTTATCCCATACTTCCCCTGCATTCCCTGGATTTTCTATCACCTCCAAGATTCCAACTTCCTTCTTCTTGTAGTCGATAAAGCTCAAGACAATAGGGACGTTACACTTCTTGGCAATTAGATAAAACCCTGGATTCCATTTCTCTACCTTCTTAAGATGACCCTCTGGACAAATAAGAACGTTCATTTCATCTGCACCATTGATAGCATTTATTGTATCCATTAGTGCATTTCTACCTGTATTCCCAACTGGTATAAATCCAAATGCTCGAAATACATGATTCACTGGCCAAATAAAATACTTACTGGCCATCAACAACACATGCCGTACTCCCCAAATATAGAAATACATCTTCCCTAGGAATCCATCACACCAAGATGTATGAGGGGCAAATACGACAACACTCTTCTTTAGTTTTGGAGCCTCACCTACTAGCTTCCAACCTAATAACTTCACTAAGATTAGTTTACTTAAAAATTTCATCATAACACTTATAAGGGAGTACGGGGAACAAAAAAGAAGAAGAGACTATTTTAAGCCTCTCCTTTTCTCTTGACTAGTCTAATAGATACTTCCTCCCACTTTCCTTGTCCGTGTGGGTTATCAATGTGTGTTAGTATGTCTATTCTATCAGTAAACCTCTTGTTCATTGTATCATGAACTTCGTAGAGACCATTAATAGATTTATCATCACCATCCTTAGCTTTGATCTCAACTACGTCTCCGTACTTATAGATCTTTCTAAGGTCTCGTGATACTGCTATCCATCTGATCTCACCTCTCTTTAGTTTACTTAGTGATATCTTAGACATATCAGCCGTAATTAATGGCTGATCATTACATTGACTTTCTACTGGATTGTATCTAGTAGCTGTTACAGTTCTTCTTGTTGGGTTGCTTTTTTCTGCTAGCTTCCCATCTCCAAAACTACTAGGGTCGATCGCTATTTCATGACCAACCTTAAAGTCTCTGCTATTAACATAATCAATAGCATTTTCTATCGCCTCTTTTTCTCGAGACTTCTTACCTATGTTTCTTACGTTGTAGGCGAACATAGAAATACCTAACAGAACAACCAGAATAAATAATAGGTTGTCAGTTCTAAAAAAATTCTTCATAATCTTATATAATTTCTAATTAATAAAAAATTTCCCCAAGATACATCTTATTATATCTTGAGGTATTTGTCTACATTAATAAGGGATCTAGGGCATCCCAAAGGGCAACTTTTAATACAGAGTCCACTTCGAAGAAAAAGTAAGGAGAACATTGCCTCCCTACTTACTTTGCCCCACAATCTTAATAAAATTCTTAGTAGATTGAATTAATGACCTTAGTTCTGAAATTTTCTCGCTTATACTGCTTAATCTATCCTTAAGACCGCTCATATAAGTCTTAGCCAGTCCAAAATCAGAAACATTACCGCTATCATCCTCACAGAGTAGTTTATTGATTACTTTTCTAATATCCTCAAGTCCCTCTGCGAAGTCTAGGTTTAATTCCTCATTTAATACTGACTGTCTTTGTATTTCATCAGTTAGGTAGTTATTACATTCCTCCCTGTATACCTCCTTATCCATTGCATCAAGTTCTAGTTTCGCCTGCTCTAAGGAATTACTGAGGTCATTTATTTTCTTACTAAGTTCTTCTCTATCAGTTGTCATTATATAATAATTTTAGTTTGAGAGGGCTAAGTGAGAAAATAGATCTCTTATCTGTTCCCATACAAATAAAATCTTCTCTACATCTCGCTTTTACTAGGACGTTTAACCCGCTCGATTCTTTCAGCTCATATCCACCAGTACTTGAGCTAACTACTTCGAGCTGAATATTTCCGTCCTGACCCTCGAGATAAGATACCTTCGCAATATCAGACAACCACTCAGGAACTATCTCACCTAATCTCCATGTCCATATTTCATCTGGGTACTTATTATTTCTACCCTTCTGTTTTAGTATCTTATTTGTCATATTTCAAGTCACCAACATCTTTAATAGATTCAATACTCTTCTCAATCATATCTACACCTAAGCGTTTAAGATAAGAGACTAACATATCACCTAGGTCTGTATAACCCTTGAAAGAGTCTAGAATATCATTGATCTTACTGTCTGGATTCTCCCTATCATTCTCATACTCCTTCAGAATAAGATCAATTGTCGCTTTCCTAATAAATACTAAGTCAGAATCACAAGTCCAAGTATAGTATCTACCTTCATTATTTAGTACTGCCTCTTTACTCTTCTTAAATAAACCTCCTCCCTTATTACTATCTTCCTCCGTTACTGTGTAGATAGCCCTAAGTTCTTCAAAAGTAGACCTCCTTGTTTTACAGATAGGTTTTTCAAGAGCACTAACATGAAGTTTTATTATATTATCCAGCTCTTCTTTTCCTAGCACTACATTACCAAGCTTGAGGAGATCAGTAACTATATAAGATACGTGAGTTTCATATACTTCCTTTGCATATAAGAAAGCCTCAAATAAAGTCTTATGTAAGTTACCATCTGATACTATAAAACTTGCAGACTGATAGAGCTCTGTGAATTTAAAAGGATCAATCTTACTAATAACCTTAGGATCAAAGATAAACATAATATCACTAACTCCCTGTATCAAGTCAATCTTATTATGGACGTCCTCATTAACTTCAGAATCATTATCAATCTTAATAAATGTAATTAATGAGTGTTTTGGCTGATTAATTACGTACACTGAGTTCTTATTCATACTAATTTGATTTTGTTAATTGTTTCACACATATAAGAACTTCAAGCCGACCGAATAGCAAAATTACACCTTTCAATCCCTTATATAAGTAAAATAACATTAACAATTTTTTAATATGAGAGAAGAGAAAATAAAAGAAATTTATGAAGAGTGTAAGAAAACATTATTCAGCACTAGAGGTTCAATGTTAGAGAGATTAGTTGACTCTAATAGGAATATTCTTGAAATTGTCGGGAAAGAGTCGTTTAGGAACAGATTGCATGAAACGATAAAGGAAATGCTATTTGATAGGGACGTAAAAGACTACTTCTTAGAATACCTAGGCGAAAATGGAATTATAGAGAAGTATGATATCTCTGGACAGGATGAGAAAGACGAAGTAGTTAACAAAGTCTTAACCCTGGAGTACGAAGATAATGTTAGAACTATTAACGATATTGTAGATAGGATATAGTATGGAAGTTAGTAAAAGACAGAAACTATTAATCTTTGCAGAGTGTTTGTTCGGTATCTATCAAAGAGTGTCCGTTGAGAATGACAATACTGAAGATACGGTAAAGGAAGCAATAAAGTACCTCAGACCTATGATGAGTAGGGAAGATGTGCGAAAGTTCTTTATAAATTCTGCAGATAGGGTAAAGCAAGGTAATAAAGAGCTTCTTATCAACTTGCTAGATAGTGATAGTTTTAATAATATTCTTAATAGTATTGGTGAAGAGTTCTCTAGATTAGATAGAGAGCTGATAGTGGATGAAGTTAATGAAAGAATCTACGAAGCTAGAATTAAGAATGTTGATAATATAATGGAAGAAGTATGGAAATGACAGAATTTGGATTATTAGGGTTTGTTGTTCTATGTATTGGTACTACATTATTGCTTATATTCTTAGTAATGTACCTCATAAATCTTGTAAATGTCCCAAACTTTAGAGAACTCAGGTTAACTAAGGTATGCGAAGAGAAGTATATCATTAGTTATACCAACATGTACGGTAAGTGGAGAAATAATCTATTTGACTGTACTGATAATATTGGTAACATCAAGATATACAATCATGCAGGTGATGTAATAGACAAGATACAGGTTCTATCTTGCTATAGAGACTCGTATGATGCACGCCTAACGATTGACAGATTATTAAACGCAGTTAGAAGATCGAAAGAGAGTAAGAGAACAATTATAAAAACATTTAAAGCATGAAAGCATTTGTAATATTTGGTTCACTACTAATAGTTGCACTTCTTATTGTACTTGTAGTAGGTACAGTAACGGCAGCTTTTGAACCAAACGGAAAAGACTTCAGAATAGTGGAAATAACAACAGATAATAAGTTTGTGATATACTGCAAAAATTATCTTGGTAAGTGGATCCCTCTATTTAATGCGCTGAAGAAGAGTGAACATGATGATAGCATTCTTGTTATTAATCAGAAAGGAACGAAAAAGGTTGACGTGATTAAGATAGAAGAAAGCTATGACACTCAGGAAGAAGCTGTTAAAGTATTAGACGATATGATGGCAAAACTGAGAGAGTCTAATCAGCGCAAGAAAGGTGATAATAAGAGAATAATAAAGGATTATAAAGTATGACATTTATTGATGTATTAGCTGCAATCTTATCAGGTCTTACGTTAGCTTGTATTTTCATAGTAGTTTTCATTGTAATACCTACTATCTTAAACAAGTTATACAAGACGCCTAACTTGAAGGATTTTAGAATTTGTAGAAGATTAGATGGTGCTTTTGTAGTGATGGCTAAGAACAAGTTAGGGTTCTGGAGATTACTATATAATATGTGTAATGGATATCTAGTCTTGAAATCTTACGACGACAATGTCCTAGTTATGAAAACCTACTTGAAAGAAAGTGAGGCACAGAAGAATATAGACGACATTGTAGAGATAATCAAGAGAGGTAAGGTTAAGAAAAAGAGTAGTAAGTTAAAAATAGTAAAGAGAATAAAAGTATGAAAGTATTTTTTATCATAGTTGCAGTACTAGCATTATTATATTTCATCATGCACATAACAACCCTGCCTGATATGAAAAGGTTTAAAGTCGTTAAGGATGATGTAAGTGGGCTATTTACACTGTACGGAAGGAACGTAATTGGTATTTGGTTGCCACTATACCACCTATGCGATGATGTGTCTGGTGAGTTTATCGTAAAGTTTCCTGGATCTAATAGGACTGACTGTTATTATATCAAGCAGACCTATAAGAATCAAGAGGAAGCAATGGAAACGATGAATAAGATAATCAATTCTATTAGACTAGCAAATCAATCACATCTTGAACTAGAGGAAGAGAGTAGGAAAGACCATAATAAGACAGTTAAAGAATTTCGAGTATGAGTAAGGCAGTTGATAGTCTTTTAAAGTTCTTGAGTACAGCATCACAAGAAGAGCTAGATGAAAACTTCAAAGACTCAGAAAAATACTGTACTGTTGGTCCTCTCGCTAAAGATTATATTGAGAGGGAATTGAACCGGAAATAAGCAAAAAAATTAATAGTAGACTTAATTGTTCTACTATTTTTTTCAAATCTGTAACCCTAACTACACCTTAGTTAATTCTCTGTCTTCCTATATAGATTTTCAGCATAGTTAGGGTTATTTTAAAAAGCACTAAGGAGGTTCTCAATATCTCCTAGGTCATCTCTCTGTATTCTTTTCTCCTCTACCTCTTTTAAGTCTCCTGTTGGTGTTACGTATTGAGTTCCTGGAAATAGGATTTCTTTTGGTTGAATTGTCTGAGAATTTACTGCATTGTCATAAGCAGTTTTAAATTTCTTCAACCAGTATTTAGCCCAATCACCTTTTGCAGTAGCTAGTTCTTGATCAAACGGACCATCACCCCACAAACCATCTTTAGGTCTAGGGCACTCAATCATTACTTCTACCTCTGTGTTGTCATCTTCCATTGACGTCATCTTATAAGTCCAGTAGAAATAAGACTTGCCATTATACTTATATGTTCCACTATCGCTGGTTAAGTCCTTCCAGATATCCTCTACTAGTGCTACTGTATTATTGCTTGTTTCTCCATTAGATAAGATTAACGTCTGGTCCTGCAATAGTTTATTTCCCATAATCCATGCCTGACCCTTAATTGTCTTACTTGTCATATTAAATATTAAAATAAAATAGAGAGATTATATTAATTCATAATCCCTCTATCTCTTTTTTATTGTTCTACATAACCCATCAGCTTTTCTGCAATTAACATATAGCTGATTGAATTATAGTACTCACCGTAATCTGTTGGTACGTGGATAAAGCTAACTGGGAAGTGTTTTTCTACCTCCTTAATAAACTGCTCATCATTCAAGTACTTAGCAAAGAAGTGAGATAATCCACCTACAATTAGAAGTCCATTACTTGCGTCTAATTGTGATGAGTACTTCTCCTCTAATAGGTTAAGTACATTAGCAAGATAAATTCTAGTGTACTTATCTACTACATCTGATAAGTCAATTACCTTTCCCCTTCTCGTTAAGATACCAGAATCCACTACCGTCTGTGCTTCCTTTGTTGAAATTCTATATTCGTATGTCTTATAGATATACTCTGCGATGTCTCTAGAAATACAGATAACACCCGTATCAGGAATTCCAATAGTTGCACCAGCTGCAGATTTTTGGTCAATCACTGCGCAAATATCAATACTTAGATAACCACCATCACAAATTACGTATGAATCCAGTTTGTTATCCGTTGTATGAATATTGCTATCTTTTACATTCTGACCGTACTTAGCAAAAGCCGCCTTACATGCAAGACCCTGTGGCAAGCATACAAAGAAATTGGTATCTGGACTAATCAAGAGTGACTCATACAGAAACTTTAAAAGATCATCTGCCTTGTCACTAAATGCCATAGATAGTCCAATTGCTACCTTGTCCCACTTAATATCTGAATACTTGCTTAGAAAGTAACTGATCACAACTGGATAAATTGCCTTCATCTGCTCGTATGTCTCCAGCTTAAGTCGATAATTTCTATCAAGCTTAAGTGAGTTAGGGCCGATTACATACCATTTTTCATTCAGCTTAAATACTGTATCATTATCGATCTCAAGTGGTGCCTCGGGGAGTTCGGAAATTGCTGATATCATCTTATAATTTACCAAGCTTCCATTATCATCAATAAAGGAAATCTTAACTGATGAATAACCAAGATCGATTGCTAATACTCTAGGTCTTTTTTGCTTACTTACTGCCATACTTCTCTTCAAAATTTTTAATAACCTGCTTATAAAGATCAATCAAGTCTTTCTCTACCTTATACTTCTTCATGTCGTTAATCACATCATTCTCAACATAAGTAAGAGGTACATTAGGAAGGAGCATGGTGAATCCCTTTGTTACCATACCAACTGCATAGCTATTATCTAAACTAGTAGGGTTACCAAATGGATCCCTCTTAAGATTTCTAACTACTACTAACTGAACTAAGTCAGTCTTATCGTTGGTGGCTTTATAGGCAAACACAAGAGTACCATCAACCAGTTTACTATGAATACTGCTCCATACACTAGCTGCTACATCATCTGCATTTCTCCAACCTACTATTAATTGATCTTTTCTTTCAATATCTCCCATTGTTAATTTTTCATTTGATTCCATAACTTTTATTTTTTTTTAATTAATACCTGAGCTACCAAAGCCACCACTACCTCTTTCTGTACTTTCCGAGATCTTGGCAACTAAGTTTAACTCTGCTTTTTCTACTCTTGCAAAAACCAACTGTGCTATTCTATCACCTGGGTTTATTACTACTTCCTCTGCACTCAAGTTAATCAGGATAACACCTACTACACCCTCATATGACTCATCTACTGTTCCTGGTGTGTTTAGTACTGTTACTCCTTTCTTCAATGCAAGGCCACTTCTAGGTCTAACTTGAATTTCTATGTTCTCTGGTACTTTAAACTTCAATCCGGTACTTATCAACCTACGCTCTAATGGTTTCAATGTTACAGGCTCTTCAATATCAGCCCTAACATCCATACCACTATCACCAGGATGTTTGTACTCAGGAAGTTTAATACCAGTAATAGATACATTCTCTACAACTACTTGAATCATAGCTTATATTTTCTTTTTGTTATGAACCTAAATAACCAAGAATTACTAGACACAAATCTAACAGTGCCTAGTATCTCAGGGCCTTTCCAGAATTCCTTTAAGTTAACACCATACACATCAAAGCCATAATTTTCAGGGCTAAGACATATACGATCATCTAGTAATCTACCACTTGATATAAGACTGCTCAAATTATACATAAGGTAGTCATAATCTTTCGGTAGCAGGTATGTTAGCTTAATACTGTCAAGACCTAGCGAGTAATAAACAGGAAGTCCAATCCTAACTGAATTACCAAGTTGTTCAAATAATAGGGAATTGGACTCCTTCTCAAATTTAACAGTAATAGGTAGTGGATTACTATTTACAAGGGTATCTTTATTGAATACTATTAAGTTATTATAGATTTCAATTAAGTCATCCTGTAATGTTGTCATACCTATCTTCTATTAATCTTCACTAACTGCGCAGAATACTTTAATGCCAAGGTTATCAAGTACCTCATAAGCCTTTGTAACTGGGCCTGGTTCAATACTTCCCTTAACCTCCTTGACCTTCTTGATTGTATCTACTAACTCCTTAAGTGGATTTTTAATACCACCAAACTTATCCTCACTGAATAAGCCAGTATTATTAGCGATATTCTCAAGCACAGATACTACATCAGTACCACCAGACTGTACAATCTTAGTAGTTGTTGGGTATCCATTTTGCATAAAGTTATAATCCATGATATTCCACTCAATCATCTCAGCTGGAATAGACAATGGATTTTCCTCATCTTCGGTTACATTCTGAATAGTAACCATATAACCTGACTTAATGAGGTAATAGTTAATACAAGCAAAATCCTTCGTAGTGAGCGTAATGTCACTATTGATCAAGCTAATAATGTCAGGATTGTTCACTGATGCATCGAAATTAGGAATATTAGTCTTCAAGAAACCCTTAACGAATTCCATTACACTAACCTTCATAATGTCCATGTCATAACGTGTACGGTCAATACAACGACCTACTGTTGCTCCTGCATCCTTAGCAGGAATTGCATACAAATTAACTTCTATCATCTTTTTATAATTAAGAATTATATTTTAAATTTAACTCTGGCTTAGTAATCACAAGGAAGATAGCCCAAAGTCGCTCTCTTACATTTCCTTGCTCAAACTTCTTTTTCTCACTCCCTACAAAATCACCTGCTTTTAATAGTGCCTGGTAGATATCATCAAAATCAACTGGCCTATTATTCATCCACTCAATCTGTTCGTCGATTAAGTAAGATTCTAAGTTTCCATTTTGTAGGAGGTTTGGGTCTAATGCAATCCACTCATCAATATCAAACGACTCTCTAAGAAGTGTAAATATATCTGAGATCCTTGCAATATTCCTATACTTGTCTATCAATTTAAGATAAACATATTGAACTGTTTGTGTGTAGTCTGTATCGTTAATCGTCTTGATAAAACTGTTACTACTACTATCCTCTAACATGTTCTTGAATTGCTTTAAAACTTGCCATCCAAACAAGATCTAAGTTTCTTATCTGGAGCTCTGTTTTCAAGAATCCACGCAGGTAATTATAATATCCAGTACTATCATTGCCCACTGCTAATTCTACTAACCTGTCTACTGAAACTTGTGTATTTTCCCACCTAAATCTGTCAATTACTAACAACTTATTCAGGTCAAGATCCTTTGGTGAGCTTGTATTGCTTAGAACTTTTTTCATCCTTCCCAATCTTTCACTGCACAACTGATTTCCACACTTCAATAGACTTCCATAAATATCCTTAGAGCTTAACTTATAACCACACTTACAAGAAGGCCACATATAATCACCGTTTCCTGGCTTAAATACATTACCAACCATAGGGATAGTACTGTTTGCTAAGATAATACCAACCTCTGCGCCAGGTGTTATGTTGTTCTTTATTAACTTACTAACACTTCCTGCACTTGGTTTCTTAATAGTACAGCCTTTAACTTGTACTGGCTCTACTTCTACGTTAGCACTCCAACTATCTTTTCCTTTGCAAGTCTGATCATTCCAAATAATACTTCTTACTCTGGTCTTTATTGCCTCAGTACCACTACCAGCCCCTGCATACTTAATGGCTCTCTGACAGATACCATGCTCATTATAAAGCACCCATCCATCATTCAAGAAAGTACCAGTATCAGTAACTGTTCTATCACTCTCACAAAAACCTGGCATTCCCTCTAATTCAGGTAATGTCCAAACTTGTGCAGGGCTAAATAGAATGTGGTTATCTTGCTGTGACCTAACTGTATCAAAACTCTGTAAGACATCTCTATAATCGGATTCCCTTACTTTCTTACCTTCCTCAGAGTCATCAGTATAATACCTATATGCTCTTAAGGTTAGTAGTTCTGACACTTCTTGATCACAGTACTTAGAATTAATAAGACCATTTGCTTTCTGTCTTGCTTTTTCTGGATCAATACTCTTATCTAATCTTTCAATATCAATAAGAGCTTCACACTGAATAGCAACAATACCTCTTGGAAATCGTTGAGGTAGAAAATTAAACAACTTAGCTGTCTGATCTACACCCCAATCATTAATATTCGCATTTCCAACTGTTACTACTCTCTTTGGGACTCCGTTAGTAGGATCTATGTAGACTGCAATACTAGAACCGTCATACTTCAAGTCTAGGTATATCTTATCTGTACCTAACTCTACTATTGACTTCCTTATTGCATCTAACATTGATTTAGGGGCTTTAAACTTTTTGATCTTCTCTATGTACGAGTTCTTTGTTTTTACACCTTTCAAGTACGTGTCAAATACATAATCCCTCACGAAAAAACCATCTTCGTTAATTGCTCTCTGTTCCATCTCATCATAATCAGAGTCACTAATACCTGTCGGCTGTGAATCAATGTAATATGACTTACACGCATTAATTAAGATAGACCATTTTGCTAGTACAGAGTCCTTTATATTCATCCTTTCTTATCTTTGTTAAAACTTGCTGACCACTCAATAATAAAATTCTGCATCTCCTCTGAAAAAGCTTCTACTATGTTCCTAGTATCTGGCACATATTCAGAACCAGACTTAACAGCAACTTCGAAGTCTTCATCAGTGTCAAGGTCAAATCTCTTTACGATACTATATCCCCTGCTCTTCAAGAATTCTATCATCTTTTCTCTCTTCCAAGTCATCCCGAAAGGTTTTGGCATCATAGTTAGTGTTAGGAGAGTCTTCCATTTGTAATCCTCACCATCATCACCATCTTCTAGATCACTACTCTTTACCAATTTTCCGAAATCACTTAGGTTTAGATTTCCGTATTTTTCGTTCTCGTCGTCTATACCTTCCATTGATTTTATTTTTATTTTGTTCTCACTTTTTAGGCATTTAGGAGCTCTCTTATGCAGTATTGTTAATGTCAGCTAATAAAATCGGATACTGCACTAATATTTCAAGCACAGTACCCTTTATATATGAACAATTTGCAACTTCTACTACATCATCATACCCTTAGTTGCAGGCTCAGCTCCATCCTTACCACTCAAGTCATCAGTGATAGTACAATCAACCAATAAGATCATACTAGCTGCTGAAATACTATTCTCTAATGATACACGGAGAGACTTTGCTGAATCTAAGATGCCGTCCTCTACTAAGTCAACTACCTTACCTGTCTTAGCATTATAACCAAAACCAGGCTTCAATGACTTAGCCTCCTTAACTATCACATCACCACTAACACCGCTATTTTCTGCGATAGTGTGCATAATGATAGGAAGTGAATTAACAACAATCTTAGCACCCTCTGCCTCATCCTCAGTAAGCTCCTTCCAGAACTTCTTATCCTTGGTCAGAGACATAGCAGCCCTCAAGAATGTATAACCACCGCCAGGAACACAACCTTCTTCAATTGCACTCTTAGCCGCCAAAATACTATCCTCAATTGTTGCCTTTCTATTTGCCTTCTCAGCCTCACTTGCACCACCTGCCTTGATAATAGCAATACCACCAGTCAAGTTAGCAAGTCTCTTCTCAAACTTTGTCTTTTCGTAGTCTGATGTCTTAGGGTCTGCAAGTCTAGCCTTTAAGATTTCAGCCCTATTCTTAACTTCCTCAGGATCACCCATACCTTCATAGATAACACATGAATCCTTTGTCACTACTACTTTCTTAGCCTGACCGAGTACTGAGATATTAGCCTGGGTCATTGTAATATTATTCTCTGGGCAAATATGAATACCACCAACAGCTACTGATACATCTTCCATAATGTTTCGTCTTGAGTCACCAAAATCGATACCCTTAACTACACAACAACGAATAGCACCACGCATTACATTGATAGCAAGCATCATATTTGCATTATCGTCAATTTCATCAACGATCATGAGAAGTGGACGACCCTGACTGTTCTGATCGTAGTCCTGAATGAAATCTACCATCTGCTTAATGCTTCCGATATGTTCACTCGCAACAAGTACATAAGGATTCTCCATCACACATGTACCGTCTTCAGGGTTTGTTACGAAATTAGGACTAGACCAACCACGCTCAATCTTCATACCAGCTGTTGTCTCAATTACAGTATCAAGACCACTAGCAAGATCAGCCGTAACTAGTCCATTAAGTCCTACCTCACTAAGACCCTTAACTACCAAATCACCTACCTCTGGATCATTATTTGCAGAGATTGTGGCTACCTTACGGATCTTCTCCATATCACCGTCAACTAAGATAGCATTCTCCTTGATATACTGCTCAACCTTTGCACGGGCCTTCAACATACCAAGCTTTACCTCATTGACATTTGCACCACTATTGATCGCTCTCTGTCCACGCTTACAGAACTCTTCAATTAAGATAGATGTAGTACTAGTGCTATCACCTGCTACCTCCTCAGTGGCAGATGCAGCTTTCTTTACTAGCTCTGCACCCATATTCATCTCCTGGTCCTTAAACTGAATATTCTTTGCGACAGTTGCACCATCACGAGTAATTTCAGTTGTAAAACCATTCATGTTAATAGCAACACACTTACCACTAGGGCCGAGAGTTGATTTAATTGCACTAACTGCCTTACTAACACCCTCAATAATCTTTGCCTGTGTGTCGTGTCCTGTCTTTACTACTTTGTCTTCCATTTCTATTTTCTTTTGTTAATTGATTAAAGAATTACTAATACATCAGAGTCAATAATAACCGTATACTCTGAATCACCAATTTTCACATTATGACCTGCATTTGGCCTGATCAGTAGCATATCACCCTCTGCAATACCAACTACCTTACCACCAACGCTGATGACTTCACATGTGTCATAATCGTCATCTTTTTCACTTGTAATTACGAAGTTGCCAATTTTCTGCTCAGCAACAACCTTCTTTACTTTCTCAACTAAGATGTTAAAATTGTAAGCTTTCATTCTTTTTGTTTGAAATTTATATTAAAAAATCTATATCATGAGTAAGAAACTTCCTACCCACATATAAAGGAATTAAGCGGACCTACTCACTTTTTTGTTCATTTTGGACAGATATTTTCATAATTTCCTTCAGAATTCTCTTACTTCCGAGATGATTGTCCGTACTTCTTAAGAAATCATCTATTGTTATGTCCGGGTCGAATGTACTAACTTTGGCATGTTCATCACACCTAAGACCAACCAAGTAAAAAGGATCAACGATGGAATAATACTGTGTTGGGTTAGATATTGCTTCATCAGTGACTTCATTAAGTATTATACTACGAACCATCTTAGGTGTGAGTACTTTCTCTAACCCATTATACCTGTTATCATAAATCTCCAAGTAATGATCTATCTCTGTATCTAATGGCAACCCTCTACACCTATTAAAGAGTCCCTCTGGGTCTAGTATAAGCTTCATCACTTTAATTGGAAACTTGTCCTTACTGTAATTATTAAACAGGACATCCGCCATTTTCTCTGGTATAAAAAATCTTGGGAGTCTTATGTATACCTTTATGGTTCCTTCAAAATTCTCACTTTCGCCTCTTACTATTGTTACTACTTTCATAATTCTACCTTATTATATATTAAGAGTGACAGTCAATAATTGCCACAACATCATCACTACCTTTATTATCTAGTATCTTCTTATAGTAGAAGTCTAGGTCATCTTCACTCTTACCATCAAGATCTACCCAACCAGTACTAGGACTAAGAAGACTATAAATACCATTACTTAGTAGTTCCCTAATATTTACTACATCATCTAGTCTTGCAAAGTCAGCCCTATTTCTGCTATTCATTTCGTACATCTTTTCTACTACATTATAATTGGCTGGATAAGCGTAGCCTTTGATTGGTACTGCAAAGTCTGATAGTAATAAGCTACCAGTAAATCTTCCCCCTAGTTGATACCAATCCCACTGACCCTCTGGATTATAACTGCTATAGACTCCATCTTCACGTACATCATTTCCCCAGTCCTTTGCAAATAGTTCATACAGCTTTTCTTTAACCTCTTCTTCAGGGGCTGTAAAATCTACTTCAAGAAAACGGTCTAGATCTCCCTTCTTATATGCAGGGGGAACATAGTTAGGATCACTTTTTGTTTTTTCTATGAGGCCTTTGTACTCTGACTCATATCTATCTAGCACATCATCCACTACATCATCAAAAGGGACATTTAGGTAAGACTCTACTTCTCGATCTTCACTATAATATTCGAGTTGCCCTATAACATCATCTTTGTCTTTTCCTACTACTAATACTGAAAAATGCATACTAATTTATTATTTTACTTCACTAATAAGGAAAAGAAAGCCTAGCAATACAAATTAATGTACTACTAGGCGGAGTGCGGGCTTTGATTAATTACCCTTATCGTGCACCCTGGGCTGATCCAAGAATGTTAATATCATAAATCATATATACAAGTCCAGACAATGTATCAAACTTGCCAAGATTATCCCATACCTCACCGAGTCTATCTATGAGTTCAGGGTAAATCTTACTTTTATCAAGGTAGGCAGAATTATAACCCCCTATGAAATCTGTAAGTACTCTCTTTGTAATTAGGTATCCTGTTGCGTCACTTCCACCCAATTCATCGTTATAGTAAGAATTAAGCGCCCTAGCAATATTAGATTCTGTATAGTGTAGTGATGGGTAATGTTTCTTAAGCTCCCATACACACTCAATCAGCTTCAATACTTCATCTGGCTTAACTGTAATCGTATCAATCCCTGCTTCCTTTAAGATACAGTTAATAGATGTCTTTACTAGTTCTTTCTTACTACTACACTCACAATTACTACAAGGTTCTTTCATGACCTCTTCAAAGTCCCATGAAGTAATAGAATCTGACTTACTTAGAAACTCAAAATTCTCCTTAGTTTCTGGCATATCTACTACCACACTTACCTCGATACTACTACCTGATAACCTCTCAACTACTTCGCCGATTTTATCTGACGTAGTTGTTATTTTGATTCTTCTCTTAGGCATACTATTTTATTATTCTTCTTATGTTCACTCACGTAATAGTTAACCTTATTCTCATCTTCAGGGTCTAGGTTAACTACATTACTGTACTTAGTGGGATTAAAACCACTTGGATAATAGCAGTGTGCATGGATAGAATAAAACTTATCTCTTACGTAATTCTTAGTAAAAGCCTCATCCACACGCTCAATATTTTTGTTAGAATTAATCAGGTTACCTACAAATTTTGGACTTAACTGCTCAATCCATCTAATGCCACAGTGTGTACATATGTAGGTATTCTTTCCCCTCTTATAGATGACATACTCCTTAAGCTTTCTATTCATCTCATCAATCCAAGCCCAGGCCTCAACACTACTTAAGGTCTCAAACTCTTTAGCAGTTGTCTTTAAGAATTGATCAGGGATAGAATTATAAATACAAGAAGCTGCTATCTTACGGTCTGCTGCTTTTAGTACTTTCCAACCTAGGTATTTTCTGAGTCTCAATTCATGGTTACCTTCTAAGTATCTAACATTCTCTTTATCACATAGTAAGATACTTTCCATTACCTTCCTACTACCACCAACTACAGGACCATCAATGTAATCCCCATGGAATACTGTTAGGCTATAATCTGATGTAGGTGGTATTCCTGAACTCATTGCGTTAAAGTGCGAATGTAAGTCAGATACATGTAGGACCTTATCAGTTACCTCTAGCTTTATTGTCTCATCACGCTTTGACCAATACTTCTCTAGGTTCTTATAGGTAGTAATTAAGTTCTTATTTTCCAAAGATTGTGACAAGAAATTACCTACCTCTTTCTTCAGGTCTACTCTACTATGGGGAATATACCTAAGATCACTATACTTCCTGTTCTTAGTTACATAGTCTTGAGGAATTGGAAACACCTTATAAAAAACAGTATAACCAAAAATCCTAGCTAGCTGTTCTAAGATAGCAGTAGATTCATTTTCCATGTCCACTACTATCAAAGTACCAGTGCTAGCTTTTGTACACACTACCTCAATAAACCTACTATAAACCAATTCATCGAAAGAATTAACTAAGTAATCCCTGTCACCTTTATAGTCAGGCTTAAAATATAATGATCTTAAGTTATCTATGTCTAAGAAAAAGCTAGATAATCCCTCTTTCAATACCCAATTCTTTTTATCCTCCTTTACAAGTCCTTTCAATACTACAAAAGATCTCATTATTCTGGGAGTTTAAATTTTTGAATCTCTTGAAACTTTGGAATATAGGACCACATTGTTTGTAAGACGAGTAATACACTAGTTGTCGCACCGGGTAAGAGAGGCGCCTTATATCTCTCGCATAATGTTCTGATAAGTCCATAATTCACATACTCATTACTACACCTCGTCACTACCTTACCTGATTGTGCAATGAGCGAGAATTCGACAGGCGCAATAATACCGGTGCTCTTCTTAAGGAAATTGAAGAAAATACCATCCGCTACACCTGAATAATCGAGGTCTGCACTAAGCTTATTAACGAACTCAGGATTATCAAAGGTCATCTGAGGGTTCTGTGGTTGACTAGATTGACAGTTGAGGAGGAGAATCTTTGTACCCCTAAACTGAACAATACCTTTACCAGGCTCTGTACTAGTAATAGCCGCTACACCCTGGGCAAATTTACTCTGCCATGAATCATTAGCTGGGTTAAGATCAGTAGGACCCATGAGAGCGATCTTTACAAAATCCTCTGTACCCTCTGGAATAGGCTCTGACCCTGAAATCATCATTACTGTTGGACTAAGTTGTTCCATCTTTGTTATTTTGTCTATTAAAGGTTAAAAACAAAAAGAGAACCTAACTACTAAAGCACAACTAATTTGTACTCTTTCATTTGTTCTCTTCTCTAGCTTAATTATTAGAACCAATCAACTACCTTCGCATTATCTTTGAAGTACTTCTTGAGCGGCTCTAAGTTATTTTTCTCTATCCAAATTGAAATATCAGCATAGTCAGAAGTCCCATACTTAACTAGGACCTGCTTAAACTGATACCTACCTGCTTCTACTTCCTCTTTATATGTCTTATAGGAATCAAGCAGTAAAAAATCTCTCTTGTTCTTAATGGCAGTTACTACATCACTACGTCTCTCTTCCTCACTGTAACCACCACTTAAGTCATTGATTGGTAAGAACTCAACATGCTTTGACATATTTCTAACTGATAGGCTGGCAAAACGATTAAGCTCTTTCAGGAGTGGCTCTAAGAAACTAGCATCAATACCAACGACTGAATTTCCATCGGGTGTGTTCCTAATAGGTCCCATATTACTCTTTGGGATAGGAAACGTAATGATTGCTGTATCCTTGGCCGCTTTCTCAACCTGTATACCTCTTGGACAAGTCTTAGATACTTTCAACATTCCACACAAGTGAGGATAGTACCTATCAATCAGGTTCGTATTCACTGTTACTACCATTCTCTGTCCACCTTGATCTACACTTGATGATATTTTAATCATAACTTTATATATAATTTATTTTTAATTTTCACTACATATATAAGATTTCTAAGCCAGCCTAATTACAGCTTTTACTATTTAAGTGCTGTAAGAGGTCAGTATTAAAAACAAGCGGTGCATAGTTCTTGACAGGCTCTATTCCACGTATCATCTTAGTCAGGTCATGAAACTTTGTCTTCTGTATCTGTGGTTTCTCAAAATTTCTCATCCTAAATACACTAATACCATGTGTCTTATAAAGGTATTCATCTCTAATTGCATCAGTGTCATTAGTACCCTGCTCATCATGATACTCACTATCCAACTCTACCGCAAGTCTAAGCTCTGGAAAATAATAATCCATCAAGTAGTACATTCTTTTCTGATTTGGTAGGCGGTGGGAATTCTGTATAACCACTGGAAACTCTCTAAATACAGTAAGAGGCTCCCAGTACCCAACATTAATAAGTGCATCAAATATCTTAGCCTGCATTGATCTCTTCCTAAGCTGCTTATTCCTAGTAAACCTCTTGCATGATGAAGGACTAGGGTATACAATGTTCTTAAAATTGCAAAGTCTACCACTCTCTGATAGACAGTAGACCGGAAATGATTGGCCTACTATATCTGGAAACATAAAAGTCTCACGATAATCTATTTCTTTCTTCTTTGCCATAAAAAATAAAAAAGTCGGAGAGCCATTATAATCACTACAACGGACTCCCCTGGATATTAACAATTTAAATTTATAAAATTATGAAAAAAGTGAAAATCATTTCTTCCAATTATCTAAGTAATCTGGACCTTCTATTTCTTGTAGGAGGTCATGAAGCTTACCTAACTGTATAAGACAATCAAGGCAAACTACTATATCAGTACCATCACCGCCAAGAGATAAATGTTCCTTCCTGACTACTTCATCCTTTCCTAGCTCACAGCACTTCTCTTGCCACTTACCATATTGATAAACAGGCTTCCCACAAATGCCGCAAGACTCTACCTCATTACCATCAATAGGGACAATACTATTATCCTTCTTGACAAAACTATGAAGTAGGTGACGAATATATTTATTATACTGTCTACATCTATAAGCGTTTAACAGCATAATAATCTCATTATCTACAGGTTCAAGCTTTCCTGTGATATTACCGTCCTTATTATTCCTATATGTCTGAAACTTACTAACTAACTCCATATCTCCTAGGTTAGTTGGGTGTAAGTAGACATAGATAATATTTTTCTGAGTAGGAGTTAGATCTGTTCTCTGCTTTAACACTTCTAATAACTCACTACTGCTTAACTTACTATACTCGTCTATTAGTTTTTTAATCTCCATAATAATTAATAGTTTGTAAAACAAAGCTGGCTAAATAACATAACCAGCTTAGATTTAGTTTACTGATAATACAATTCTGGCAGTATATCATCATACTCTGCCTTGTCCTTTTCAGACCTTACTTCAATTACATGATCTGCTTTGAAAAATACAGTATCCTTCTCTTTGTTTACCATAATACTATTATTTAAAATTATTATTACACTTATAAGGAATCTACCTGCTTTCATGGGCGAAAAAATATTAGTTGGCTCAGATTTTACCTACCTAAACCAACTAATAATATTCTACTTAAACTTATCGGGGCTGAACTCTTCCATCAGCTTCTCCCAACTTTCAATATCATTCCTCTCACCACTATTGTTATTGTCGTTGTGATGAATTTCTCTCACTTCCTTAATTTCTCTAAACATTCTCATAATCGTATAATTTTAATTGTTTAAAAATAAATTATCCCAAGAATTTGATTTTCTTGAGATAACTTTCATTACATATATAAGGATTCTAGGGCATCTTAATCGACTAAAATCATCTCCCAAGGACTATCTCGAAACAATTTGACCTCTAAGACTGCAAAAAATCCGCTAGGTGGGTCTGGTAGGTGAGAACTAAGTACATCCCACCCTGCAAAACTCCTATAAAGATCTCTCCCTGACGGTTTTCCAGGCTTTACGTAACTACCTCTTGTGAAATAACCCCTATTTTTCTTAATTTCCTCTAAAATCGGATACATTACTTCCATATCCGCATCACTCACTTTTGATATTGATACACAATTTTCACCATCTTCTCCGGCTACTTGAATAATCATTGTATACTCATGATACGCCATAATTTTATAATATTTATTTGTTTATATCTTCTACTTATAAGGATTTTACTTGATTTTCTCTAACATCTCAGTTACTCTCTTGATAAGTTCATCCTCAGACATCCCCAAGAGTTCAGGGTGAGTGAATACAGTTGTCCTATCATTAAAATAATAACAATCCAGTAGTTTAGCTGCATCTGTATCTCCCTTCTTAAGAGGAGTATAGCTGAGTTTTACAGACTTTTTTACTTCAAACTCTAGGATACCCAAGAACTTATCAAGATTCTCCTTTTTTAGTAGGTCTGGATATAATGCCATAAATACATCAATCCCTGTCTTATTATATAAGACGCTAGCAATTGACCCAAAGAAACCGGACGGGCTAAAATCACGAGGAATGTCAATTACTGTATCTGTTTCAATAAGTCTAAGTTTTGTTTTCCTATCATTCCTACCACAAAAGAAACGATCACATGTCTGGCTCTTCTCCACCATGTCTGATATAAACTCAAGTAGGGTAGGTTTTGTAGGAGAATCTAAGAGAGGTACACAAGATTCATAATCAACATCAATGAACAGGTCTACATCATTCTCAAGTTTGATTCTGGGAAGTTTAGATAAGCTCTCCTCTACCCTATATAGACCAGCAACACTAGATAGGCAAGAATAACTATTACGTACTACCTTACTTATTTTTCCAAGATAAATAATTGCGTTTGTATTATTCTTGTACAAATATAACTTGCCAGGTACTAGCTTAGATGTTGTACCTCCTTCTCTATATGCAGACAACCTAACACTATTCTCAATCTTATCTCTATTACTAAAACCAACCCTGTGAAATCCTGTAGTAGCAATAAAATAATTACCCGATAAAGGTCTAATATAAAACTCCCCTGGAATTGTTAGGCCTGTCATACCTCCACTAGCTACAATAATTCCCATCAATTCACTAGCAAACATAAACAAACAGACTGACCTACCACCTGTTTTTTCTAATAATTCTGGACTTGATACACTAACTAACACTCTGGCAGTATTATAACCTCTTTCATCTGTTGGGTAGTAATTAGTAACCTCATCACAGTCTACTAAGGATAATGTAAACCCGCCATTTCTTACACGCACTACTTTATAGTTTGGGTCATGTAGCTTAGCTATATGATCATACCTTAATCTAACTGTTCTACTAGCAAGACCCTTAATAGCGGCACCAAAACAATAACCCTTACTAATTAATGCTTTCACTAACTTCTCACTGTAGAGACTATAACTTGGCTGAATTGGTTTCTCAGTTAGGTAAAAGTCCAACAAATTCGGTAATTCCATCTTATTTCTATTTTATTATACATCACATATAAGGTATCTGCGCCAGACTAACCTACACGCGAAAAACCATCCCTACATTCATTCTCTACAGGTTAATATTATCCTGCGTGTGAGTATAAGTGGCGCGAAAAAAAAATAAAGATAAGAACTAAGTCCCTATCTCTAACGCTGGCTCATGTTTCTCTCCAGCATCTCCTTAAATTTTATCTCTAGCCCATACTTCGACAAAAAACCATACATCTCTTTCTCATTCTTTGGCAAACGACTCATTGCTTGTATGTTTGTCATGTATACTGTAATAGCCTTCTTGTTGAATTCACTAAGAAAATCCCCAATACTGAGAATCTTCCTCGTCTTCTTACTATCACCTATGGAAACGCTCATCACACCACGCCTAATAATCCTTCTTGCAATTCCTACTAAGCCTGCCGTAATTGACCTACCTGAGATAACAAGATCTCCTAGGTAGTTGTCGGTATCGTCGTCCACTCTCCTTTCGTCTACTATATCAACTTTGGCCCTCTTTTTCCTTCTTTCATCAGGGACTAATACCCTCTTACTATTATCTTTCTCCTTAACAGACCTCCTGCCAATATAGATCCCTAACAGTAACAATCCCATTGATACTGATACGGACGTCAACATACCTCGCTTCTCCATAATTCCCGGGCTCTACTAATATTCTGAACTATCATAACTAATAAATTCTCGTCATTATAATTCATCATGTAAATAAATTGTTAAATAATGTGTCTAAGGTTTTATGACATTCAATAATAAATCTCATGCCACCGTACTCCGCTAATAACCTATGAGATAAGTTAATAGCATCGCTCAATCATTAGTTTCACAACTTTAGTGCTAGTTATCCCTCATACCACGTAAAGGTTATTGAGATTTAATGAGGGTAAAACAAAAACCACATACTAAAATTGCCTAATCATTAGTTGACAGTATTGCTCACATGAAATCTAATCACTAACACCCACTGCCAACTACTTAAGCGTTAGTATATGATTCTACACTAATAAGGGATTTAGGGCGTTTCAAGAGGGGCGAGATGATACAGAGACCGGTTTTGTGACATTCTTGGGCAAGCTAGGCTCCGCACTCAATTCGTAGCCTCCGTTACACTCGGATTACATCCTCCCTCCACTACGACTACTCCTTGCTTCCCCGCCTTCCCGTTGCCACAATATGAACCCTCCCTCATTACCATTCGGGAGATCATATTGAACCCGGGGAAGATATTCACTCATTCGTAGCCTCGCCGGCAGAGCACGGCTCAGGACTCATATGAGGGTAAACTTGAAAATACCCCGATAAAGGGCGCATCGCATGTTGGAGATTTAGGGGCGGAGCAGCGCGGAGACCATAAATCGATGTCGATGGAAATAATATCGGGGAGTTTTTCAAGTGTGATATTTTTTTATAATATATATTATATAAGGTAATTGATAGGTAAGTAATCACTAAAATGTCATTTCTGCGATGTATAACAGCTAGAAGACTTACATGTGAGAAATAGCCTGAACACATAGAGCGACAGTATGGAGTCTCTTGTGTGCACGGCTTAGCTTGGGGTGAAAGCCCAAGTTATGAGAGATATTTAAATTATAAACCAATTAAAACAAAAAAAAAACAATGGACAGAAAAACAATTGTAGTACCTGCAGGATATAGGTACATTAGTGAAATTCCAGACTTCAAGCTAAATGACTTCCCGCATATCCTGAATAAACAGATACCAGGATGCGGGTTTACAGAGTATTGTATTACTAACAATGAGAATGTAATACTCTGTAGTCCTAGGAAAATCTTACTCCAGAACAAGTATGAACAGCACAAGGATGAAGTTTTCTTGGTAGTAAATGAATATGAAGGGGATCCAGGTACTGATAAAGACCTATTGAAGTCAGAAAAATCAAAGAGTGGTTATAGTAAAAATGAAATAGCGAAAGAAAAGCGGATATTAGAGACTGCGAAGGGTAGGTTTTTCTTTGACCTTACCAAAAAATTGACAGGTTATATCAATAGTTGTCTGTATGATGGGCGACCAATTAAGATACTTGTTACTTACGATTCTTATAGGTTGGTGAAGGATATAATAAACCATAACTACAGTGAGGTCGACTTTAGGGTAATAATCGATGAGTTCCAAAGCATATTCACTGATAGTAAGTTTAAGTCTGATACAGAGCTTCAATTTGTCAGTAACTTACAAGGAGTTCAAAAAGTATGTTACGTTAGTGCTACTCCTATGATTGATAAGTACTTAGATATGTTGGATGAATTTAAAAATCTTCCATACTATGACTTGGATTGGAGTTCACAGGATAGCAGTAGAGTAAAGCGTCCTATGTTATATGTTAAGACATTGAAAGCTGTTTATACTGAGGTCAAACCAATCATTAAATCTTACCTTGATGGAAAGTTTGAGTATAGGTTTGTAAAAGATCGAAATGGCAAAGTTAAGAGAATTGAATCAAAGGAAGCTGTTTTCTATGTCAATTCAGTTAATAACATTACTAGTATCATCAAGCGCGCAAAGTTAACACCAGATCAAGTTAATATACTTGTCGCTAACACTAAGGATAATATTAAAAAGATACAGAAGAGGTTAGGTAAGGAGTTTGATATTGGAAGGGTACCTTTGAGGGATGAGCCTAGAAAAATGTTTACCTTTTGTACTAGAACTGTATATCTCGGAGCAGACTTTTACAGCGATAATGCACAATCTTATATAGTGAGTGATGCTAATATTGACACACTAGCTGTTGATATCTCTCTAGACTTACCACAAATCTTAGGTAGACAGAGATTAAAAGAGAACCCATGGAAAGATGAGGCGACATTATTCTTCAGGTCAGTCACTAGTGGTAATAAAAAGCCAGAGGAGGAATTTAGTGACAAGATGGATGAAAAGATGAAGCGCTCTGAAGGTTTACTAGAGGCATTTAATGAGGTAAGTACAAAGAATCGGGGTTACTTATCAGAGAGGTATCAAGATACTGCTAAACTACTAAACTATAAGAAGGATTATGTGGCAGTTAACCAGGTAAAGAATCCTGATGGTAGTATTAAGCTTGTACCAATAATTAATAACTTAGTTAGAGTAGCGGAGATGAGGGCTTATGAAATGCAACAGGTAGATTATGCTGATCGTTTTGCAGTCTTTAATGAACTAGATAAGCTAAATGATACAGACATTAACGATGAGGTATTTAACAAGTTCTTTGAAGAGTTTGATAAGCAGAAGAATAGAAGGGACAAGTTGAAATTACTGTGCGAATCATCCAACCTGCCCGGATTTTGGACAATTGTAGATAATGTTCCTAATAAGAGATTTAAGGAATATATTAATACTTTAGGTGTAGATGGATGTAGGGCACTAAGTTATAGAATAGAACTCATCGATAAAAAGCTCAGTGTATTATCTTTCAGTGAGGATAAACTAAGGGATGTAATATATGATACCTTTGAAGTAGGTAAAGCTTATAGTAAGTCTAGCATAAAGTCAACTCTTACAAAATTATACAAAGAGATTGGTTATAAGGCTGCTGCAAAAGCTAATGACCTAGGTGCATATTTTGAGCTTAGAAGAACTTCTGTAGATGATGGTAGTGGTAAAAGAGTAGCAGGTTTCAAGTTGTTGAACAAAATAAATAATAATAACGATAAAAATTAATTAGAACATGCTTTACGTAATAGAGATGATGGCTAGTGATAGCTTTTTAGCATTATTCTGTAGTCCTCTAAAAACCTTACTTGTGTAATAATAATATAAGAAAATTAATAGTAAAATTTATGAGCGAAGAAAAAAGTATTGCAGGTCTTAAGGTAGTTAACGTTAAGTTTGAGACAGCGGAGAATGGTACAATCAAGTTACAGTTCAAGAAGGCTGTTGACACTGAGAATACGAACCAGCTTATATGTGAGTATGCTTGTCCTTATGGTAAGTTAGTTGCATCTACCTTAGCTGATCCAACCGAGCCTAATGATCCAGAGTCTTGTTTTTGTGATTTTTGTAATTCACTTGGCGAGCAGAGGAATAAGACAGGCCAATCAGATCCAGAAATTTATAGTGGTCTTGTACCGGTTGAGGGGACACTTGAGGAGAACTTGCCAGACTTTAAGGATTATTACTTGAAGTTAAACAGAAGAAATCCGCTTGTTCGTCTTGATGCTGTTATTGATACTGTTTGTGATGGTATCTGTGAGTTTTACTGTAAGGATCATTCACAGTGTACGGTTGCTAACGGTGACTGTTTCTTGATGGATCTTATGAAGGAACAGAAGAGGGTTGAACAGGAGAACAAGAAGGCAGAAGAGGCTGAATCTGAAAGTGATGTGTAGTGCTTATGGAAGAGGAGAATCTTGGATATCTACCTCCCGACTATTCAGAGTATCCGAGGGAGGACGATGATGACTTGGACGACGATGACATTGAGGATTACGACGATGAAGAGGAAGATGAAAGTGAGGACCTCAGAATCGAAAAATTACTTGATGAACAGTCTAAGTATAATGAGGACTTAGCAAGGGTTGAAAGTATTGAATTAAAACGAGCAGAAGAAAAAGAAATGGCAGATACACCTTTTGGAAGTAGTCAGCCTTGGAAAACGGGCAGTAGTAGTAACAATAACAATGCTGGAGAGGCTGCACCATGGGAAAAGCAGACCCAACAAAGTACAGGATTTGGAAGTTGGGGTAGTGGTGGTAGCAGTTGGAATAATGTTGGTACTAGTTGGGGAAATAATAGTACAACACAGAAGCCAACAGTTGATTATACCAGAAATGAGAAGGTTAAGAGTGTCTTGATAGTAGATGCACTTGATTGTCTGGTAGAGTCTTATGATAGCAATGGAAAACCGGGCATCTTACCTAGGTCTATATTTGATTTAAAGCCTAAGTTTGATGTATGGGAGAGGTTAGCAAGTTTTAATCCTCGTCGAATCTATGTATTATTTCCTGCTATTGGTCTTGTACCTAGCATTGGAAACACAGAATCGGCTAAGGTTGCATCAGAGTATATTGCTCAGTGTATTGCAGCCTACTTAAGAATACCTCGTAATCTTTGCAGTATTATCCATGTAGTTGATAATGCCGTAAAAGAGCAGAACATATCAGGCATTTTGAGCATGACTAGTTTCGATCATGATAGTGTCTTATATGTTGGCGTTAGATCTGGTAGGTATGGTTTAAGTTCAGAGGATATAATCGCTGCTAAGAAAAACGGCATAGATTACATGGACTTATACAACCTGCTAAAAGGTCGGTATGAGTATGAATAATGCAGAGGGGTGGTTAGTTAAGGAGAAATCTTTAATTAACCATCTTTTTTCTTCCTCGAAACTTACAGAGATGTTCCTAAGAAGACCTAGATTACTTATAATTGTAGATAAATTATTATAATTTTAATAGTAAAAATGGCAAACAGTAAAATTAATGATTCAATTAACATGCGAATTTTCGCTGCGTTGAAAGTGAGTGAACTTAGTGGTGTACCTTTGTTTCTGTTGAGTAATCCAGGAATTGGTAAGACCACCACAGTTAAGCTTTTTGCAAAAGTTCGCGGGTATGAGGTAGTTGCATTGCACGGTAACAGAATGAGCTCTGAGGCTATTCTTGGTTATGATTGTGCTCCATCAGACTTAGAGAAGTTTGATTCAGCTAGACACCTCAAGCCTGCATGGTTTAAGAGAATCTTAGAAAATGGAAGAAATGGAAAGAAGAGTCTACTTTTCTTGGATGAGTTAACAACATGTCATGAGTACGTACAGTCTGCTTTGTTGAGTCTTGTATTCGACAGGGAGATTGATTCAGAGAGATTACCAGAGGATACTTTGGTAGTAGCGGCAGGTAATTACGCAAACAACTTGAGTAATACTGCTACAATTCTTCCACCTATGTTGAACAGATTTATGCTATATAATCTCAAGGTGGGTGTTAATGATCTCGACGTATTCTTCAACAAGTTCGAGGGTTCTGCATCAGGTCAGAGGGTTGATTATTTCGACGTCCTCTATAAGCAGATGCAGGAGATTGATTCACAGGAGAAGAAGTTCAGTCCAGAGAAGCTTGCTATGATTGGTGAGCATTTCGAGAAGAGTATCAAGTTTGTAACAAAGTCATTGATGTCAGGTGGTGAAAGGCCAGTTGATCTTGGTGTGACGGAGCTGCAGACAATCTACTCTGATATTGATGGTGATAATGACCTTCCAAACTTCATATCACCTAGATCTGCTTGTTACGCTAGAGATATTACCATTGCTACTTACATTGCGTTTGGTAGTGCTGGTATTAATTCAGACAACTATAAGAGCATGATGTATGGTCTTATTGGTATGGGTCTCAAGCGTAGCGGTAATGGTGAGGTAATCAAGACTAATATTGTTGATGATTACGTTAGGGCCATGATCGATGTAGTGAATGATGTCGAGAAGATGAACAACGATAAGATCCCTGAGTATGAGAAATTCTACAGAGATATTATCAATAGTGCAGTCGATGGAAAATTGGATATCGCTGCTATGAATGCAAGTTCAAACAAGATCAGGGAAATGATTGATGACCCAGATGTTAAGGGTATTGATCGTCCTATGGATCCAGGTATTGTTCAGCAGTTCTGTGAAATCTTCAGAACATCGGGTAAGAAGCTTGTTAGTGGTTATAAGATTGACCCTAGTGGTGAAAATGTAGCTAATGTAGTTGTGGAGAAATTCGCAGGTGACATTAACTACTGGAACAATCTTGCAACTCTTATGGTGTCATTGAAGGCGCTTGTAAGTAATACCAAGTTCTCATACGATTCTAGTATTAAGACTGATATTAAGAATACACAGTCTGAGTTGAGGAAGATCAGTTTCAAGCTTAAGACAGTTAGAAAGTCTTACCTGAACAATGATGATAAGGCATTAGCTGAAATCGTCCCAGAGGTTAAGAGCTGTGTTGATGAGTAGTTAAGTTAAGATAGGACTTTGGGTTGGTACTATGATTATCACTCAAAGTCTTATTAGTTCCAAATTATAACTAACAAGAAATCAGCAATGAAAACAAGACAAGAACTCGAATTTATAGAGAACCTTGTAAAGAGGGCCTATAATAATCGGAACTGGGGAAACATACTTAAGGAGAAACTTGATAAGCCTTATAATCCTCAGAATCCAGAACTAGGTTATTCATACAGGCATCAGTCGTTTGATGGTGAAGGTAAAAAAGAGTTCACTACCTATAATGTTGTTTGTGCACGTACTGGAGTTAATGATATTGACTATCGTGTAAAGCTTCATGAGTACGGACACATCTATCTAGCACATCTTGACGGTATCTATGAGGAAATGGATACTAGAATTTGTAATGTGCTTAGAGATTACAGGGGTGAATTGATTGAGACAGTTAATAAAGGCTGTGGTATCAATTTCGGTGATAAACTGATTGAGAGAGTTATTGATGATCCAGTACTTAATCATAGTCTTCACAATATTGCAATGGACATGGAGGTAAATACTAAGGTCCTAAGCAAAGATGATGTGGAGGTTATGGAGAGTGAGTTATCAAAAATTCTTCCCGATACACTTAGCGATAAACTTAAGGAACTTCTCAAGACGACTACAGATGAGGAAGTCAAGAAGAAGATAGAAGATCGTCTCAAGAAAATGGGAAATGAGGCTAAGATTAAGTTTATCCTGCCAGAGAGATATCACATGGCAGACGGTACACCTTTCCCAGATAATGCCGACTATCTTGAGTATCTTATTCTGATCGTTAAGAATCTTGATCAGTTTATTAAGATGATGATCAGTATTAGTAGAGGTGGTAATGGCGATACTAGTGATGTTACTTCTGATGATGTCCAGGATGCGCTTGGTGATGAAAATAGTGCGATGAATAATCTGGATGACCTTATGGAGCAGATGGGTATGTCTGACGGTAAAGGTAAGAAGCAAGATCAAGGTAAGGACGGCCAAGGTTCAAGTAATGGTCAAGAAGGCGGTGAAGGAAACGACGCTAGTAATTCTGGTGGTTTCAAGGGTGACTCTGAGAAAACCGAAAGTAGTAATCAGGGAACTCGAGATACTGACTTTTCTGAACTAGAAGGTGGTACTCATCATGATCACTGTACAGACTCTAGAGATGACGCTGACAGAAAAAGAGAGGTTGGCGAAATTAAGGCTGGTGGTGGAACTGGCTGTAGTGGTAGTGGAACATCTAGTGCAAAACGAAAGGTAAGCAATGCAGATCCAGTCGACGAAGCAATAGATCAAGTACTCAGGAACTATAAGAATAAGGTAGTTAAGAAGGAGATTAAGAAAGATATGATGTGGAACTATAACAAAGGCATCAATCGAACTGTTATCGCTCCAGCTATCTTACCTAGAGTTACAATTAAGGATGAACCGAAGATTGTATACTTGATCGATGTTAGTGGTTCTATGGATACTGAACTTGTTGATAGAGTCTTGAATACTATTGCAAGAAAGATGAAGTCAATTGGTAGAGGTCTTCACTATGACATTATCAGTTGGAGTACAGAGCTAGAGGATCATTTTAGAGACATTGACCCAAGAAAAGGTATTCCACATATCTCAATGGGTGGTGGTACTAGAATGGCAAAAGGTATTAAGTACTTCAGAGATCACTACAAGGACGATTCTATCTTAGTTGTTATATCAGACTTTGAGGATTACTTAGAGGAATGGCAACAAGTAGAGAGGACAATGAATAAGTATGCACTCTATGGTTTCAATTATGGCCGTAGTAATTATAATGTAGATTTTAAGAACCTGATCGTTAAGAACTTCAATGTGAGTTATAAGGGTCCAAGGTATTAAAGTATGATAAGTAGACAAAAGATTCATAGATTAGTTGAGTCAGTATATAATTACATATTCAAAGTATTTAATGTAGTTGAAAGTACTGACAAGCCTAATAATTCGGTAGGTGTATTTGTTAGCTTGGGTATTACAACACAGCTAGAGACTATCAGAAGCATTAAGGATATTTTTGATAACATGAAAGAATATAGTGCTAAGGTAGTTGAGATAGTTAGTGAGAAAGTTGGAAATACCTATGTTAACACTGTGCACGAAGATGTTAATCCAGGGCAGTATAGATTGAAAGAGCTGCCTGAGGATTTAATGAATAGAGAAGAAGCAGTAAGTGAATTAGAGAGGATGCAAGAAAAAATAAATCCTCAAAATGACTTAGATTCATTAGTTAAGTGTGGAGTCAAGGTACAGAAATTGAAAGACTTGATAGGAAAGCTTGATGAATCTAATAAATGGGATTCTCACTTGATTCAGAGACTTGGTGAATGTGATTATAGGATTTTTCATCTAGACCTCAATTATGAAAGACGTGGGGACCTTGAATATAGAATAGGTATTTTGATAAGTGAAAAAGAAAAACGAGAGGATTAGTCTTCTCGTGGTACTAGTATTGATTGGATTTGGTATTGGTATGTATGTTGGAAAATGTATATATCAGCCAGGTCCAATTAATCTTGCTCCCCAGAAAGTACCCGAGAAACTAGTAAGACAGGAAAATAAGAGAATAGGGGAACTTAAGACACAGGAAAAACAGGTAGGAGACACAGTAACAGTAATAAAAAAGAGAATTAGTACTGTCTGGAGAGAAAGGGTAGAGGAGTTAAATAAGATTGACAGCCTCCCACTCGATAGCAATATTAACTACCTCAGGAAAAAAATAAAAGAATATGAAGAGTAAGGTAATCATGCTTTTCTTCCTGCTACTACCTATTATTGGACATGCACAAGAGAAAGTAGTAATTAATAACGACACACTGATCACAATAACTCCTGGAAATCTGAGAACCATAAATAAAATGATAATGGACTTAGATTATCATAAACAGGCAGTGAAGGACTATAAGGAATTAGTTAAGAAAGATAGTGTATTGTTGGGTATTAAAGACTCACTAATTGTCCAGTATAACCTAAGAGAAGCAAAGAAAGAAAAATACTATATCGACCAAACCACTAAACTGACCGCTGATAATAAGAGGCTGAAGAAAGAAGGTAGGAGAAGAACTACTTGGATGTCAGCTGTTTGTTTATTAGTAGGTGCTGTGCTAGGTCTATTAGTTAAGTAAGAAATATTGATAAGATAGTCAGTATTTCTTTTTATTTTTGAAGTTATGATAGAAATAGTAATAAATCATGATCCATCTAGGCATGAGTATAAAATCTATGAGCCAACTACTGATACATTGATGGCGTCGAGTAATCTAACTGAGGCCTTGTGTATGTTAAACAAGTTCATCGAGAGTAGTGGCCTGTCTAATGTTGGCAATATCTTAGATTGTCCTGATATCTCTTATCACATAGATTCAGCAACAATGAAGGCTATGATAGAGAGTAATATATCGCTCCTTAACAGACTTCGTACTGCACCTAGTGGATTTGCGGCGTCTAGTCAAAAATTCGGAGGCACAACACAATTCCAACAGAAGATGACACAACAGAAAGCAATGCAAGGCGGAAGTAGTCAGAGGAAAAAGAATACAATGTCCTCTGGTTTTTCTAGTGCGGATGGATTTAGGAAAAGTTACAAAAAATTTAAAAATAATTAGAGAAATATGAAATCAGAACTAAAAATAAACACCTCCTTTGTTTCTCCTGCGACACTTGAGAGATTTAGGAGTAATAATATCTTGCCAATCTTTATAGTAAGAAATATCGAAAATTCAGAATTAATTGGACAGTATAGTGGTTCACCTGTACACTTGAAGGAATTATCTCCAAGTAATGAACTATTTAGGAAGAAAAGGGATAAGGCACTAAGTATTGATGAGTTTAAGAAGTTATACGCGATTGAAATAACAGAGAGGGTTGATCTTAAGAGGATAATTGATAAGCTTGAGTCACTAGTTGAATTATCAGGTGCTAGGTCTGTTGTATTACTCGGCTATGGAAGTGATTATGATAGCTGCCATCGATCAGTCCTCGCTAAGATTTTAAATGGGAGTGGCTTACTTGAAAAACCGGTTAAAGAGCTAGTAGTATGATAAGTAGTACAGATTTTCAGGAGGCGGTTATTAAGTACCTGGAAAAATATGACATCTACCCATTTTCTGTTACCTATACAAGCGATTATAATAGGTCTAGTGATGGATGTATACTCGGCATTACTACTTTTATTGTGGATGACATTGATACAATCCTAGAACTCCTTGACTATAAGAGCTTGTGTGATAAGAGCGGGTTTACAGTGTTTAGAGATAATTGTACAGTTATTTTACAAGGAATGCCACTTGTTCACTTATATAGTTTGATATGAGAAACTTAGAAATATTCAGAGGATACATGGAGCTAATGTATTCTGATAAGTGTCCGCCTATTAGAGAGAAAGATATAACTATTGATAATTTTATAATAGGTAGGTTCAATAGTTCAGGTTTTACAGTGCACTACTTATATAATGGTTCAAGTCTCTCTATTTCATCAAAGTGGTTAGGAATGTTTAAGCAGCTCTATTATTCTAGCCACGCTGAAATCTTCTATAATGCTAGTAATGACACAACTACTAAGGACTTGGATAAATACTTAGATACTTTTATTTATCTCAACACAAACTTACAGACTTGGTTGGGACAATCAATAAGTAAAGTAAGTGGTCCTGAATTTCTCGACTGCTTATCTAGTATTTGTGAGATGAAGACAGGAAGATTTAGAAAGTTTATGAGAGAGGAGTATGAGATTAACTTAGAACCTTTCAAGTATTGTTCACTAAGTAAGAATTTTGATATATGATAATTAATATTTATACCGACGGATCACACCTAGACAAGCAGAATAATGGTAGACTTGGTTGTGGTGGTGTTATGGTGCAAGATGATAGTGCAGGTAAGTATGGGACAATCCTAGATAAGTATAGTCAAGAATTAACCCCAGACTACATGCAAGCTGAGTATGGCAGTAAAAATTGTAGTAATCCGACAGCTGAAATGATTGGTGTACTTATGGCCCTCTCTAATTTTAATATTCCAAGTAATGCGAGTAAGGTAGTAGTATTTGCAGATTATATTGGTGTTAGAGAGTGGTGTACAGGCAAGTGGAGAATTAAGGAGCCATACATCAAGAAAGTAAAAGGACAGATAGACGACGTAATAAAAAGAAAAGGTCTCACAGGGAAGATTAGTTTTGAATGGGTAAAAGCACACCAAAGAACTATTAACCGAGACTCATACTGGAATAATTACGTCGACTTACTCGCAAAGGGACAAACTAATTAGAATAAATGATTGTATTAAGAACAAAGCAGTATTCATCATTCTGGCAGAAACTTAAGGGTAACCCAGATTTGAAGAATAAGCTAAGAACATGGGATCCAAACTATATTAATCCAGACGTTAAGAAAGAGCCATTGTTTAGACATTTCCCAAAACAGGTACTATCATGGCTGTCTTTCCTCTATGAGAATGTGAGAGATGAGAACGATAGCTATATGTATGGATTCTTAAATAGTGTTACTGTATTTTCTTATGAGAGTGTCTTAGATCAGCTCAGTGGTGGTCGTGCAGAGTATACATCAAAGAGAAATGATGGCGTTATTAAGCTACTTAGGATTCCGTTCTCAGAGAATGCAGACTCTTTCTTAAACTATCACGTTGATGAGAATAGAGTAACATTGATTCCAGAGTCTAGTAGATTTGACCTATCTGGTATGCTTGCTGATAAGATTTCAAAGGGACTATTTGGTGAACTTGATCAACTTCCATCTAGACGTGAAAGAGACCCTGAGAGATTAGTAGATACAATTAAAAAGATGTTTATTAATAAAGTACCAAAGAAGTAATAGAATATGTTAGTATTAAGAACAAAACAATTTTCATCATTTTGGCAGAGACTTAGAGGAAATTCTGGGTTAAAAGAGAAAGTTGGGAATTGGGACCCAACATATATCAATCAACATGTTAAGATGGAGCCTAAGTTTAAAGGTTTTCCTAAGCAAATGTTATCTTGGTTATCATTCCTATATGAGAATGTAAGGGAGGATAATGACGGCTATAGCATTAAAGGTTTTTTAGGTAAGACACCAGTATGGGTATTTTCTTATGACAGTGTACTAAATCAACTTTCTGGTAAGAGGGCTGGTTTTGGTATTCCTAAACAAGACGGTGCTATTAAACTTCTATGTCTAGGGAGTTATGAATACCTAAGTTACCACGTGGCAGAAAATATAATGTCTCTTGGGCTAGAAAGTCTTGACCCACTAAGTAATGTTGCCAATAAACTTGCTACTAGAAATAACTTGTTATCAGATGAGGAAAGGGATCCAAATAATCTAGGTAAGTTAATAAAGAATAGATTTTATAAATAAGTAGGTCTATGAGAGGTTTTTGCAAGGATGATGAGAAGAGAATTCCTAAGTCTGGCAGGTCTGGATTAATTGAATATAAGGATCTTCTCGGTGCTAGTGTTTATATTAGGTCGCTAACAATGGGAAATGGCTGGATGTGGAATAAGGATGGAAGAAAAGAATATAAGGTAGAGGATATTTCTTTCAGGATTAGTACAGATGGAAAATGCATTACTGTATTGAAGCTTTCTGATTGTCCTGGAAAAACCTTCACCTTAAAAGATATTGAGTTTAAATTAGACTAAGATGGATGAATTAATATTAGGCAGTAGTACAGATAGGACAGTGAGAATAAACTATAGAAGCGATTTTCCACTAGCAATCAAGTTAAATAATTTCACTAATTTTCCTGATTGTGATTTTGAACTTCGTGCTACTGTTGATAATGAAGTTAAGTCATACTGCGTTGAGAAGAAGGATGGTGTCTGTAAGAATTGTAAGGTACAGGGTGATCAGTTAGTGATTTTCTTCAACAATCACGGTCTCAGTACTGGTAGACTTAAGATTGAGATGATTCTTTATGTACCTGACCCTAACTATGCAGATGGGTTTAGACAGGAATACTACTCAACAATTACAAATATATTACTGGTTGAGGGAAATAGTGATGTAATTGATAATACTGTCCCATCAACTCCAAATTCACCTGTTGCATCTGTTCAGCTTACAAACTTAGGTAATGCAGTGAGAGATGTACAGGCTAAACTAAAAGAACTACAGGCCGCTACAAGTAATGGTGGTGGTATTAGTAGTGATGTATTGGCTGGAAAACAAGATCGAATAGATGACCTTGATACAATCCGCAGTAATTCTAGTATGGTTGCGGGAAAATTAAGCAAGGAAGAAGCCGATCAATATTATCAGCCAAAGGGACACTACTTAACAGAACACCAAGATATCAGCGGCTTAGTAAGTAAGGAAGATGCTGATAGATTATATAAGAAAGTTGGTGATGCTGAAGGAAGTGTAGGTACTAGTGTGGATCTTAGTAGTGTTAATGAAGAGTTAGGAAAGAAGCTGAGTAAGACAGAGGCAGCAGAATTATACCAACCAAAGGGAACATACCTAACGGAACATCAAGATATCAGTAGTCTCCTTAGTAAGTCAGTGGCAGAGGAAACGTATCAAACAAAAATCACTGACTTAGATAGTATCAGAGAAAAGGCTGGACTAGTTGATGGGAAACTTGGTAAGGAAGAAGCAAGGGAACTCTACCAACCAAAGGGAGAGTACCTAACACAGCATCAAGATATTAGTGGACTACTTGAGAAAACTAAGGCAGAAGAGCTATATCAGCCAAAGATTAGTGACCTTGATAGTATTCGTGAGAAAGCAGGACAGGTTGAGAGTAAACTAAGTAAGTCTGATGCTGAGGAAAAGTATCAACCTAAGGGAGAGTATTATACTAAATCTGAGGTTGATGTAAAGATAGGTAATATCCCAGCATCATCATCTTCTCCAAGTGGTCAAGCTAGCAGTGAGTTTAATCCTAGGGGTGTTTGGAATAAGACAAATACTACTAAGATTGAGGCGTATGTAGATAATAAGGGAAAGTTTACTAGGTCTTCAAACTTTAACTCTTACTTAATACCAGCTGAGGGAATTGATAAGATCACTATTACAGGAGCAGGCGCAACAGATACAGTTCCTTGTGTATTTTCTTGTTTTAATAAATTCTTAGATCCTCTTACCAGTACTGAACTAATTTCAATATCTAGGGCAGAGACAGCTAAGACAACACCAACTAACTATACTCTCACCAGCTCTGATATTCCAGCGGGTACAAAGATGGTAGTAGTAAGTTCTAGAATTGTTGATAGTTTTACTGGATTCGATTTTAGTATTGAGTATGATAAGTTAAATACTACTTCTAGATATGCACAAAGCTTATCTGACTGTGATTATATGGCACCATCTTCTGCGGTACTAGCAAAGGATCTACTATTCATTAACATAACAGATCGCTTAGTACAGGGTAATGTAACTATTACTGCATCAGGTTGGAATGTAAATCAAGCTAACCCTAAGAGATGTTACTGTATGATCGAGCTTAATAGTGGTATTACAGTTCATATACCATCAGGACTTAGATCATATATTGGCATACAAGATAAGAGTGGTGTTTATAGCTTCGTACCTTGGACAACTGGTAAGTACACAACTACTAAGGATGGTAAGTATTGTTTCTTGCTAAGTAAGATTGATAATACAGACCTATGGATAACTGACTTAGGTAATTATCCACCTTTTAAGTTAGAGGTTGTTGGCAAATCTACACTAGAGGTTATTATGAATTCGCTCAAGCTTCATGGTATTGACGTCTTGAGTAATAAAGTTAATACTGAAACTAGTGGAAAGGATTATTCTAAGTACGATACAATCATTAAGGGAGTTAATCATAGAGGTTGGACAGGCTTAGGTGCAGCACAAGACACACTAGACGCATATAAGGATTCATTTACGATGGGTTTCAGATATGTTGAGGTAGATGTGCATAAGACCAGTGATGACAAGTTTATAATTGGGCATAATGACGAACTTCCTGATAGACTAGTTAATCCTGCAACTGGCGCTAAAGGTAGTACAGTTAAGATAGCAGAGCATACACTAGAGGAACTCAAAGCATTTAAAGATTCTAAGGGTGGAACAGTTACTGAACTATCTGAATTCTGTAAGCTATGTAAGACTTATGGACTTCACCCTTATATAGAAACAAAGAAGGCATTTGATGAGCAGACCATGTATAAGATCTTAGATATTATTACTAGGAGTGGCCTTAATTATAACTTCACTATTATATCTTTTATTGAATGGACACTGGAATCATCTATTAAGTATGATGATAAGATTAGAGTTGGTTTAATCTATGATAAGGTTCAGGATAATACAATAGATGATGTAGTGATGAGAATTAATAAGATAAAGTCTAAGAGTACAAATAGAATCAATGTTTTCCTAGATGCAAATGGTCAATATTTCAAAACACCTAGTGAAGCAGTTATGACAAAACTACTTGCTAATAAACTACCACTAGAGGTTTGGACTATGGATACTGAGGCTGATGTACTTGCGCTAGACTCTTATGTATCTGGTGTAACGTCTAATACAGTACATGCAGGAAAAGTACTACATGATAAACGATAATAAACAACAATGTCATATTTTACAGTTCCCGAGCTCTGTAGTTCGAATACTGCGGCTCGATTAAAACTAGACAATACACCACCAGCAGCAATCAAGAAAAACCTAGAAGAGACAATTAAATTTCTAGACTTGATTCGCGTTGAGTGGGGTAAGTATTGTGAAAAACATGGCCTGGCTAATCCATCAATCAAAGTGTCAAGCGGTTATAGGAGTCCAGCAGTTAATAAAGCTGTTGGTGGCGCTCCTACATCGGCTCATCAATTTGGTTATGCGGCGGACTTACAACCAGCCAATGGTAAGCAGACAGAATTTGAGAAGTTCTTTGTGACAGTTTTTTCTAAGCTGGGTCATAAGTACGATCAGATCATAATTGAAAAGAGTAAGACATCAAGGTGGGTACATGTTGGTTATAAGAAGGCCGATGGTACACAGAGAATGATGTGTTTTAATCTTGTAGTAAAGTAGGAGGAGTTCTAATATGAGTAGGGTAGTTAGGAGTGTAAAGGGTATGAGTATTAAGAGGGGTGGTTCTCGAGATACTACCCCTATGACTTACAAGATTGATAGACCTAGAGTTGATCAGATTAAGGAGCTAACAAAGGGTATTAAGTCTGGAATGGGTCTTGATAAGTGCTCCTTAGATGTTATGAAGTTAAGTTAAGGATATGGAATTATTAGAAGGAACAGGTATTGACAAGTTTAATGTAGGTCAGGGTCTTTCATCAGCAATCATGAATCAACTAAATGATGCAATAAATATGAATGCTCGCGCCCTAAATACCCTACTTAAATCTGACATTAACCTGAATGCTGAGGTAGGTGATTATAAGAAGACATTTACATTCAGCGAAGCGATAAGTCAAGTACCAGTCTCTAGAAGAATATCAGGTATTAAGTTAAGATATATTGATACCCTTACTAAAACTTGGGTAGAGTATGTCTTTACTGGTTCTGATTCTAGTGAGTGGGAAGATGAAGGTTGTTGGAATTACAGCCTTAGTAGTATAATTAGTGGAGGAGAGTTTTAATGATCTGGAAAAGCGAAGAAGGTTTTAAGGACTATAGCATCTCTTTATCAAGTCTTAAGAAGTCGTTGGGTATTGAGAAGGTAGACTATGAGGTTAGGCCAGAACTTGCTCCTTACCTAGTTTATATTATCAAGCACCTGAATAACTTACTAATTGATGCTGGTGAGAGTGCTGGTATTGTTGATAAGTTGAGGGTGATTTTTGATGAGCATGAGAGAGGTGCTGATATGATAGTAGGCCTTAAGGGAATGAAGCTGGCTAAGGAGATAGGTATTGAGACAGATAATACATGGGGATCTGTTAATGATTTCTTTGTACCATACGAAGAGGATAGGTTTGTCTTCTGTTGGTCTAATGTAATGTCTAGTCTTATCACTCGTCTTAGATTACAGTATGCAAGTCTCTTAGTGGAACCTATTACTCAAGGTTGTGGTTGTTGTTGTGGTAAGGGTGAAACACAGAAAGATTGGGAAAAATATACTAGTGGTGTTTGGCCTGAGGAAGAGGATTACAGCAACTATGATTATGGAACGACTAGTACAATGGGTCTCGGAAAGGATGGCTCGGAGTGTACTTGTTGTTATAGGAGATAATTAATTTTGAAGTGGAATGAAAAATATAAAAAAATTCAGAAACCTAGAAGAATTTAGAGAGTATAGAGCTACAGATGGTTGGGGTTATCCTGCTATTAACTATGTAGGTACTGATGATGGCGGTAAACAGGTTTTCTACAATAACGAGTTTATCATGAGGTGGTATGACGAAGATACACTCAAGGTACCAGTATTTGCAGGAGATATTAAGTATGATGATTTTAAGACTTGGGTAGAGAATAGTAGTTGGCCTTGTGAGATTAAGAAGGATGGCACTAATTTTAACTACCTGAGGAGAGAAGAAACACTTGATGGAAAAGTAAAGCTAGTAGACAGGAATAGACTTGATAACGGAACGACTAGTCATTATAGTAGCCCAGACAAAGATGATTACTTACAGATGACAGAAATACCTAACATCAACATTGGTCTTTTCTCTGGGGTGGACAATATTAAAGGTTCATACAAGGAGGTTAGATTTAATTTTGATAAGGGCTGTCCAGTGGGTTTTAGAAAGTGGTTTGGTAAGTCTAAGTTTAATAAAGAGCGTGACTGCTATACTAAATTACTTGGTAGGTATGATGCAGTTAATACAGAGGCCGGTTTAGTTTGCTCTACCGGAAATCAGATAGCGTATTCAAAGAAGTGGGTACCTAAGAAATTTAAGGCCGCTAGACAGAAAACTAATAAGGACTTACTCGGCATTACATACTGGGAGCAACTTGTACTTAGTTTTATCTTGACTGCCTACTATAAGACTTTTAATCATAACAGTATTTTCCCGACCACCTGTAATATTCAAAACAGGGTAACGGGTGAGTCTGATGCTGAAGAGTCTGGCTTGTCAATTGCATATACTACTTACATGAAGGGTGATGTGAATGAGGGCAAGATTAGCAGTTTCAGGTTTATGCATCTTGAAAATCCATTCTTTTTCAATAAGAGAGGTGGTATTTTCACATTTGGATACTTAGTTAGCAAGACAGACGAGGGTGACAAGATTTCTATTAAGTTTGATGAGGTACTTGCAAATGATGAATACTTAAAGACAGAGGGTTCAGATGTAGTATTAGATGCAACCAAGAGAGAATGGGGGAAAACACCTGGGACTAGATTTATAGGGGAGGTAGACTTATATGGTAACTCTATGAAATCTAGTATCCCTGCTTCATCTACCACTGGATTTTGCGCGTCGATAATCAATACGCATGGTCCAAATAAGTTAGAGTCTGAAAAAGGTCTAATTGTTGGTGGTGTTGGTATGTCGGAGAGTCAGGTAAGTGCATTATCTAAGGAAGTATCGTATAATGAAACCGACGCAGATTCCAGTGTTGAGCTCAGGTTTAGATTGACGATGTAAAAAAAAATAAGAGAGAATTGGTTAGGTAGTTAATTCCTTTCCTTTTCTCTCTTTCTTGTTTGTCCTAGTTAACCCAGTCCTTAATTCTCTCAGTACATAAGGTAATCAGTTCTTCTCGCCTACTATTACAAGGCGGTATGCTACCAACTGTACTTACTTTCCTATCTACTGACCAACTGTTCTCATTGCAGATCATGTTAAAAGCGGTTTCATCTACATCCAACAGATCTTTATAAGTTTTCACATTTTGTACAGTACCCTCTTTATCTCTGATAATAATATGGTCTCTACCTCTATCCAAGCAAAGAATGGTATTGTCTAACATTTCCTGGTATTTCTTATAGTACTCAAGTGTATATCTTCTTAAGTCCTCTAAGTCACCAGCTGTTTTATTTTTTCCTAGCCAGTCTATAAACTCTATGTATGTAGCCTTAGAAGTACTTTTAATAATAGGGCCTTCATCTGCATTATAACGAACCCCAATAGAAATATAACCAAGTGCAGCAATACTTGAAATAGGTTTATCCATTTGCTCATCCAGGTACTTCCCAAATTCGCTTCCTAAGACTTGTCTTGGATAGTAGGCGCAAATATCTAAAGTCTTGCAGAGATGTGGTGCTTTCTTAAATAGCTCACCAATGGCAGGACAAGTATCTATTATATACTCATTCCATAGCTTTTTAATTTCACTACCTATTTTTCCCAGACAGCCCTTACGTACCTCCTCATGAAACTTATCAGACCTGTTTCCGAAAAGAACCTCATAGTAGTTGCCTAAGGTGAATAGGTCTGGTTGACTAATAGATGTACTTAGTAGTTCTGCATCCTTCTCACCCTTACTTAGTAGAGACTCTAACTCGCTCACACTACTAGATGGTTTCAGGTTCTTAGACGTCAACTCTAGTGTAGTATTGCTGGTTAGGAGGTCGAATATCTTTTCTAGTTTCCTATTAATATTCTTAAGTGATTCTATATAGTTTCCTGCTCTCTTACACAACCCTTCATAGAATTCTGGGTAGCTTGCTTTAATCTTATCAGCGTCTATTGCATAAGGCCTGAACATAAATGGTAGGTCTTCTTCTATTTTTATGCCACCATTTTTGAAGTCTACCCCACTGAATACTTGAGCTTGATAGTCTAAGATTCTATCTCTCCTACCGTTTTCAATAATTGTAGTTAGATTTGGGCGAGATTTTTTAGAAACCCCCAATAAGAAGTCAAAATCTATGTAGCATTCCTGGGTTTTTGCTAGACCTATCAAGTCCATATCCGAGCTAACTTCATCCCAAGCACTTCTCTGTTCTTTTGTTAGGTGAGATTTTACTGCATTCTCAATATACAGTTTCAAATCTTCACGACATTTTTTATAATTTTCATACTCACTTGAACTCAATAACCATGAATTCGTAATTTCTAATCTGTCTTTCTTACTAATCATACTCATAAAATAATTGGTTATTACTACTAATAAGGAATCTAGGACAAAAAAGAAGAGACCAGAAATTAATCTAGTCTCTATCTCTTTTATAGTATTCTCTTAAGTTTTTCTATCATACTGTCTAAGTCATCACCTATTTCAATACTAACTGATTTTTTCCAAGTCTTAAGATAACTCCTAATACCTTTAGATCTACAGAATCTTATGAAAAGCTCTGGATCAAAATCAAATAAGTCTTCAACCGTTAACAGGTCTTTTCTATTCTTGAAATCTATTGTGTATGAATATGGATATTTATCACTACTAACAATAAATAAGTCACTAAGTTTATCATTTACTCGTCTGTAGCTTATCTTAAATATCTCGTTTTGTAGTGTACGAATCCTAGTAATTATTGGCCTTACCTCTGGAATCTTATCTATGTTTGAGGTTACCCAATTATTTAGCGACATAAAACTAGATAGACTTACAAACTCACTAATAATCACGGGCGGTTTTTTTGACATCTTGCTAAAATCTACCGTAATATTTATAGGTACTACTGCTTTACTGTACTTTTCACTTTTTTCCTCTGTGTAGATTGAATTAAGCTTACTACCATTAATGAACCCAATAATAGAAATACCATCCAGTGTTTCACAGATAGATGGGTGTTTCTGATAAATTTCATAGAGTGCAGGGTTATTATGTGTTATGTACAGCTCTATTAGTTTTTTCATCTCTACCGCAAGCTTGTCATGACTTTCTGTAGCATCCCACTCTGATAGATTATGATACCTTTCCTTTATATAACTGCAAATGATGTATCTATCACGCACGGATAACTTTCTCCTCAGTACATCTTCTCTAACGTATTCCTTTTTTAACATAGCTTATAGAGTTTTGGTAGTTCTTTTTTAAGTTTTGTCTTTGTCAGATTTTTATCACTAAGTACTTGACCTAACATATCTATCTTACTATTTAAACTTTTACATACACTAACATACCGAATGAGTAAGTTTTTTAAAGTATCATAAGCTTCTTTGTTTGTACTCGCCAAGCTTTCAAAACTATCAATAGAATAACTATCAAAAAGTCTAGGTAATTGATCTTTGAAAACTATTGTAAGGTCTCGAATTTCCGGGACAACACTCGTATCAAAAGTGCTGATATACCTACCGTTATATTCTTTAAATCTAGGAAGGATACTATAAAATGTAATACCAAAGTTAGGAAGATATTTCCCTATAAAAACATCAAAGAATGATCGTCTTATATCATCCTGTTTTAGTATACAGGATGGGTTTACATTTTTCGCCTCCTCAATTAGATTTAACATACTTTCTCCCAGCGAACTCTCTACATAGTACTTGACAGTATCTACTATTTCTTTTTTCAACTTAATAATCTCTAAGTAGTCCTTGGACGTAGAAATCCAAGAACTAGTTATTTTTAATCTTACATTATTTTCCATCTTACTTATAAGGTATTGACTTGCGTCTAGATCCCTATAGTTCTCTTATAAGTGTATAATTAAATTATCAATTATGAATATTAGCAAAATTTTAGATCAAGAGAATGTAGAGAAGAATCACCAACTCTATGCAGCTGGACTTCTCGATGTAGTTAATTTCCTAGAAGCAGATCTTTGGGGTCAGCTAGAAGAGGAGAACAGACTTAGAGGTATTGTTAAGACGTACCAGAAAAAAATTAATACTGCATTTAGTAAGATTAATAGCAGTACAACAGAGTCTGACATCCTTCTGTTTGGTAAGATCCTCTACTTGCATAAGGGATTACTGAGAAAAGAGTTCAACAGATTAACTACTAAGAGGTTATCTCCAGCTGATGCATCTATTACTATCATAAGACGCTTACTTAGTATTATACTTGAGGTCGAAGATCTTGAATGTAAGACTGAGGTAGAGAGTGTTAAGGATGTAATAGATAATCTTTGGGAGTATATTAAGAACAGATCAAAGAACGATTCCTTGTTTAACTTAGCGGATGTTGTAAAAACTAATCTCAATAAGGGAAGTCTTGGAAAATATGCGCTCGATGAATTTACCCTCAAAGAGCCAGAGTACACAAAAGATCCTATTCAAGATGATGGGGTCCGATTAAATGAAAGTAGTGATGCAGCTAACAAACTACTTGAAATAGAAATGTAATAGGAATGGACAGAAAAACAGTAAATACACTGATTGTTGATGATAATGACTTTGAGTGTAAGAAAGATCGCAGTAAGGTAACATTAGATGATATTAAGATGTCTAATATTGGTTTTATTGCGAGTGATCTAGAAAAGTATCCAGTAATTATCTATAAAGGTAGGCTTGGTAAGAAAGCGCTAAAATTGGATATCTAGGGAATGAAAAAAAAGTCTAAGGCCGGAGAATTAAATCTCTAACCTTAGGCTTTAATTTTTTTTTGTTCTAACCAAGTACATAGTTTAGAACAGTTTTTTCTCTACCTAATTTCTCATCATACTCTCTATCTAAGCATACGAGGTTGTCATAGTTGTAAGGGTAGAACATTAGATATTCATACTTAAATGAACCTCTATTTCTACTAGACGTTACTTCTACTCCATCCTGCTCATCGAGAATATCAAGTAGTATGTTTTTTGCAATATCGACCGTAATACCACACTGCTCATTTTCTTTGAACATTGGGTATGATAGTCTACATGCTAAGAGTGAATCTTGTACGACTATATTTCTAATGTCACTACAAGAACTTTCTAAGATAGATTCTGAAAGTTTTATGTTTTTCATGAACATAGTTAAAACTTCATTCTTTGGTCTATCTCCATACTCCTCTAGTAAATTTTTATACTGATCAAGATATTTATCAACCTTAATCATTGCTGACCTTTCTTCCCACTCACCTTCATCTGTAAGTGCTTCAAAAGTAATCAACAAGTAGCCATCTAATTCGGCTTGTAGTTTAAGGTTTCCCCACATACTGAAATATTTATTTTTCACCTGTTCGTAAAAACCTTCAACTCTTTTTCCTAGTTCTTTATCGAAACGTCCAATGATAGTAGATAAGAAATCCCTAATATCTACGCTTCCATTTTTGAACTTAGGACCTCCATCTACATACGCTGATTCAGGTATTGTAAATAAGAAGTCAATATAATCAATGCCATCAACCCACGTCTGTCTAATGTGAACGACGTTTTCAGAGCCGTTTGCATTGGAGGTGTTGATGCATTCTTCGCCAAAGTCTGCATTGTCATATACTACCTCCGTAAATAAATCTCTTACGAAGTCCTTAGATTCTGCTACGTTCCCTGTTTCGGTACTAGTAATAGTTCCATCAACTTCGTCAATCTTATAACCTGCCTCTTCAAGTACTTTCGTGTTTTGTTTTTCACGTTCTTCTAGTACTTGTAATTTCTGTTTAGATCTCTTATAAATCCAAACACCTACTGCGGCAATGAGTAAAGTACCAATGCCTAATTTAATTACTTTGTTCTCCATTATAATATCGAACTTTAGGTTTTTATTATTAGACTTTTATTACCTCACTCCGTTGTTAACCTTTGTAAATCCACCACGACGATTACCAGGTCTATTATCCCTGCGATGATCATGGTGACCTCCTCCGTTGTTATTGTGTCTATCTCCCTGACGATCACTACCACCAGGTCTTACATTACCCCACTTATAAAGGGTTGTGACTGTGGCAACAATTCCACCAATTGCAAGACCCGCAAAAATAGCTGAACTTGCATAATTGTCACTGTATGACTCGAGGACTGTTCTTTTACCGCCCTCTCTCTTACCATTGTTATTACTACCAATGATTCTAGACATCAATTCTAATTTCTTAAACATAATTTGTTCTCCTTTGTTTTATTTGTTGTTACTGTTTCTTCTCAACTCCTTAAGTTCTCTCTTACTTTTTCCGAGAGACTTATTTGTTAGGTCTGCACCAACTGCTGCAAGTGCACCTACTACTAATACAAGGAATCCTGCCTTTACTGCAAAAGATCCCATCTCGCCTAATGTGTCGCTTACTACTACACATCCTCTTCCGAACTTCTGCTTACGTTCGATTCTCTTTACTAATTTCTCACTCTTCATATAATTAATTTTAATTGTTAATAATTCATGTTTATTTTCTAATTATAAGGTTTTTAGGGGAATCTAGTTGAGGTGGATAAAAAAAGAGTGCGACAGTATTTCTGCCACACTCAATTCAATTAATAACTATCTGGAGAACTAATCCTTAATTTCAGATTTGGTTTCTTCTACAGTTTCTTTAATCTCTTCAGCTTTCTCTTGATATGCTGATTTAATCTCAGCATACTTTGACTTAACTGCCTCGCAAATTTCTTTGCGTTTGATTACTACAGCACTAACTGCTGCACCGAATATAGTTCCAAAAATGAATTTTCCCATGATTCTTCCTCCAATTTTTAGTTAAAATTGTTAGTATTATTGTACTTACGGTTGTTATTCCAACCGCCTTTGTACTTACCTTCCCACTTATTATGGTTAGGTTTCTGCTCTTCTGATTGAGCAGCTGTTGTCTGAGTTTCCTCAGCCACCTCTACAGGAGCTTCCTCCAATACTGGAGTCTCCTTCTTTGCGAACGCACCTTTACATGCATTCAGACCATCGTTACCTAAGGCAACGATCTTCTCACGAGCCGTCTTAGACCCGATCAATACACCTACAGCAGTACCAACTGCCGCAGCTACAATCTTACCACGATTTCTCTTAAAGAAACCTGGCTTTTTCTCTACTTGCTGAGCTACTGTCTCAGCTACGTTCTCTACTACTTTTTCAGCAGCATCTTTTAAATTCTTGTTCTCCATAACTTTATATTTATGAATCGTTAATAATTTGTTAAAATATCTCTTATAAATGTTTTATTATATTCTCATATATAAGGTTTCTAGGACATTTTAGACGTCAAAATCTGTGGAGCCTATTTTTATCTCAGGCGGGTGTATCTGGGGTGACTTAGATTCCTTATATGTGATTAGAATTTCCATTTATATTTAATATGATGTATTTTATTAGATTGAGACTTGGCCGTGAGGTTAGGTCTCAATTATTTTTTTTCATCACCCCAAGTTTTTCCGCCTGTTCATACAAATAACCTATCAAGTGCGCCCCAGGTTCCCCACTAGTACTAATACCTCTAGTGGTTAGTATATTTTCAACTAAGTGATAAAATTCATGTACTAGTACTCCACCTAAGTCTCTATCTTTCGCACTAATATTATCTAGTTCAAGGCAGATTAAGTACTTATTATCTACTACACACCCTCTACTAGTAAGGCCGCATGCATTTTTTAGTTGCTCCTTGAATCTTTCCTTTAGTTGATTATCTTCCGTATACTTCTCTGCTTCCTTGTATATCTCATCAAGTGTCCCTACCAAGATAATGACCCCTGTAAAATACACGTCTATGTCAATACAATATCTCTCCATAATAATAAAGAAAGAGAGCATACTATTTCTAATATACTCCCTTGTTTCTTAAATGTTACTTTCTAACCACCTACATGTCTCACTATCAATGTCATGCGACGCCCAGCCACATAGTGAAATATCTACCACTAAGACTGCACATTTCCTGTCTGGATCAAATCCATCTACCATATTTCTAAGATCTGATGGTGTATGCGAGTCTGTTGATACTACGTATGTGTTTCTGTTGATTTGTCTTATTTTTCTTCCAAACTTCCTACCTAGTTTTTCAGTGACCTCCAAGTATCTCTGTGCAACATCATTACTTGGTTTCAGTGAGAAGGTAATTAGAAAAGCTGCCATACTACTCCTCCTCGTGTGCTCCGTTTTCCATCAACCACTCTTCGATCAGCGTCTCAGTTACTTCATTCTGTTGACTAGCCTTCTGAATACTCTCCCAGATAGCTTCGAACTGCTTATCTGTGTATTCCATCTTAGACTTGTCACGATCTCTGAGAATCTGATCAACTATTTTCTGGATAGTCTCAGCATCTTCTGGATCTGCTGCAGCTTTTACTTGTACTGTGAGCTGTCGGATGTTATACTCCTTCTTAACATCTTCATCATCGCCCATTACAAACTCCTTAACAGCTGAGCCAGTCTTTTTGAGCACCTCCTTAGCACCACCAACCAAGTCTTCTCTCGTTGACTTAGGATTCTTCACAGTTTCTACAAAGTCCTTAATACTTTCTTTAGGACTCTTAGACATTTCACGAGCATCTTTGACAGCTTCGGTTAGCTCTTCTTTTACTACATCTGCCATTATTGCAGCTTTCTTCAAAAACTTTCTGATCTTACTCATACTTTTTATTTTATATTCACTAATAAGGGTTTTAGCGGTTCTCTTAGTTTCTTGTACCTCGCAGTAGTTGTCATAATAAAACCTATTACCAAGTATTCTATCAAGGTTCATGGCGATTAATTCTGCTAGCTTATCATGACCAAAACAGAATTCCTCAGGGTGTCTTAGTACATACTTAAGATCGAATAGTACATACTTCTCTACTTCCCCCGATTCACCTCCTCTGGTAATGGTAGACAATTCATTTCTACTACTCATTATAAACCTAAGCATTTCATGTTCTAAGATTGTCATGTACCTTAGAGTGATGTTTCCATTGTTAGTATTAGGTCCATCATCAATGCCGCAAAAATGTAGGTCCCCAGGATTTACAACGAGACCTGTTTCCTCCAATAATTCCCTGACTGCACCTCCTCTAATATACTGGTCTGCAAAATCATAGTATCCACAAGGCATACAATACAGACCTACATTATCAGGGCTACCAGGACCTCTCTTTTCAAACAAGAATAATAAGTTTTCTTCCGGATCCATGCCCTTATCATTCCAACAACACACTGAACATACTGTGGCAATGCTAGGAGAAAACCACCTAACCTTACCATCTTCCTTACAAGTAAACGGTTTATTTGTTTCCATAATTTTTTGAAATATAATCTAATTTCTCTTTAAACATTAGAGGACTTATTCCTGCCATTATTACCACGGCGGGAACATTTCTCCTACTCACGTCCTTTACAAATAACCAAGGAACAGCACCTAGGTTAATATCTTCGACTGACCAAGGACAATTACCTCCGCCGTAATTTTCTGGCAGATTATATTCTAGTGGGTATGTGCTGAAATATCCCTCATCATCCTCACTACCAACAAATGCAAAAGGTACTTCTATTATATCACCTTCAGAATTTTCATACGGTCCCCCTGCATTACAATCATAGGGTGCATCATTCCAGTCATCACCCCATTGTTCTAAGAGGTCAAGTCTTGTAAAATATGCGGAGTGTGTTCTACTGGTTCGATCGTATTCAGGATTAGGTAGGTCTTTATACACTACCTTAGAATTATACTGCATCACTCCATACTCTTTTACATAATCTTTATACTCCTGAGATTCAAAGTACTGTTTCGTTGATTCAGTAGGTCCGTATACAGTGGGACTTATTTCACTAACGTAACAGAGCTTGTAATTATTCAGGCTCTCATCAATCTCGTTCAATAATACTATCTTACTCATGGGAATACTTGTTTGAATGGTTTAATATTACCGCCCATTACATTTCGCTTACTGTTTTTATCCTCCAGTATTGCAAAACATATCTGACTAAACATATTCTCAAACTCAGATTCACTTAGGACTTCTCTGAATGATTCTGCTGTCTGTTGTGGATTATTACCATATGCACCACAACCAAAGGCACCTAGTACTAATTTTCTATGTCCCTCCAGTAATGCTATCCTAAGTATTGTTCGTATCTTACCTTTCAGTGTCGTCAAGTCCTTCTCCATCATTTCACCATTACTATTTAAGTCTGGTCTTTTAATGGCTGGTACTGTGATAACTGAGCAGGTGAAAGGGTCCGATAAGTAGCTGTAAGACGTAGCGGCTCTAAATACTGTTACGTTCCTGCTATATACTCCACCAAACTCAGATATAGGATATGCTTGCTTCACCAGTTTATCACCAAACGTACCTAGCCGCTTTTGATCACAGCTATATAAGGACCGAACTAGGCTGCTCCTCCTACACAGCTCTTCTTCCTGTGCTTTAGATCCTCTCTCAACACCACCACCAGGACAATAGAAAGATGCCATATTAAGTACAGCACAATCAGGACCTAGTTTTTTAGCAGCGAGTAGTGTATCTGTGTTCTCTACCCAAATCTTAGTAGGGCCAGAGGGAGCATAGTTTTTATTTTTCACACTCAATGTTCTCTTATAGTATCTAGAAGTTGGTAAGGTTAATTCATGCCACTTACCGTCAGAATCTAGATATCCTTCATTACTAATTACATCACAAGTGTCTTTAAAAATTTCTACTAATTCACTTTTAGATTTTGTCATGTCTCTTTGATTAATTTATATTATTAAGGATTATAGGCTTATTCCTTCTACTACATTACTACCTTGTTTTAGCATACTTAGTTCATCATAGATTTTTCTCTTGAGTGTACCTGGTTTAGGGAGGGGATAGAAAACAGTACCTCTATTATCCCATAACCAATCATTTAGGTCACTCACAGGGGAACCAAATATTGTCTCAACTTCAGGCTCATAGTAGAACCATTCATCTAAGAACTCAACTTTATAATCGGCAAGTCTTAGGTGAAGTTTTAATTCCATTGTTCTATCTCCCTCACGCCAAGCAATAAATTCGCCCATTGGATTATGTAGGTTATATGCGGTTTCTCTTGTCTCCTTACTACCGTCCCCCGTATAACCTACCTTAACTGCTTTCCTTGAACTCCTGAAAGCACCAGTTCCAAATAAATATAACATAATGAAAAAATAAAAATGCCAACATTACCTCGACACAAAACAAACGAGGTAGGCATTTGACCAACATCTTAAATAAATAATTACTCTTGATTAATTTATGTACCTATTATTTTCCGGTACCTTTTCTACATCTTCACAAATTCTATAACATTGCCTGGCCTATTGATGTAACAAGTGGTAATTCCTGTGTATGGATTGGTAGTGTACAGTTTAACATTGTACGGCTCACCTTTCTCATTGACCATACCATCATAAGAACGACCCATCCAGTCTGTACTTAAGTCACCAGGGACTGTTTGATATCCTGAGTAACCTGTCGATAAGCTAGGGTCGTTGATTAAGTTATATGAATTCTTATCAAATAACCTATTAACATTACTAGCTACTGACGAAAGTGACTGAATAATCTCCATAGTGCCTCCGCAAACCATCTGACCAATTTTCAGACCATTCACTACGTTACGTCCAAATTCACTGTTCATTGCATTACCACCACATTGATTCTGAGGCTGCGCTTGAACTCCTGTGTTGTAGGATGGATTTGAACCCCTTGGAGGAACTGTTGAAAAACCACGTTCTTTTATCTGTTGTTCTGCTGGCATGTCATCAATACCCTGAGGTCCTTGGTTAGAATTACTCTTACCCAATTCCCTAATGCCTGCGAAAACAACTGCACCACTTACTGCTGCCACTAATACTTTAAGACCTAGAATGGCAATTTTAGAATAATTAAGATTCATCTAAGATTCTTTTAAATGTTTGACTAAAAATTTTCTTTTTTTCATAATAATTTTACTAATCTACCAGTCGGATAATTGATTCTCTAGCGCTATTTTTCGATTCAAATATCTTCACTTATAAGGAATAGAGACCTTTGTAATACGGAAGTCTTCAATCCCTTATAATTGATAGAGCAAATGTTGTAAGGCTTATATATGTTAATTGCCTTGTGTAAAACTATTAAAATGAACTTTTCTAGTTAGCTTGGCTCTATCATTTTTTTTTCGTCCCCATGGAAATAAAAAAGAAGGAGAACTTAACTGTCTCCCTCTTTATTTTCTTTTTCTTCTTTACCACAGCACCAGTATTTTACTGTTGCTTTAATCTCTTTCCATACCACACTCAGAAATGTTACTGAGAGTGGCTTCTCTGTAATATTATTCATATCTTAAAATATTATTCGGTTAAATACTCTACTAATTCTCTCTTGACTTTGTGGAGCCCATGCATGATGAGCTTACCAACTATTATCGATCCAATTACTAGAACCATCATCGTTGTATAGATGACTGTCCAAAATAAGATCCAACTTTGATCCACAGTCATAATTGTATGTATTTGATTGTTAATATCTTTATTACACTAATAAGGGATTTAGGACATCATAGGGAGCAAAAAAAGAGTAGCCCAATCTCACGACTAAGCTAACTCTCCCAATAAAATTATAATTATGACTTTGTATATACACCTATAAGGTTCCTAGGGCTCTTGATTACAGACCTAACTTATTAAGCACCATTTCTATGTTATGCTTTATGAGTACCTTATCACTATCACTCCACTTATCCTTTTTCATCTGAAGTTCTAGTGTTTCTCTTGCATTCAGCTGCGCATCCATCTTAGTAAACCTGCTACATTCCCAATCAATTATAGCAGCTGTCCAGTCCACCTTACACCAACCATGTAATTTACCATAGTCTAGGTGATGGTCTGCATGTGTTCTGTGAAATTCTTTGACAGTAGGATACTTACAGAATAATTTTAACCAGGGCTTTTCTATGTCATGGAGTAGGTATTTCCATCTCCAGACTTTATGATTTAGCGCAGTCATTTGGAAAGCAGACCAATGTGCAAACCAATACTTAAAACTACTCCTATCACTCCTACGAAAACCGAAATCCCTGGCAAGAAACTTTCTAATTTCTTCAACTACCTGCAAGCTGAATTTTTCGACATCATCTCCAGCCTTAAATTCAATAAGGATTGTCGGAAGGCATATTTCTGAGTTAACCATATAGAATCTCATCAGCTGTACACCTCCCCCTTGATCATTAAAATCAAGAGTCAAAGATGTATAACCTTTACTTTCTTCAAGGAAATCTAGACATATTACATACTCGTTTTTATTCTCCTCGAGTTCTTCTAGTCTAGCACCATACGTAGATAGTTCATTGATCTTACCACATAGGTACTCTGGTGTTAATTTTTCTTCCATTTTTATCGTTTCAAATGTTACTACTTCTGCATCGGGTGATAGTTTGAAATACTTCTCGTCATCACAAAATAGCGGAGAATTATCACCAAACCTAGCGTTCATAAGGTCTTCAAATTCTGCAGACTCTTTAATAAATGGTTCACACTCGCTTATCTTATCTGTGGGTGAGTAGGATACGAGAAATATTCCTTTATCCTCGCAGTAATTAAATCTGATCGTTAACCACCTATAACGGCCTACTAAGTACTTAAACCAATCTCTAAGTTCTTTTTCTATCTTACTTTTCATAATACGTGTATATTGAGGGACTGTATAAGTTAACATTATCATATCCCACATCCATTACTTCTTCTATATAATCTTTTACTAGGTCACAACTTCTGACTAATGATTTCTCACTAAGCTGATCTTCCCAAAGTTTATTAGTAGTTAGGCTCCCATTACTGTTAACTATTATCGACTTAACCTCTAATTTTCCATCAGGCTCATTAATAGTGATTGTAAGTTCCTCTGAATTTCCTTCTAACTTTACAATAAGGGTTTCACAAGGAACAGCACTAGTAAAATCGTAGACTTTGTATTTACTACCTACTAGTCTACTCATTAATCTTGTTTTTATTGTATAACTATCTAATAACATTTCATCACTTCTTTTCATTGTTCTCACTAAAGCGGACTCTGTATTATTTACACAGGTAAGGGTTCTAGGGCCGTGAAACTAGAAAGCCTTGAAAACCTTAATAGTGTAATGAGAATTAAAATTTTATCTTATGTTAATATGTGTAATATGTTAAGAAAAATTTTAGTAGATTGCCTTTGTTCATCGGTGACTAGTAACGGTTCGAATCCGTTCAGAGGCACTATGAGCTATTCCACAGATAGTTCATTAATAATTAACGTTAATTTTATAAATCAATTAAGATGAACAAATTTTTAATCTACACAAGTAACTTGGATAGAAATCCAAGAAGCATGCGAGATGTTATTAAGTTTGCTCAGCAGACTCCAAAGTTCTATCTAGCAAATGTAGAGCTCAGTGATGTACTAGGAGATGTCCGAGAAGGTGATAATATTATCACTAAGAAAGGAAACTCTATCTATGTGATTAGAGCAATCTCCGAGTCAGTAGATGACTGGTCAGATGAGACTAGGGAGTATGTAGAAGAACTTTCACGCCAGTATGGACTTAAGAGGTGTAATATTACAAGTATTGCACAGGTGGTTAAGTTTGAGACCTGGTGTAAGCAAGGAAGAGCAATTATTAACAAAACAACAAAAGAAAAAACAATGGGAAGTATTAGCAATCTCAGCAAGTCAATGTTTGCAAAGTTCATGCCTGCAAAGGCAGAGGGTGTTCGCGTATCAATGGATGGTAACATCTGTGTTGAAACTAGCGAGGGTTATGTAACAATCGACGCCAATAATAAGTTGGCATCTTACCCAGAGGAGTTCACAGTTGATCTTCCAGTGTTCACAATTTGCAAGTCAATTGATCAGTTGGCAGTTGGTGATATCATCAAGTGTCCTAAGAGCTATGCTAAGATCACAAAGATCGAAGGTGAGAAGTTGACAGCGATCAGCTTTACCGGTACAGGTAAGGTTGTTCACACCATCAAGGATATCTTGTTCAACCAGACAACAGTTCGCGTTGTTGTATCAATGGTTGGAAACATTGGTGGTCAGATGAACCCAATGATGATGATGGCACTTATGGACAAGGAGTCTGGATCTGGTAAGGGTCTTGACACAACTGCCTTGCTTGCTATGATGTCTATGAACCAGAATGGTGGAAACCTTGGCATCAATCCAATGATGATGATGCTCATGGGCGGAGGCGATGATAAGTCATCACTCAAGGATCTTCTACTCATGTCTGCAATGACTGGTGGTAATGGATTCAATATGTTCCAGGGCTTCGGTGGTATGCAGCAGGGTCCAGCAAAACCAGCAGCAGAAGTAAAACCTGAAGGGGAAGGCGCTGCTGAGTAAGTAGGATTATTGAGATAGGTACTTTTCTGTGGGAAGTACCTATTTCTTTTTAGAATTAGGATAGTATGAGTAATGCAATTTTTAGATTCTTAGGTTATTATACTGATTACGAGTATAAGATCCAAGGAATGAAGGACTATAAGAAAGCCGGTAACACTGCTTGTTTTGCTGAGGCCCTTCAAAAAATGAGATCTAATTTTGAAACGAGTGAAAAATTTAGCGGGTCTTACAAAATCAAGATCTATAGAACACAGTATCAAATTAGTAAGAGTAAAAGCAATTTCTGCCTACTTAGTAAGAAAGAGATCAGAGATTATATCAATATTCTCAAGAAAGTGGTTAAATTCAGGTGGAGATTCTTGAAAGACAATAAAGACTATTTTACTGTCAAAGTGGATATCCAGGAGGGTTATCATACAACACATAGGGCAGTTCTATTTTGGATTAGAAACTTATACGAGTTCCCATTTAATGTACTTGTGAAAGATGCTGAGTTATTCAGAAAAGATCACAGGTATAGTTATATTGGTGCTCTCAACATACACAGACTTGTTTATATATCTAATTGTCTTAAAGAAGATTGTCATTCAATGTTTAAGTATCACTATAATAGTCTTGGGACATTGGATGAATACAAGAGAGCGTTTAACTATGACAGAGATTTCTACGTGTCTGATGCAATCCGTGATATTGTTAACAGTATTGAAATTGAGGGACCAATCGGAACTGCTTGTTCCGACTCAGATAAGCTTAGGACTCTTGAATTTTGGACTGAACCAGATCAAGACTGTCCGCAAAGGAAAGATAGGTTTGAAGTGTACAGTAAGAATTTAAAACTTTATACTAGAAAAAGATGAAAGTATTTGTAGTAGGGCCAGCAGTTTATTATGCTAAGTTTCTGAAAAATGTAGAACTAGTAGAGAAACAAGAAGATGCTGATGTGGTATTGTTTACAGGTGGTGAAGATGTTGATCCAAGCACCTATGGACACCGCCGACATCCTCGCACATATTCAAACATACTGAGAGATGAGGAAGAAATCGAAGTGTTCAAGAAGATTCGTAATGATCAGCTTGCATTTGGTATTTGTAGAGGCTCTCAGTTCTTATGTGCAGTTAACGGCGGAAAATTGGTGCAAGACTGTAACAATCATGCAATAGGTGGCACACATGAGATAACTGATGGAAAGTCTGTGTACGATATAACATCAACCCATCACCAAATGCAGTATCCATATAACCTGGGGGACTCTGAGTATGATGTTCTCTACAAGTCACTAGAAAATAGGTCAAACTATTATGAGGGAGACGATGAAATAGATAGTGACAAGATAGAGAAACTTGGAGAGCCTGAGATTGTACTGTATAAGGTAGAGGGAAATCCAGTATCTCTTGCAGTACAGGGACATCCAGAAATGATTCCTACATCACCAGTTGCGGAGATGATTAGTGAGTTAGTAGAAAAATATAGTAAGGAGGTTAAGAAAGTATGAGACTGAGAAACATTACAGTAGGTGCAGATCCAGAGCTTTTTATAGTTAACGAAAAGACTGGAAAAGTAGTATCATCAATTGGTATTATCCCAGGTGAAAAGGGTAATGCATGGAAGTCTGATGATATGCCAGAGGGATTTGGTATTGAGATAGATAATATCCTAGGCGAGTTCAATATTCCACCTTGTAGAACTAAGGAGGAATTCATTAACAACATCGAATATATGAAAGATTATATTGATAGGTTTGTTAAGGAGAAGAACCCAGACTTAGGAATTCAATGTATTGCATCAAGAGAAGTGGATGAAGATCAATTACAGTCAGATGAAGCTAAACTCTTTGGTTGTAGTCCTGATTTCAATGCTTATACTGAGAGGGAAAATGAGAAGCCTGATGGTGAATCAACAAATCTTAGGTCAGCGGGTTTTCATATTCACATTGGATATGATAACAATGACATAGATACTTCAGTCCAGCTTGTTAAGTACTTGGATCTCTACTTAGGGGTTCCAGCAGTAATTGATGATCCCGACAAGAAGAGAAGATCACTTTATGGTAAGGCAGGTTCATTCAGACTTACACCTTACGGAGTTGAGTATAGGTCATTATCTAGTGCTATGATGAAGGATAAAAAGACCCTCAAGAAAGTTTGGTATAGAATTGTATCAGCCATAGATGCATTCAATTATGAGAAAGAACTCCCATCATCTAGTGCAGTAAGAAAAGCGATTGATAACAGTTCAGTTGAGATGGCTAAGAAATTAGTTGAACAATTTGACCTAGTATAAAGTTATGTGCGGAATATTTGGAATAATTAATAAAAAGAAAAGCGATTTTGATAAGACAACATTTAATGTCTTGGGTATTAATAATGACACTAGAGGAGGTGATTCTTGTGGAGTTTTTATTGATGGTCGCTATGAGTATGGTGTAGACGATAAGAGTTACTATGAGGAATTTTTTGAGACAAGTAAGATCTTAAAGACTACCACTAAGTGTACTATTGCAATCGGTCATGATAGGAAGGCAAGTGTTGGTAAGATTGATAAAACTACTGCACAGCCAATAGTCCTCAAAAACAAAAAAGGTGAGGTAGAGTTTGTAGTGATTCATAATGGAACTATCTACAACTATCTTGACCTGGCTAAGAAGTATATCCCAGGTATTAAGATCGACGGCCTAACAGATTCACAAGTTATGGCAAGAATCTTTTACTACAAGGGATATGATGTACTAGAGGAGTATAATGGAGGTGCTGTATTTGTAGTCGTTGATTATAGACAGCCAAAACCTAAGATACTATTTTTCAAGGGCGCATCTAAGAAGTACAACACAGGCAAAGAGATGGATGAAAGACCATTTTACTTCTCAATTGATCCAAAGCAAGGGTTAGTATTCAGCTCCATCAGTACATACCTTAAAGCACTTAGGCCAGAAGGAGAGGTATATACTATCAAAGCTAACCAACTGATAGATTACAACAATGAGACCTGTAAGATGACAATTATTAAGAACGTTGACAGGTCTAAACAGCAACAGACAAAGGAATACACGAACAAGTATACTTTTGCTAGTGAAACTCCTACTAAGTGGGGCGGTTATAGTAACAGTAAATACAGTTGTAGTGGGTATACAGAATCGTCCTATGTGAAGGTTGACTATCTTAGCAATACTTATTCAAACAAAAAGGGTAAACTACACGGAGAGTATCATATGACAAGATATGGAAAATTCGTGAGCCCTGATAGTAAAGATTCAGAAGTATTTAATGTCTGGTTCTTTAACGGTATTGCGCTGAAAGGAAGGGAGGAATTTAAGTTTCTTGAGTATTTTAACAAGAAAACAAAACTGGATATCAACAAGTTCACAGAGAGATATCAGAACTTAGTGAGGTCAATCAGTGTGGATGGCCTGTACTGGAAGGAGATAGATGGTGAAGAGTATCTAGTAAGGGCAATTAGTACAGATGATTTCCAGAAGTTTACAGGTGGTTTTCAGATGTTAGGCCAATCTAGTAATAAACAGTACTTAGTTGGAAGGTATACTGGTGACTGTTACTCTGGATTTGATAGACCTTTCGTATTTAGAGATGAGAAAGATAAGTTCAATATCAAAAGCTTCTATAAGATATGCAAGTTATTGATGAAGTCAGCGGTAATAAAATAGATGCGTTTTCAGCCATCAAGGTAATCGTTGGGCTGAATAAAGAAGATGAGACTCTTATTTATGGTTATATAGATTCAAAACATTTAAACCTAACTAAGAGAGTACTAGTAGGTTCCAGAGGTGCGATTATGTATGTACTTACTACTAAATTCCCTGAAGATGAGCTATTCTTCAGTAGGTATTATGGTATGTATAGGACTAAGATAGGCCTCTCTCAAGCAGATATACAGAGAGAGTCTAAAATTCTAGGTAAAGGTAGTTTTCCGTATAGCTTTGAAAGGATGTATGAAGCAGTTGACAACTTTCAGATTTTCCAAGACAAGGATAAGCTGATTGATACTGAATTCAAACATCCCCTCGCTAAACAGATGAACTATACATTCGGCTTAGAGTTTGAGACATGTAAGGGCTATATACCAGAGGATATTTGTTTCAGAGATGGACTAATTCCGCTTAGAGATGGATCTATTAGTGGGCTTGAGTATAGTACTTTGGTTTTGCAGGGAAATTCTGGACTATCTATGCTAAAACAACAGATAGGTACCTTACAGGAATATACGAGGTTTGACAAAGATTGCTCCTTACATATTCACTTTGGTGGTTATCCATTACAGGCTGATAAACTATGGGCACTTTATTCAGTGTGTTATAGAATTCAGGACAACCTTAAAGGATATGTACCTAAGTTTACATTTTATAGTAGTAGGTATAAGAGTTCTGGGAAGGATTATTGCAAATTCCTACCAGACTTTGATAGCTTTAACGAACTATATGAAACTTTTGTAGGGAGAAGATTCTTTGGTGACTTATCTCAACCACATCCAAATGATCCAAAGAGATGTGCTAAGTGGAGAATCCCACATAGATATTATTGGGTTAACTTTATAAATGCAATGTGCTATAAGGTTAACAAGACAATCGAATTTAGATTACTTAGACCAACATTTAATTATGCAAAGATAACATTATGGATGTATGTGTTTAATGCAATCTTAAAATATGCCGACAAACATTCAGATACTTGTCACTTAGGCCTAGATAAATCAAGCCTAATGATTTCGGATATACTGGATGATGTCTACCCAAAGAGACTTGCTAGTAAAATTAAGACTAGATGGAATCGTCTTAGTAAGGCAGTATTAGATCAAGAGAAAAAGGGAGATTACATAGGCAGTAAGGTTGACATAGATAACAAGTACATACCAGTATTTGAGATAATCTAAAGAACGAAAAGAAAGTAGTAGAAAGTTAAATTCTACTACTTATTTTTTTTTACAATTCCTCAATCCATTTCAGAACTAGATTGATACAAGACTCTACATCATCCCAGTGACATTGTTCATATGGTTGATGCATGTTTCTGTTAGGCAAGCTCAATAACATGGTCTCACAGTTAGTTGCATGTTCCTGTATTGCGCTCGTATTAGTACCTCCAGCCCTACCAACACCAATCTGATAAGGGATGTTATTCTTCTCTGCCAAGTATTTCATAGTGTCACCGATTCTTCTTGACTTAGCTGGGCCATATTCTATTACTACACCCTTGCCCAGACTAATATCACCGTACATTGCTGAACTGATACCAAGATCTTTTTCAGTACTTGGGCAAACGTCAAAATCGATGCTTATTTCGGGGTCAACTCTTCTGGCTAGTACTTTTGCGCCTCTAAGTCCAGACTCTTCACCTGCTACACCTGCACCAAATAGTGTGATGTTCTTTTTCACGAGCAAGTCTTCATCTACCCTGCGCAAGATCTCAGCCACGATATACACCCCGAGTTTATCATCGAGACTATTACCAACAATGAATTTACCTGAGGGACCAAAGTTAATATTCTGTTCATACTTTGGATAGACTAAGAGAGTACCTACACCAATACCAAGACCTTCAAGCTCCTTCTTATCAGTGCATCCAAAGTCAAGGCATAAGTCCTCCATCTTAGCAATACTGTCATACTCAATACCTGTCTGAACATGTATCGCCTTGTACTGAATAATACCGTCCACCATTCCATCTTTAGTGAGCGCAGAAAGTCTAGAACCAGGTAAGACACGACGATCTTCACCACTAATTCTAACTATCTTACACATACCAGATTCAGTTACCTCACTCACTAAGAAACCAAGTTCATCATAGTGGCCTGATAGTAAGATAGGGGTACCATTGATAGCACCCTTCATGAATACTGAGTTCTGAAATTTGTCGGTGAATGCATGTCGACTGAAATCTGACATGTGATTGTTGAATACATCAACTGCTGCATTCTCATAACCTGTTGGAGATGGTGCCTCCAATAATTCCTCTAAGAACTTTTGATTTTCTTTCATTTCTTTTTCTATGTTTTTATTCATTACAATATTAAGGTATCTAGGGTAATACAGAGTCCACTTCAAGGCCTTCAAAAAATGACGTCTAGGAAGCCTCAAAATCCTTATTAGTGTAATGATAATAAAGCATTACCTGAAGGATATTAGAACTAGATTCTAGTATCCTACTATATTTTCATGTACTTGAAACGAATAGTACTAGTATTATAATGAGCCTGAAGGTGGTCTACGGGAGATTATAGTACGAATAATTTAATGAGGTGACATTAACTTCGGCTTGGCGAAGTAAAAATAGTAGACGTATTTCACTATTAATCAGTGATTGATTTGAAGTGGGAGTTTGTTATACCCGTGAAATATATAGGCCGAGCGCGTATAAAGGTTTTAAGGACACATTATGACAGACCTACATTTAGTGGGACTGTCTGTGTAACAAAATAAAGATTAAACTATATCGAAGAGTTATAGTTGGATATGTATGGACTGAACATGAGGAATGATCAGCAGCAATATCAAAACACAGTAGTCAGAATATTATGACGAACTGAGAAATAATAGAATGTATGTATTGACAAGCTATTAAAGTATCGGGGTGGACTACTAGGGATTAAGTAATACAACTTAATTATTAGGTGAGGATTATATCGGTTGATATAGGACCTTGGTATAGTATTGAAGAAGTACTATTGCTCCACCTAATTAGTAGTAGGAAGTCTAGATAAGAGAAGTATCTAGCAAGTTATTAAACTTTATGACATTATTAACAATAAAAATAAAAGATTATGGAAAATGATTTAAGTAACAAGGCCAGTTTAGCCTGGATTTTAGGAGCGTTCTTCGCATGTCAGATCTTCATTGACGTAAGAACTAGTCATTACAGATCACGAGAGAAAGCTCGATATGAGAGACTTAAAGCAATGGTAAAATAATCAAAAAAATTGCATTATGAGTAATAATACAATAACAGTTATCGGGGTTACTGCATTTGTAGCCCTCGCAGCAATTTTTGAAGTTCGCATTAGAAAAGTGGACAAAGAAGCTGAACAAGGTTGGAAAGACTTAGAAGATAAGATTTCCAAAGGTTATAAACCTAAAGGTACTGAAGGATAGTAAGTACCTAGACATTATTAACATTTTAAATTAAACGATTATGAACAGTTTTGTAAAAGAAGTTAAGAACGGAGCTGTATGCTCTGCAAAAGTAGGTGCGTGTGTATTCGTAATACACGGCGCGTTGTCAGTAGTTAATTTAATCCTCGGCGCAGGTAGCAAAGAGGAAGTAGAGAAGACACCAGAGGCTAGTTCTACTGGTGAACAACCTTTAGAGAGTGCTAAATAGTACTCTCAGAACATATTAACAATTTAAAAACTTATATTATGGATAAAGATCTTAGAGGAGAGAGAATTACTATCCTTACTGCAATAGTAGTATTGATAGTAGGATTCATCTGGAACGTTAGCAATAAGGTTCTAGATAAGGTCGATAAGTAGAAAACCAATAAACGGGGTCTGTGAAAAGGCCCTAATGACATATTAACAATTTAAACAAAGATTATGAAGAAAGAATTATCAGATATTTCTACTATTAGTATAGTAGTTTTATCAACTACAGCTCTGAAGTTATATGACTTATACAGAGCAAAGAGAGTTAGAAAATTGTATTCTAAACTAGAAAAATTGGAGGAAGAAAGCAATGAGAAATAATACAATTGCAATCGGATACGTGACTGTTATGGCGGTTGCGGCAGTGGTTGTCAAGAAATTTTATGACAGCTTCGAAAAAGATTTATTAGAGGATATTGAAAAATTCTCTAAGAAGAAAAACCAAACAAGTGCTGAAGAATAGTAAGCACTTAGACATATTAACAATAAAAAAATAAAGATTATGAAAACTATAATGAGTGGATTATCAATACTTTCATTTGTATTGTATTTTTTGTGTGTAGTCGTTCTGCACTTTAAACTTGGAAACGACACAGTTAACTTGGTATGTGATATATACCTGGTAGTTATGGTAGTAGTATATGGATACTACGGAACAAAGATCTGGTGGGAAACACTGGATAAATAGATATATATAACCGGAGACGCAGTTGAACATGTGTTTCTGGTTATATTTTTGCGTAATCAAGAATATAAATACTTGATCTGATGAGACATGTTTTGTCGAAACGCAGTAAAAATATTGATAGGAACTAAAGCTTCCAGAGGTTATATATTTTATAGTTAGGGTAAGTAATTACTCTAATTATTTTTTGCCTTCTTGATTCCCCTAAATTCCTTATTAGTGGTTAAATAAAACGTCTTTAGCTTAGCTTGTCTGTGATAGATAGGTTAAGCTTTTATTTCCCCTTGATTCCTTAACTATGTATGAAGGTTGATGAAATATTAGAAAAGTATAGTAGTGATAATATTGACCTACTTTATAATAGGTTAGTAGGATTAACAATTGGGGAGAACTGGGAATATGACTATGAGGCATTTAAAAGATTCTATGGTAATGTGGATGATCTATGGCTTGTATTATCTATGTGTTAAGAGAAGCGAAAAGAAAAGTAGTAGAAATTAAATCTACTACTTATTTTTTTTTTCAATCCCTGTATAGTCCATTCGCTTTTATTATATCCCATGTACCTTTAGTTATCCATGGAAGAGGAATCTTATTATCTCTCAGCAAGTTTCTAATGGCGGAAGAACTCACTGTGATACTCATGTCGGATACTTCACTACAAAAACCTGGTCTACTTATTTCAACAGTATTCCAGTTTTTTAATAATTCTTCTCCTTTATACCATTTCGACATATCTTTCACAGTGTCAGTCCCGCCAAGTATTACAAACTCAATATCCCTAGCGTATAAATTTTTCAGTGCCTCTAGTTGATCGTAGGTATAGTAATTTCCATCTTCGTTCTGCTTACTTACTGTCTCAATGCCAAACTGATCCTTACTAAAGCCAGATTCATACGTAGCGGACCTTATCATATCAGCCCTTAAGTCAACACTCACCGCCTTCCTATGTTTCCAAGGATTTTGCACGGCTGGTAAGAACAATACTTTATCAACTAGCCCTTCATTCAAAACCTTACTAACTATTGCAATGTGACCTATATGAATTGGGTCAAAACTACCAAGTAATATTCCTATCTTCATCTCCACTTAATTAATTTTTCTGGGTTCCTTACTAATTCCTCTAACTCATGCAATTCCTTCTCATAGCTTGGGTACTTATAATACTTTTTAAATGTATTATCGCTACTTTTAAAGAAATCTAGACTAGACTTTGCATCCATACGTGCAAGTTCTACTGCATAATTTCCTACCGACTCTAGGTAAGGTAACTTTAACTTACCATTCCTATCTAGTAGGCTACTACTAACCTCATCTTTTAAGTACTGTGGGAGATCTTCAAAGCTAATGACCTTACGATTACTATACAATAAGTCATTTATAAATAAGCTCCTGTGATCTTCCGTTATGTTAGTACAAATGACAGTATCAAAGCTAGATTCATCTATTATATCAGCAACATGAAGATACAGGTCAGCGATATTAATATTTCCTGGGTCTAATATAAAATATTCATCGTCTTCTATATTTACTATAAAACTATAATCAATCATATTCTACTAAGCAGGTCAAAAATTAATTGATATACTATTGCTGCTCCTGTCACTATATAACACAAGCTAAACGCAAGCTCTGGTAGGACTACTTTATTTATATAGTACTTTCCACCATGACTCTTTAAGAAACAATACTTAACTGTGTCATATCTTTCTAGTAGCTTAACATAATAGAAAGTAGTGATAAACACAAACACAGTAGAGCAAGCTGATACTAAGTGAATATGTCCCACTAGTAATCTGATCACGGCTATTAGTACTACCATAAACAGATTAATACAACTCAACCAGAACATCTTTCTCTTGACTGATTGAAACCTTAGGTAATCTTTTTCTGAACTCCAATATCTTACCATCCCATATAAAATGTAAATTGTTTTATCATAAATGCCGTATAACCTATGAAGTAAATAATAATAAAGACATTCATTGCTTTTAATATTCTTACATACTTATTATAGGTCTTCTCTATGTTGTGACGATCTAGGTCATCCAATCCCCTATTATTGACCCTGCATACATTAAATGTAAAGTCATCTATATTTACAGTGTCAATCAACATTACAGTACTAACGATAAATAATGTAGCCGCTAAGTAAATTATCATGCTAAAAATTGTAAGTAGTACCACTAAGCCCACGTACCAACTTACTCCTGATTCCCCTAGTAGTTCTGACTTGTCGTACTCAATCTTAATAGTACTGCCAATATCGTGTGTTAGGTAAGTCTGTGCATCAACCTTTCTTACCCAATTATACTTACTATTTTTCAGGTACAGATAGTAAGTACTTGATTTCTCTTCGTTTTCTGCTAGCTTATTGACTATCTTCCACTCGCTTTCTACCCTTGTGTGGTACTCTCTTGCATAGTCTTTCATGTCACTACGAAAAATCCATTGTAGTGATAATACGAACAGTGATATAATAATTAGAGTGCTCGTTATTCCTACCTCAGACCACGCATTTTCACCTACAGTAGCCCACCAAATACTAGTCTTCAATGGCTGGTTACCTTTCTTAGACTTTGCCTCGTAGTTCATAGACATAATGTTAGGTAGTATACACACCAGATTTCAAAGGCAGAAACACACAGAACAACTCCCAGTATTCCAAGCTGTAAGTAATCCTCATACTTAACAAACTTATCTGTTATCCAAAGTTTATCAACCTCTTTATCAAACATTAGATTATGTTCTTCTACCCTCCGTAAGAACAGGTAAGTGGAAGTTTCAATATTCCAATCTAAGAGGCCAGGTATGATAAAAACAGGTAGTGCTATAATACACATTGTAAATAGCAGCATAAAACAAGTGACTTTATATCCACCAATTGACTGAAGCTCATGATCTGTTGCCTCCGTTGTCAGTGTGTCGCCTACATTAAAGCTATCATAGTCAACCTTGTCTAGTCTCTTGTTTGTATAGTACTTACCCTTCTCAACTTTAACATAGTAGTCTGTCCTGTCCGTACCTTTGTCTACGTACTTACCAATAATCTTCCACTCTATGTTTTTGTTAAGGTCAGCTACACTCCTAAACTCTTTGACAGTGTCCATAAAAATTAGTTGGGTTACTACAGATACAGCAGCAATTACAAGTACTGCACCAACTACTCTCACTGTTTTTAAGAACTCTCTCCTATTCTCTAGGATCCAACTGAAACGAGATACTAATTTTCTCTGTCCAGACTTTTTTGCTTCTGATTCGTAGTTCATTATTTTATGCTAGCTTACAAGTTAATATTAAGTAGTATACACACCAAGTAGAGTAACCTATCATTAGAGTAACCACTATACCTTTTATTAGGTTATATCTGGTTACGTACAGGTCGAATTGTTTTTGTATTCTAGGATCATCTACCCCTACTCTATTATTCTCTGACATAATCCAGCTCCTGAACCTAGAATAGTCTGTATATCCCTTCTCAAAAAAATCAGCTACATTGCAAAATACTGCAATAAGCAATAGTGTCTGAATTGCAAGAGATACAAATCCAATTATCGCAAGATATTCAGGCTTGTTCTCAGGAAATAAGTCACTCTTAGTATATTCTATTGAGATCGTACTTCCGACATTAGTAATATTATATCCAACATTACTAACTTTCTTTGCCCACTTGTACTTACTATCTTGAAGCACTAGGTAGTAAGTATTATCTCTAAAGGTGTCATCTACAAACTTACCAACAACACGCCACTTTGAGATTGTACTAGTCTCCCACTCGCTTATCTGTTCCTTAGCTGTCCCGAACATCAGAAACTGTGCCACCATTATAGCAGCAAGTACGGTAGACATTATACAAATTGTCCTAACAGTTTCCCTAGCTTCATGGTTACTGTTATAAAAGATCCAATAAAAACTCGATCTTAATTTTCCATTTGACGTTTTCTTCGTCTCTGCTTCGTAATTCATTTTCTCATATTTTTTGTTAATAATCTACTAATAAGGAATTTAGAGGAAAAAAAGAAAAGGTAAGTACTTAATACCTACCTCTCTTATGATTAAAGATCTGCTATACCTTCCAATTCTTTAGTGTCCGAGTCGTCTGTAGTTGATAAGTAGTTAGAAATCTCCCTTACTACTAGGTCTTCTACATAATCTTTCAGCTCCATACTACCACCTGTCATATCAAGATCCCCAATACTTACACAGACCTCATTATTGATACTTTCTAGCTCTGGATACTCACCACCAAGTTTTAATGTTCTAGTTGCACATCTTAATTCTACTCCATCAGTTCCCAGATTTTTTCTAACTTGTAATAGAACTGAAATATCCCTCTCCTTCCTACTTACTAATGTTGGAATTTTTACCTCCACTACTTTAGATTCAAAATGTTCATCTCCGTCAAAGTATTCATAGTAAGTTGGAATATACTTAATCTTATACTCCCTCTCTAAGTATCTGTTGGGCCACCTTCTCGTCACATACTTAACTAGCCTACTCAGCTTTTTGAAATAGTTAGGGCTTGACTTTAAATACTTACCTATTCTTTTAGTGTCGAGATCTAATTCAAATCCCTCATCACTAATGTCAGAGTAGTGTCTTTCGAACCAATCCCAAATTATACTCTCTTCTCCAGTTACATCAATAAACCTACAACTACTTTCTGGAAACCTATTAAAGCTGCTATCATAGTGTTTAACGTCAAAGAATCTAACTCCACTACACCTAGGAAGTCGCCAACAGTTTCCGATACTTGTAGATACTAATAATCTCTTTCCATCACTCTTTTCTAGTTCCATGCATTCGTAGAGGGTGTCTTTTCTTTTTTCATCAGCGCCAAGGTATGAAAACTTAAGTCCCTCATTCTCCCCTTCGAATCTATCTTTTATATATTCAAGAGTCTCATACATTTCTAATTCTTCCATAATCTATTAATCTAAGTCATCATATTCATGTGTCTCTAAAGGTTTTTTCTTAATAGATTCTTCAATATTATCGTCCAAGTAAATTCCCTTACTGATCATTGTTCTTGCGGCGATTATCTTTATCTCAACTGTCTGTATACTATCAAATAAGCCTCTAATAAATTCTTGCTCTTCCTTTGGCGGATCTGTTCTAGTGCTTTCAATTCTCCTCAGGTATACGCAGTCTTTTTGAATATTTACTGCGTCAATATTAGAGGAAGTTATTAAGCACTCAAGTCTTCCGCCAATCGTCCTCCTAGAAAAACTGAGACTTACTAACCACAACACTAATACTAAGATAATTAAACCAAGCCCTGTAATTCCAGCCATCCAGTATTGTTCTTGTAGGGCATAGTAAGTTATCAATCCAATCATAGCCATACAGGAGATACCAGACAAGATTAAGAATATATTGTTGATCTTCCTGTCAAGCTTATTACATAATCCAACTAGTGCGGTGATTACTTTATTAATATTATCTGTTTCCATGTGTTATAAAAATTAAAAGAGGGTCAAGTATAACAATGTATACTCAACCCGATTAGTACTTCTTAGATTTCGGCCGCCTCAAATGACTTCTGCTCCATCATTCGAATTACTCTGTTAATATCAGATGCTCTCCTTTCTCCTGACCACTTTGTTTTTGGATAGTTCAGCTTACTAAGAGAACCGACTAAGTTATTCTTCTGATCAACATCGTAATTATTATAAACTCCAACAGGCTCTAACCATAATTGATCACTGTTATCACCTACTAGCTTAAATACAGCATACTTAGTAGGTGTCACAAGTACATCAACATAGCAACCTTCCTGGAATCTATACTTTGACCACCTAAGTTGATCTCTGACACCCACAATGATTGCTCTTGTTACGTTATTATTATTCTCAACCTCCCACATTGGAAATTTGAAATTACCAAGATCATAGTATAAGTCAGCCTTCCCATAAACACCCTCTGCTCTGTCTAAGATATTCCTATACATGAAATCAGAAATCTTCTTAAATGAGTTTGTTCTATTGTGGATGATAGTAGAAATGACATCAAGATCATATTTCTTAGTGTCACCCTCTCTCATACAGTACTCACCCTTATTCATTGTCTTCTCACTGATCTTAGTAAGTGACAAGAGTGGTACCTCATTAGAACTAATACCTGGTGTGTTAACCTGGTATAGATAATAACTCTGAAGATTTGTGTTGTTAAGGAAGAATGGATATACTCTTCCAATCATTGTGTTGTGTAATCTAGTACGTCCCATTTTTTTTAATAAATTTAATCTGGGTTAAACAATTATATTAATTACTCTCGTTAATTCTTTTTATTGTTAGGTGGAAGTCTAGTAATAATTCTACCCTTTGTTAAGTCATAAGGGCTCATTTCTACTACTACACCGTCACCTGCCATGATTCTGATAAAATTCTTCCTGATCTTACCAGAAATAGTGCAAAGTATCTCATGTCCGGAATCTAGGGTAACTCTAAACATTGAATTACCCAACTCCTGAGACACCTTGCCCTCTACTTTAATATTATCTTGTTTCATATAATACTTCTTATTAAATTATTACTTTGGAGTTTCTGTCAGTCCTTAATATGACCTCTCGAAATCTACAAGCTACTAACTCATTACTAAGGGATTGAGGTACATTTGAGACCCCATTATAGTAGTTTACGATATCTGTTAGTGTTATCTTAAAGTATTCGTATTCAAGAGGGGTTCTAGTTGTCCCATTATTCTCTACCTTATACTCACAGATACAAGTACCGTAACTCTCCCTTGCTTTATCAACTAGCTCTACTATTACGTCAGCCACTACCCTACTAAGTTTACTAGTAAGAGGTATTGGTTTAGGTTTTCCAAACTTAACTGAATTATCTAGTTGATCAAATATCTCAGATTCGTATGCCCAATGATTTTTTCTGTACAGCTCAATATAACTATACATACTGTTGAGATCCTTGAATATAGTCCCCTCGTCTGAATAAGAGTCTATAATGCCAGCAGTAATATCCTTCACACTGATACCTAGCTCATTAAAGAGACTTGTATAGTATGACACTCTACTGACATTATTATCATTCATGGTATTAATGAAGTAAGACTCAACCACATCATTGATTAATTCCGTATCCTGACTAGTACTGTCCTTTGTAATACTAAACATCGTAACTCCCTTCTGAATAGAGTTAGTTGAGATGATAGTATTTAAGATTGTAGTACTTAAGACAACCTCTAGCTGTTCCTTTATCGGTGCATTAATGTTTCTATAGTCTTTTACTTTATCCGACATTAGACTAAGAGGTTCAAATATACTGAAGAGATCTGTATAATCTCTCCACCTGTCACCACCATAAGGGACTGTGCACTTACTTACTGCACTGTCAATCATCAATCCCCAATAGTTAGTAATATCAAAGCCGTCTATTGGTTCAAGTGCTTTACCACTCTCTACCATAGGCTTAGGTGAAAATAGGACTTGTAGCTTATTATCATCATTAGTACCTTGACCTAATACATGGTTCTTAAGTACATCCTCTACAGATTTCTCAGTGTCTTTATTGATCTTACTTACTACTAGATAACCTTTAACGTAATCTTGTGGGTCTACTAATAGTTCAGAATCTAAGTTATCCCTTCTCCTAACTAGCACCTCACCTAAGTAGTAGTAAGTCTGTGTTTCTGTATCATATCTATAACCAGGCTTCCACTTAGCACATCCAGTTTTCTTGAATATACTACAATTAACAACCCTGGTCATCTCATCAAAGTATTCATCATACTCTTTCATAGTCTTACAAGCAAGTACTACCTCGCCTGGATAATCCTCTGAAAATGCAGCCTCAAACACAGAACCATCATTAACGATTCCCTTGTCAATACTACAACCTTCCAAGATATTACCTAGGTACCTTCTATCCTTTGCAAAATTACATAGCTCGTACCATTCATCTTTCTTAGGTAGTTCTTTAGATTTGATAAATACTCTAAATTCTCTACCTAATTTCACTTGGAACTCATTATTATCCAAGAGCACATCATCAAGTACAAGGTTACTCGCTCTATAGTCACTGTTAACCTGCTTTCTTACATTGGACTTAAACACTTTCTTTCCGTCCATGTAGAGCCAGACCTTATTTTCTTGGTTACTTACTAATGCACTAAGCTCTGTTACTAATCTCCATCTCATACCTTAATTTTCTATTATTACTTTAACCTTTACCTTAACACCATTAAATTTAATAGTTGTACCGCCAATAAATTTCTCTACCGACTTTAATACATTAATAAGGTTTTCATCTGGCTCTATTACCTTTTCTGGCGTTGTTAGAGTAAAAACTGCTTGCTTATACTTCTTCCTAACTTCATCAATGCCTGTAATAGACTCGAACTTGAATAGATGTCCACCCAGTAATTCCTCTGCCTCTCTAAACTCAGGAATATTCCAAGCTTCCCTGTTTAGTCTAGCATCCAAGAAATCACTCATCTCTGAAATAATCTCTTGACCGCTGCTAGGTGTTCTACGGCAATCTATCCACCCATTCTTCTTATACCAGATCAGGGTTCTATTTACATTAATAACTAACTTCTTTAAAGTAACGGCTGCTTCCTTCATTGTTCTTAATTAAATATGATAATAGGCCATCAAGATTTTCCAAGTACCTTCTAGATGCACCACACCTATACTTCAGATCATAACAGAGACAGTTTCCAAAATCGAACATATAATATATAGTCTCAAACTTAAAAAACTCATCTTGCTTATAATCTATTCTATAACTCCCGATATCAAGGTAACTATATCCAGAATCGACCTCCGCTACTAGACGAACCTCACTAGTCCTTAAGAACTCATTATCAGTATAACTAGTAGTATCACTAAGTCTTGTCAAGGTAAAGCCAGGTAAGTCGATTGAATCCTCCTTACTAAGCTCCTCTCTTAACGTATCCTCAGTATCGGTGTCGGCTGGGTTGAGGACAGTAACAGATCCTACAAACCAATCATACCAAATAATCTTGCCACTATTCAATTTAAAGTCTGTCCACCTTAAATGTTCTGGAAGGTTAAGTCTATACCTGAACTTAATCGCCTTCTCCTTATTAAAAGTAGGGCGAAGTTCCTTGAGTTGTTCTAGAAATACTGGTATCATAGGTGATTCTTCTTAAAATATTCAACAATACTTGTACTATCCCAACTAACCCTTTCCTCCTTTGGACTTCTACTAGTTGGGCCAAATGTTTCTTCTACTGCATCTACATACATACTAGAAGAAAAGTCACAACCGCAAAAGAGATTATTCCACTCATCAGGTAGTAGTGATGATTCGATATCAAGCTGCTCTAATGCTAAGTTATCAAAACCTATCACAATATTTGGGTTAGGTTCAGACGTCTTACCTGTTCTGATCTCGAATATTAATTTCTTAATACCCTTCTTCCAGTTCTCGAGATCTACACTAGTCCCTGCTGCTCTACCAAACTGCTTATAGCCTAGTATTAAAATTCTAACAGGTCTATCTAGGTAAGCACTTTCATTGACAATCTCATAGAGCTTCATAATATCATCCACTGGAAATATACCAGCGATAATATGAAATACAGACCTCTCCAACCTACAAACGCTCTTGAATAGTTCATCAACAACTGGGATCTTTTCAATGCTAACGCCAACTGCCTCATAACAATTGGCTACTATACTATAGCTGCTGATTGGGTCACCGTCATACTCTCTCTGAAGTGTCTTATAGTTGACTGTTATTCTTGGTTGGAAATTGTTTGCCCTCAGCCACCCTACTAGCTTCTCTGCATCACTAATACAATCCTCATCAAAAATATCACCGCCACCTACTGCAATTTCAATTCCACACTTCGGGAGCTTATCTAGGACCTCAATTGTCTTCTCTAGGTTAAACTTCTTTGCACCAGCCACACTAGATTCATGACAATACTTACAACCTATGCTACATGCATTGGTTATCTTAAGGTCAATACTGTCGGGAAAATCTGCACACAAGTCCTCGTCGAATCTAAGTGCTCTTTTCACTTTAGAACCATCTCGACGACTCATTACAAAATAGTTTCCGTTTATATACTGATAGCTCTTATTATCATTAATATATTTTGAACAGCTATAAAAGAACGTGTTTACTAATTCTTTACTCATTGACCTTAACGTTTAATTTTACCTTAATTAATCCATCATAATTACTCTCGACAAACTCAGCAGCTTTTTCCCCAAATATCGGACCGCTATACATACTATCCTCATCCTTCTTTCCAAGGGTCATTAGCTTACTTGCAAAATCTTTGGTTGCATAGTATAGGCATGGGTAATCATCGTGTCCTTTTGCCAAACGATGCCACTCACTATTAACAGGAAACACCCCTAGACTATCTCTTAAGTTGATCAGGAAGTATATACTATTGTTCTTAAGTGGCCCTGTTAATATCTCCTTGTCTTCTGGTGTCATTGATCTAGCAGTACCGTTCTCAAAAACAATACTATTAGCTATCTCACAAGAAAACTGAGAGCTGGATAAGTAGTTATAGTCTGCATAGAAACACTCTAGTAGGTCTATAGGATACTCAGGGACATTAAACTGAACCTTACCAACCTCTCCGCCGTAATCCAAAGTTACCTCTGCACCTACTATATTACTATTATCAAATGCAGGATTATAGAACTCATCTGTTTCATCACTATTGTCGTTGCCTGTAAATAACCACGACTTACTGTTAAATAGGAAGTTCTTTAAGCTGTCCTTATTGTCAACGATATGATCAAAGATGCAAGTAGATTCATGGTCAATTTCTGGATATCCTCCATCATCGGTCTTACTATTGACCCAAGTAAATTTAATACCATTAGCACCAGTAAACTTGCAAACTAAGTTACTGAGCGTTGATAGCTTTTTGTGAACATCCATATATTTTTGTGCATAGGACTTCTCGCTCCACTTAGTGCTATGATAATAGATACCACAGACATAGAGTAGTTTGTCTTTTATTGAATTCATTGCTTTCCACTCCCATCCGAAACATCTACCGGACTCTAAGACAATATCACCGTCTTCGTCCAGGTCTATGTCACTAGATAACTCAATACTCGCTCTATTAATTACAACAGAGTGAGATGAGCTACTGTTTGTTTCTGGGAGGTTAAATCTTTCTACTTTCTTAATTTTTCCCATAATTTATAATAATTAAATTTATTCATCTACTATTAAGGATTGTAAGGGAGAATAAAAAAGGTAAGGACATTAAACTATCCCTACCTATATTTCTTTGTTTCCTTGTCAAGTATTTTTAAGAGCTTTGGTATTCTAAACTCCCCCGACATCATCTTAATATTTCCAGCTGCTACATTATCTGGAAGACCTATACCCTGTACCCATAATGGTTTTTCCGCCGATCCCCTAAGTAAGCATGCACTAATCTCATCCGTCCTACAAAATTCAGACTTTGCTAGGCCTATTATTTTTAGACCTGGCATGTTCAGTTCATCAAATAGTTTCTTCCCTAGGCCATCTTTCTCCGTACCATCATTGAACCTAAGCCTAAGAAATCCATCCACTATTATCGTCTCTACCTTGTCTAGACTTACTTTCTCTACTAACAAGCCAAGAACACAGGGAAGCTCTCTCTTGTAGAACTCCCCTGGTATATAGGACGAAAAACTAGTGCAGATACTACTTATTATTTCGGCGGGTTCATCATCTGTCCACCTATTAAACAAGACACCAACTGTTAATGCAAGAGTGTCTGAATAATAGTAAGTATCTACCGCTAATTTCATACGTCCATTACATCCAAAAACTTAATCGTCCCAATGTAATCGCCAAATACAGTGAGCTTATATTCTTTGTCGGACTTATCAAATACAATATTATAATTTACTGTATCATCTTTATCCAGCTTAAATATAACTCTCCACTCATCACCTTTAACATGATGAAGCTTAAGACTACTAACCCTACCTACTAAGAACTCACCAGACCCCTTCTTAATAGTTGCCTGAATATTTCTTGAGTACCCTAGTAATTCACCCTGCTTCTTTGTTTCACTAATATCGGCAAGGGCAGTAAATGGTAAGGTATCTCTTTCTGCATAAAGACGAGACATCCTATCAAATAAGAATGACTCCTCCATCATCTTACAGTGAAGACTAAGCGGCATAAAGCGATTCATACTAGACTGAAGACCTTGACCCATAATGTCGAAGCTAAAACCCTCAGGAATTATCTTCTCTGTGTAAACCCTATGATCCTCAGCTGTACTCTTTGCGCGCTCTGGAAAATAGTACTCAATCTGGTATGTCATTGTAATAGGGTCATATCCACTAATCTTGTTTATCTTTACCCTCTCACACTTAGTATCATAACCATCACCACTGCTCTTTTTCTGGTAGTCTACATATACTGCATACTGACCAATGAGCTGTAAAATCTCCGAGCCCCCTGGAACCCACTTGAGACTACCTGAATTAAAACCATATCTCTCAGTCATTAACTTCAAGTAGTCTTTCTTTTCTTTCTTCTTATCTTCCATAATCTTTTTTAATAGTTAAATAATACCTTTTTCTACTAACAATCTCTCAACCTCTGTCCAATCAATAAAAGGACGAACGCTAATAGAGAGATCAGTTTTTAATGGAGCACCTAAGGCAGCATTGTCAATATAGAGATGTGCAAAAATCTTCCTACTACTTGTCCATCTGTTCTGTGTCAAGTTCTCATTAACACCTACCAATGGAATACCTCGCTGAGCAAACCAATCCACAGCTTCCTCTAAGTAGTTTGGATCACCTGGACTTGTTGGCTCACCTCTCATTGTATAGAGAATAAGCTCATGCCCTGCCTCAACTAATCTCTTAAGAACCGGTACTGCTCCAATGTCCTTACCAATCTCTGGAAATTCATGACTCACTACAGTACCATCAAAATCAATACAAATCTTCATCGTTTCTTACTTTTTCTTATTAGTCTTTTACAATTACTACACTTATACGTTGACTTAATCTCATTGCCTGATACTACCTCACTGACAAGCCTAATATCTCGACTCGGTTTCTTACAGTCTGGACATGCAAGCTCACTATTCTTGTCATCCCCCTTAGAAAATTGTAAGACTAGTGAAACTACAACTACTGCACTGACAAAAATACCCGCCAGGCAGATTAATAGAATATCCATCATTCGCTGTCCTCCTCTTCGTCGTATTCGTATTCTTCATCCTCATCTTCGTTCTCTTCTTCTTCGTCTAAGTCACCCAAGTTAATAAAATTAAACTTACTACCAAAAAAGATTTCACCGGATTCTGGAAGTTCTGCAACAATAACAGTTCCTCTATCCTCATGCTCTTCAATACCAGTTACCTTACCAGATACCCAATCATACTTAAATGTTAGGTCTGGTGAAATAGCTACATAGTCTCCTACTTTAAATTCATCTTTCATAATAATACTTTGTTTTAATTACACTGTTAAGGAATACAAGACGGGGGAGTGGAAAAAATGAGCAGTACTATATCTCAAGTACTGCCCCTAGAAACACGGCGCATTATAAAAATCATTTGAAAAGGGTGGCTCCTATAATTCCCCGTGTGTTTCTACGTGTGTTAATTTATTTCCATAAAAGTATTTTCTATGGTCGATATTATCAAGTAGACACCATAACTACTTGGATTCAAACCAAGTTCTACCTGCAACTTAATTGTTACAGCGCTTTAGTCCCATATAAGCTATAGTCATTGTATACCTCTATCTGACTCTATCGATTATTCTCAACCTTATATTAATTAACTAGTAAGGTCGTGATTGTTCAGTGAAGTTCTTAGGCTCCACATCAGTAATTGACTATTCAGCCGCAAACTGGTTTTAGTTAAACTATGAACTACTACCACAACCTAACACAAAACGTTAACAATATAAAATTAAGAAGGTTTTGTGTCTTATAATATGGTTTAAAATTTCTTGTTACACATTAATGCCACTAGTAGTCCTTATAGGTCCCCAGTTTTTCAGCAGAGCATCGCCCCACCTCAAGCATTAATTTCTTGTGTCTTAATAATATAAATTTCAGGTTCTTTACGTAGGAATCATGCAAACACTAGAACCGCATTACATTCCATAATACTAATCTAGTTGTCACTTAGTAGATCTCCTCACGAAACTAAACATCCACGAAACTTACTACCTCATGACCTGTTTATCCATGTCTCCTACATATATAAGAAATCGAGGCCTTTTCAAACTGCATTAATTTTCGAGGCCTACATTACTTCCTACACTAATAAGAAATCAAGAGGATCTCAAACGCCCTTATTTCTTAAGGACTACGGCAAAAAATAAGCTAAGGTATTACCCCTAGCTTACTTAATATTCTCACGTAACCACTTAATCATCTCACCCTTATTATCTACACCTAATCTTGTCTTGAATAACCTAACAACTACCTCATCAATATCAACACTTAGATTATCTAGCTCACTCTCATCATCGACAGTCTTACAGTACCTACAAGAATCACACATTGCCGTATATCTTAAGTGGGCAGGTATTACATCCCACATACAAGCAAATTCCGGAATCTCAATACTGGCAACCTTTAACTGACTACCACAAACAGGACACTTATACTTTCTTTCTATCATAAGTCAAAATAATATGGACTAAACGCACGGACATAATTTTCATCGAGGAGACTGACGCATCTAACCTCCGTAGGACCTATATACTCTGCGTCATGATTCGATGTGTGTAGGTGTCCGTGAATATTAAGGTCCGGTTTCATATCTTCTAGTAATGTTCTGATCTCCTTATTACCAACTGAACTACCACCCCAATAAACATCAGACTGAAGGACAATATCACTACAACCATAAGGAGCATCATGAGTAATAACAAGAGACTTAACTGTGTAACCGTCAAACTCCTTCTCCAGTGCCTCCTTCGATTTACCTCTTACCTTATCAAACTCCTCCCTCTGATACTCTGGCGGATACATAAAAGCCCAATCACCAAAGATCTTACACATAGGAGAGCCATACACATACACAAGATGGTTTGGTAGGTCATCGTCAAGTAAGAGAGTACTGGAGTTGCATAGATAAGTAGTACGAGGACCTAAGGCTGTGACAATTTTATCTAGGGTCTTATTGTACATGTAAAAGTCATGATTTCCCGCCACTAGTAGGACCTTCTTTTTCACAGGCAAACTCTCTACCCACTCCTGATAATCCTTCTTCAACCACTTCTCAACCTTTCTGTCATCTTGTTGAATATTAAGAGGCACAATGTCACCTGCAATAATAAGATAATCAACCTCCTTATCTAGACTCACCTCAAGATCTCCATGTAAGTCTGATATCGCCGCAAAACTAATATTATTCTTCTTCATCTTCTACTACTCTAACTGGTATATTCTTTTTCCTTGCTATATCAATCATCATCTCAGTTCCCTTATTCTCAGCATACGCACTCTTAAAGGCAATCACTGCGTTAGCCGTTTCTGCCATCTGTAAGTTCCTGAGATATCCCGCCTTCTTACCATGCTTCTTCCAATCCGCCGGAAATACCTCACACCTAAGACCATACTCGCCGGCAAATTTTTCACCTAACTTATCAGCACCCTCAGCATGACCAGATATGACAACAACCTCTAATGATAAGTCGGACATCTTTTTCCCTAGGTAGTATAAGCACTTCTTCTTTAACCTTGCATAATCGGTATAACTCCTACTACCTGCAATAATAACTCTAAACTGATTTACTTTCATCGCAATATATAATGTAATTAATTCTCACACTAATAAGGAACAATGGGCAAGGAGGTAGTAAAAATAACAGCTTTAGTAGGATTATTATTTTTCCTATTTTCCTATTTTTCTAATTTTGACATGCAGACCGACGTATTCCCAGGTTAGATATAATAAAAATAGTGATACAAAAACTACAGCTTCATCCTCTGAGATTTTAAACGTTTGTTGTAGTTAACAGAATTACAACCTCTCGGTCATTACTTCCTTATATTTGAGAGTGTAATTTTTATAAACATAACTTAATAATTAAATTTCAGATGTTATATTTTATTGATATGATTTCAGGTAAAGACTTTGATCACCAAGTCAGAGTCATTAAAATCGGGTTCACAAAAAATCTTAAGAAGAGACTAAGCACTTACTACACCCACAACGGTCTTTACGAAGTTGTTAAGGTACTTAAAGGGAAAGAGTTTGATTGGGAATGTGAGCAGATTCTCCACTCTTACTTTGCAGACAAGAGATACGATAGGAGGGAGTTTTTTGTAAAAGATGAGGAGCTGATGAAAATTATCTTAGGTATAAAAACCAGAGATGATATTATAAAACTTAGAAAGAATAGTTACTCGAAATGGGAGCGTCTTAAGTTCCAAAAGATATTTAAGGGTATTCTTACTATGAACTGGAATATTATAAAGACTGTATGTAATGAAGACCTTGATTTTGTAACTGACCACATACTAACAAAGGAAAGTTATAATAAGGTTGAGGATATTAATATTTTTGAGTCTGTAAAGAATCTATTTGGCGTCGATATATTAGATTACCCGGAAGAAACAAAAGAGTGTGTCAATGATTTCTTTAATGTATACAATAAAATAGACACTCGACAGAGAAAGTTAAAGTTCTTGTGTGAAAAACTTCCGAATCTTAACGAACTAGAAAGAACTTGCATATTGGGAAGTATTACAGAGACTCGTTTTCAAGAGTATATAGAAGTACTTGGACTAGATGAGTGTAAGGCACAGGCATATAATACATCATTCCTGAATAAAAAGTTAGATGTACTAAGTTTTGATAAGGAAAAATTAAATGAGTTAATTCTGAACGAGTTTATAGTTGGCAGTACTTATCCAAAGTCTTATATTAAGATCAGGTTAGCAGAACTCTATAATGCAGTCGGTTATAGAGCAACTGCAAAAGCTAGTGACCTGGGGAACCTATTTACAATAAAGCCAAAGAAAGCAAAAAATGAAGTAGGTGAGTGGGTAAATGGTTTTAATATAGTAAGCAAAAAATAAAAAAATTATAGAGAATAGGTTAGACGATTAAGTTCTATCCTACTCTCTTTTTTTATTTTCCTATAGAGCTCTTTAAGTATAGGTCGGGTAAGCCTGCAGCTCCCCTCCCCGCCTTCCCGTTGCCACAATATGAACCTCCCTCGTTACCACTCAGGAGAACCCTATTGAACCCGGGGAAGGTATTCACCTTATGTGGCGTCGCCGGCAGAGCACGGCTCGACGGTCTTAAGGGTAAACTTGATCAGACCCCTGAAGTACATCTGTGGTTAGGATACGGAAAAATACCGAGCGCTAGCGAAGGGATTTTGTATGAACTATACAGATGAATATAGGGGGTTTACCATTTTTTTTAAACTAGGATATTTATTGCAGACTCCGTCTGACGATTTAATAGAAGTGGTAAAGATTGTAGTAATAGTGTTCTAAAAGACTTATCTATGTAATAGATAGGGGCATTAAGCGGGCCGCCGCCAAAAAAGGCCGCTTAAGCCCGGAACAATGATCATAAACCTTTTTAAATTATTTTAATCATGACAGAAGAAGGAGCAATAGTGGTAGAAGTACCTAAGGGATATAGGTACATCTCTGAAATTCCAGACTTTAAGATCAACGATTTTCCTCACATCCTCAATAAACAAATTCCTGGATGTGGTTTCACAGAGTATTGTATTGATCCAGCTAAGAATAGTGAAGATATAATACTCTGTAGTCCTAGAAAGATCTTACTAAAAAACAAGTATGATCAACATGTAGGAGATGTTTTCTTAGTTGAAAATAAGTATGAAGTGGAACCTAGGACAGACAAAGACCTAACGAAGATAGAGAAAGAGAAAGGGGGTAGTATTTTTGCAGAGGAAAAAGTACCAACAAAGGAAGAAATTGAACAAGCAGAGAAAGAAAAGGTAGGCTTCTTTAATGGTCTCAGGGAGGACTTAAAGAAATATATCATAGGCTGTAGATTTCTTAAGAAGCCAGTGAAGATCTTAGTTACTTATGATTCATTCAGGATTGTCAAAGATATTATTAAGAGCATTGACGAGCTTGATAATTTCAGAGTAATCGTGGATGAATTTCAGAGTATATTCACCGACAGTAGATTCAAGCCAGATACGGAAATGGTATTTGTTAAGAACCTACAAGAAGTGAAGAAGCTTTGTTATGTTAGTGCAACTCCAATGATGAAAAAGTATTTGAGCCAGCTAGATGAATTTAAGGACTTACCATACTATGAATTAGACTGGGAAGTACTTGACCCGGATAGAGTAAGGAAGCCAAAACTTACACTTAAAAGTATGAAGGCCATGTATACAGTGGTCGGCCCTATCATAAAGAAATACCTAGATGGTGATTTCAGCTATAAATTCGTGAAAGGCGAAAATAAAGGCGAAGTAGTAAAGGTAGAATCTAAGGAAATTGTATTCTATGTCAACTCTGTAACTAACATCACAAGTATTATCAAGCGTGCAAAACTAAAACCAGATCAAGTAAACATTCTGGTTGCCAATACTCCAGATAATACGAAGAAAATACATAAGAGGCTTGGTAGGAAGTTTAACATAGGTACAGTCCCATTAAGAGATGAGCCTAGGAAGATGTTTACCTTCTGTACTAGGACTGTATATCTTGGGGCAGATTTCTATAGTGACAATGCTCAGACTGTAGTACTAAGTGACTCTAATATAGAGACATTGGCAGTTGATATATCTCTAGATCTTCCTCAAATCCTAGGTAGGCAGAGGCTAATAGAAAACCCATGGAAAGATGAAGCAACCGTCTATTTTAAGTACTTACTAGATAAAAATAAAGTAAATAAGAAAAGTTTTGACGAGAGAATAGATTGGAAGCTCAAGAAGACTGGTAACCTGCTTACTATATTCGATGAGACTAGAAATGTGCTGAAGGGAGACTTATCAGAGACATATCAAAAAATAGCGAAAGCTTATAATTATCGAGACGATTATGTGGCAGTAAATATCGAAGAGGATCCAGAAACCGGTGGGCCTAAACTTATACCAGTTGTAAATAACCTAGTATTGGTATCAGAGAGGCGAGCTTTTGATATGCAACAAACAGAATATGCAGATCGATTTACCGTTTTTAATGAGGTTGGTAAGGTGTCTACGATTAAGGCTATGAGTGATAAGGTGTCGGAGTTCTTTGAGGAATATGAATTGAGAGACTCAAGACAGAGAAAGTTGAAGTTTCTATGTGAGAGTTTTGATAAATTTGATAAAAGTGAGTGGAGGTATATACTTGACAACCTAACAGAGCTCCATTTTCAAGAGTATGTAGAAGTACTAGGTCTTGATGAGTGTAAGGCGCAAGCATATAATACGTCATTGCTGAATAAGAAACTTGATATCTTAAGTTTTGATAAAGAAAAACTAAAGGATGATATTTATAATGAATTTAAAGTGGGGCAGTCTTATCCAAATCCTTACATAAAACAAAAACTTGGTGAGATCTATAGTAAAAATAACTTTAGAGCTACACCAAAGGCAATAGACCTGGATGAGTACTTTGAAATTAAACACAGGAAAGTAAAGGATGAGGTTGACAAGTGGGTTCATGGTGCTGTAATCATAAGCAAAAAATAAATTTAGAGAATAGGTTAGACGATTATGTTCTATCCTACTCTCTTTTTTTATTCCCCTATGAAGCTCTTGATTAACTCTGCTTCCTTCCCTTTTTCTATGATCCCTGCTTTTACATTACTATATCCCATCTTGCTAATCTTCTCTACTAGTTCTTTGTCGGCTTCATTATAGAGGACATAGTAGATAAAATTTCCCAAGTCTCTGTGTGTGTAGATATAGTCAAGAATTCCAAAGTGTATATCAAACTGGTTACCTTCAGTTGTATCAATTAAGAAGACATCGGTATCATGTTCTTTCAGTTTCTTATTGGTACTACTAAGTTGGTATTTCAGTCCTAGTTCTTTCTTCACTATCTTCCTGAATTCTTTACTATCAAACACTGCCTCTCCTGTGTGATGGAATAATACTTGTTGTGGTCTTTGTATTTCATCGAACCTAGTATTAAAAGTTGAGGGTGTAATCTTAAAGCACAGGTATTCTCTTTGTGACCCAGGGAGAATGCTTTTATACAGGTGAACATCGCTAAATTGTGCGTCATCAAAATCGGTGAGTCCTAGTGTTCCTCTAAAAAACCTCACAATGGAATCTGACGCGAGTTTTTCGAAGTTAGCACAATCTCTCTGTTTAATACCTGACTTCAAGATAAATTGTTCAGTGACTGTAAATTGTTTTGTTGTTCTGAGCCAATCAAGGTGCTGTGTAAAATCAATGGACTCTAATTGTCTGTCTATAATAGTTTCCATCTTCTTAGCTTCAGCATTTTTATAGATATAGGGTACTGGTTTTCCTCCCTTGTATAATAGTCCAGCCCTATACATATTATTAACGGAGATGAGTTTTACGTCATCCAGCGTAATTACTAAGTTTATTTCTTTTTTCATGCTTCCTCACTACAAAAACAAGAAACCCAGAATATATATCTAGGTTTCTTTTTGTTATTATCTAAATGGTGAATCAACTCTTTTCATTCTTCCCATGCTATTATCTATTTGGTTATTGACTTGTGATCTCGCTGCATTATAGTTACTAATCATCATATCAATTTCCTGTTCTGAGAAGTATCGTTTTTCTTGTATATTTTTCAGATCTTGGTATACGGACTTAGGTATTATTTTAAACCTACCATTACCGAGTCTTATTGAATATGCAATAGAGTTTTCACCATGTCTATTTTTACATATATAGAACACACCAAGTCCATTAAGGTTTTGTGGTTCTTTTGTTCTGGTTATACATACATCAGCGATATGTCCCTTCCTACTTGACGTTCCTAAGTTTTGCAGTTCGATTGGGTTTCCGTCACTCCATGTAAATTGTTTTGGTTGACATAGGATCCAGCTATTAATTCCTGCATACTTAAGTTTTGTAAATTCATTATAGAGATCACCAAACTCAGCATACATAGAATCACTGCCACCATTTTTACCATCGCCTCCCATTTTAAAGTTTTCATCATAGTCAACAAAAACTGCCTTATATTTTTTTGGACTATCTATTACAAACTGGACAAATTCCGCTGCGTTAATAGTACCGGCAGGAGCAATGATGATGTCTAGCTTATCTCCTATTTGTTGGCTCATTTCTTTATAGATCCCCGCTAAGTTTTCTCTCACATCACGAAAAGACAAGCCGGTATAAATCGCAGCGAGTCTAATAAATAAGCTTTCCCAATCAAGGTCACCCATAATAAGCATACAAGTAGGAACCTTATGTACCATTGACATATGTAGTGCCTCTGCCTCTGCGATAAGTGATTTACCTACTGATGGCGGAGCACTTATTACTACTATATCACCAGGTTTAAATGCACCCTCTGAGAAAGATTCATTAACGAAGCTCAGTGATGATGTTAGTTTTCCCTCTTGTCCAGATTCCGCAACGATTGTATTAATATCTAGGTTATTGAAACTAGTAGTGCTTAAGTAATCAGTGCTACCTGTCTTAAATTCTAGCTTCTTAAGATATTCTAAGTATTCGGAGGGGCTGTCACTATAAAGTCTATTTGCTCTTTGTACATAGACGGTTGCAACAATGTCTCTGATATACTTTCTCGCTGGTTCAATCTGGTCCTTATTATATTTCTTATACTGGATTATCTTGTTTAGTATCTCTTGACTTTCTGTTTGATTTTTTCCTGTCTTAGCTAGGATACTTTGAAACAGAGGTAATCCAATACTTTCCAGTGGATAATCTTTAATGGCGCCTATTAATTCTTCAATGAGCGGATTTCCAGACGTTGATGGATTAGTCTTAAAGAAAATAGAGATATCTTGTATATTTGTTTTACAGTCCTGATATAAGAACTGATTAAACATTGATAATACTAGCTCTAGGTAATTGTCATTGTTATTCATTTTCCATTCCTCTTAACTTTATTCTCACCAATAAGAGACTGCCAACTTCGTGATTGCAAAATTGTTAGTTTCAAAGATCAGACTCCTCCATTTCTATATCCTCAATCTCGCAGTACTGATAATAGTTGTCAATCATTTCTTTTCTTTCCTGTGCGCTCTTTGTGTAGACAGGTATTTTTTTATTTCCGTATGGTCGCAAGGTAATAATGTTCATATGTTTACCTCTCGCAACACGGCCTACACATTGAAGAGTGACACCTGCTATTTTCCCGGCGAATAAACATATATTTTCAAGACCTGGGAAATCAAGTGCTCTATATCCTGAACTAGTACTTGGGATGACATCAACTAAGCCTTTCTTGATATACTCACAAGATTCATCAAGTGTTAGTTTAGTCTTATTTCCATCCAGGTCATAATATATATAACCCTCGCCGCACACTAGCAGGACTCTAAGAACGCCGAGCCAGTAATTATTAATCCAATCATATAGTATTGTATTAAGGTTATTCATTGGTATAAAGCACTTAGGGAACTTCTTAATTACCCTAGTCACTGTTCTACAAATATCCTTATCCATCCAGATCTGATTCATAATCTCTGCATATCTATTTCCCGCTAAGTCAACCTGTTCATCATCCAGTACTAGGTTGTCAAGGGATGCTGTCTTTATGCTGATATTTGTGACGCTATTATTGAGTGGCATTCTAAAGATAATACTTGGGCCGAAATATTTAATGAGGTTTTTATTTCTCACCACCACTTCACTCAAGCCTTCTCTAAAACTAATTGCTTGTCCACCTACTTTATCAGCTGTACCACTAAACGCATAAAATCTCTCAGCGGATATACAACTATCATACAAGTATTCCCCTGCATCATTAATTGTATATTCAACCTCATCAACAAGTACCCATTCATATTCAGACAGGTATTGATGAAAGGTTTGATATTCGCTAGAGTCACTCTTCTTAACCTTGCCCGAATTCATCAGGCCACTAGTAATAACACAATCCAGGTGCCCATTTAGTTTCTTGTCACAATTAGAAACGGACAAGCCAAATACATTCTTGCACCTCTTAACAAGTTCATCTCTGGCCTTATTTGACGGGCAGACAATCAAGAGTTTTTTACCTAGCGTTTCATGTGCATAATTCGCTAAGGTTGCTATCACTTGCGTCTTACCATAGCCGGTCTGTACTTGCATTAGTCCTCTTCTGTGTCTAAGTAAGAATAGTACGTCATCATTCTGGTAATCTCTCAATTCACTAAAAGGTACTGTCCTATATGTATCTGCCATTATGATATTACTTGCAATACCATTATAATCATCTACACTAAGTTTATCCTTTAGTGCCCCCAGTAAGAATCCAGACCATCCAAGACCTACTATATACTTAAATGTTCCGTCGGGTTGTGCATGTTTTATTTTTCTCCCAGTCTCATATATTTTTTCTACTTTCTCAACATAACCCCATTTCTTCTGCCATGGGATATATTCATAATTACTTGTCTTTGTCTCTAAGAAATAATGAAATGTTGGATCGTCTGTTATGAGAACTAGTTTATTAATGTCTTGATCAAAAAATACCTTTAACATATAAATTCTGGCTTAACTACTCTACCTATGTTAAACTTCTTATTATTAAACTTCCTAGATATCCAGCCAACTTCACTACCTGGACAAATAGAAATCATCCTATTCATTCTCTCCTCTGGATCTTCACCATCAGAACGAATTATATCAATCGGGCAATAATCAATCTGTGTTTTTAGTTTATTCATTACTCTCTTTGATATACTTGTTTCGTCCATATAGATCAGTATTTTCTCTGGCATATACTCTTTAATGAAACCGATCTGATAGTCATTCAAGCTACTTCCCATGAGTGCAATTGGTATGTAATCTGGGGCTTGTATTAAGAGGGATACCGCATCGAATATACCCTCACACAAGATCAGTTTTCTAATTCCCTGTCCATGATCAATTATATAGACAGGCTTTTTTGAAATCTGTGGGAAATAATATCTAATGCCTTTATCATCATGACCCACATTACTAAATCTGATCTGGTAGTATATTGGTTCCCCGTGATAGAAGAACGGCATTACTATATTACCATACCAGAATTTAAATCCGAGCTGTTGATACAAGTCTTTCATGTACTTATGTCTACTGCACAAGTAATCATAACCGGCCTGATCAAAGTCATCGAATTCATACTGTAATCTATCTAACGACCAATCTGGATCTGTTAGTTTGACTACATTGAACGGTTCTGCACCAAATCCAAACTTTAGTATTGACTCTGGCACATTAACGCGGAACTCAAGCTTATCGGACACATGTATATAGTTTCTACCGCATACAAAGCAGTGTCCCACCGTCAAGTCAGTTTTTATATAGAGCTTATGTTTAGTATGCCCTTCTTTTTTACAGAACGGACAATGCATGATATATTCACCATTACCGTTTGCATGACTTTCTACTTCTGCCATTGACTTAACTCCATAATACTTAGATAGGAGTTCTTCAAAATTACAGAATATAAGTGTAGTTCCGTCCCTTCTTTTTACTTCTTTATATTCGAACTCGTCCATTTGTTTGAAAAAATTTGAAATCTTTGAGAGAACTTAATTATTCCCCCAAAGACTTCGTTAACTTTAGGTAGTCTTATTTCTTAGCATTCTTCTTTGGTGCAGCCTTCTTTGTTGGTTCTGGCTTTACCTCTTCTTCTTGCTTCTTCTCATCTACCTTCTTTTCAGGTACTTCTTCCACTACTACCTCTTCTTTCTTAGGCTCTTCAACGACTGGCTTCTCTTCCTTCTTCTCTGGTGCTGTACCTTTGAAGCGGATTACAGCCTCATCTAAGCTCTGTACTACAAGAGGTGTACATGCTGGAACACCTGCACAAAGATTAAGTTCTGATGGACCTGATACAATCAATGCGATCTCAGTATCAACAAAACTAGTAGAAATAAGTTGTAACATTTCTACATTTGGCATAATGTCTTTTGACACTGAATTAGGACCAATCGTAATCCTCTGTGTTGCAAGTGGTAATTCTACCTGTGAGTTCTTTCCGTTATAAATTCTCATGTTTACTAAATAATTTTATAATTAATAACATATATTTCTCTCATTGAATAACTCCTAACACAAAATAGGAATTACTCACATATAAGGAATCTAATCTGTTGTAGATGCAGTTTCGTTAAGTTCAGGTTCTGGGTCATCAAAAATCTCACGGAACACAAACTTACCTTCTTTCTGCAGTAGATAGAATGTCCTTATGTCACCAGGTATTTCTTTCTTCCACCACAACATACCCTTCTTTACTGGCTTTCTAGTGAGTAGGACCATCATAACAGACTTACCAATCATAGAAAAATCATACGACCAAACTGCACTACTGAAATCACACTTAATCAGATCTAGTAGTTTATACTTGGCCACTGCAAACTTACTACTCTCATCTCCGTCTGATGGTAAGTGTAAGATATTCAGTAAGTGATTAGCCTGCTCAACAAACTTACTACTATCAGAGCTATCAGTTTCACCTGGCAGTACTACATCATCTGTATCCTTAGGTGGTCTCTGTACTGGTTCTGTCTTCTTAAGTTTCTTACTAGGCTTTCCAACTTCAAGTACCATCTGATCTGCATATAAACACATAGTAGGATCATCGTATGGTATAATCTCATCCTTTAGCTTGAATGATGTAAATACCGCCTGACTAACACCCTTAACCGGTTTATTTGTAGATTTCTTAAGGACGTAGTTATTTCCTGCATCTTTACCTTTCAATCCGCTCAAGTAAAGTGAGTCATTGTCAGCTGTATCTAAGTTTCTACCACTAATCACAGTAATATCAGAGTAGAATGCAGAGAAACCAAGAAGATAAGGAACTGTGAAAGCCGTGATATTTCTAGGCGCTGATAGGTACCCGCCAAGTGGATTAAGACCTATTATTAAGATACCATTATCAGTACAGTAATTAATAAGGTCTAAGTTAAATTCAAGCGGGTTAATAGTCAGCGCAATATACTTCACGATACTATCACTGCCTAAGGTCTCAATTATCTTCTTAACCTCTTCAACAGACTCAGGCTCCATAATTCCCCAAGCCTTACAACGATCACCAAGACCTACTACCTCAGATCCAGCCAACTTCCAATCCGCCTTTGAATCGATCAGCAAGATATCAACATAATCTCTCCCTATTAATTCGATATGACTCTTAACGGTATCACAAAGACCATCTAAGTGACTAGCATGAACAACCAGCTTAGTACCAGTTGGCTTGAATGACTCTACGTAATCTTTTATTAAGACGTCATTATTAGCAGGTATAGATGTTAAGATATAATCAAAACTACTCCCTAGGATTGCAGCTGGTACATACCCCTTCATTGTAGAGGTATCAATACAGGTTCCCTCTATTTTAAACTTTGTCATAATATTGAAATGTTAATATAGTTTTCCCTCGTCTCCTCAGGTAGCCAAGACAAGTGAAGCCTTAAGTCACACCCAGGATTAACTGTTACAGTATTTCTTAAGAACACAGGATCACTAAGGACGCCTACATTTCTTAAGACTTCATCAATTAGGTCGATAAGTAGCCTGAAGAAAGATTTATTCCTCAGTAAGACTAGTTTTATTACCACCTTATCAAGTTCAGACAAGCTACTAAAGAGAATTGGATCACCCTCTATGTCAGTTAGCTCAAAGATTGAATTATACTGTTCATTCAACTTATTATAGAACTTAATGCACTTATCAGGACTTGACTCTTTTAGCCTTAGTCTCTTAGTATTTCTAGTCTCAGTCTTTAAGTTAAACAAGTTATACCTACTATGATGTCTTTGATCGTAAGGTATAATATCTGCATACTTAATTATGTACTTATCGTTTATCCTTATCTCTGACTTACCACTATCAATCACATAAAGATCATTGACTGGTACTATCTTAAGACCGCCAATATTATCTCTACTAAATATCTTAGGGTAGCCAGGAATAAAATCAGGAAACCAGATCTTATTTCTATCAATACTATACACCTTCTGTAACCTCTTAAGTACTGCCTTGAACTCTTCGTAGGTATGAGGTAGTGTGTTGTTGAAAAAGATCTTGTCAACTAAGAACATTTGTAGGTACCTGTCATCCTTAACGGTTACATAATGATCTACAATTGCTCTTCTAATTGTTTCTATTGCTTGTGGCTTTTCATACCTATCATCCTTCAAGCAATCCCAACATGGTACCTTAAAACCAGTGGGGTCTAAGTATGTTAGTGGATGTCTTGAATTACCACATCTATAGCAGTACTCATTCTCACGGAGGTCCATTTCATAGTAGACCGCCATATCTAAGAAGTGAGTATTCTTGAGGTGATCTTCTATTTCACCTTTGTCAGTAAATTCATGACTGCAGATCGGACATTTGAGCATCTGTTTATGTAAGTTTCAAATTCATACTTAATACCTTCGTCGTCCTTGTAGAAACCTGACTTATAGAACATGTCGAAGCCCTCTACAAGTTTTGAATAGTGAAGGTATGTGTCTGCTTCCTTAGTGGTATGGAATCTAGTGAGGTGAATAATGTCAGTATATTCTAGGAGTTGCTTATATACACTTGCACCACCAATGATAAAGACATTCGCTTCATCACAAGACTTAATATACTCAATCAGGTCATTCAAGTTCTTCATACAGACACAACCTGGTATATCATTCTCTGTTAGTACTATATTTGTTCTACCCTCTAATGGACCCCCTGGCAAAGAATCAAATGTCTTCCTTCCCATTACTACTGCGTGGCCCATTGTTTTCTCTTTAAACTGTTTCATATCTTCTTTATTATGAAACAAGAGACCACCATCTTTTCCAATACCACCATTATCATCAATTGCTACGATAATGTGAATTAAACTGTTTCCAATCATACTGCTACTTCACCTTTTATTGCTGGCCATGGATTATAACCAACTAATTCAAAATCATCTATCTTAAAATCATCAATCTTAGTCACCCCTGGATTAATTTTCACAACCGGTAATTCTCTAGGCTCTCTTGTTAGTTGCTCATTAATCTGCTCCGTATGATTCAGGTAGACATGCGCAATACCAATATTATAATAGAGCTTGCCTGGTTTCTTTCCCGTTACCTGTGCAATCATCATAAGTAGGAGAGAATAAGATGCAATATTAAATGGACAACCTAAGAATAAATCATTAGACCTCACACTTAGGTTCATATCCAAGTACTCACCCCTTACATAGATCTGAAAGAAATTATGACAGGCAGTTAGGACGGCATCATGATTAAGACCTGCATTCCAAGAGTCAACAATAATACGTCTACTACTCGGCTCCTCCTTAATAAGTCTTATCATCTCCCCAATCTGATCAACTTCCCCGATATATTCATTCTTGCTGTTGAACTTAGGGTAGTGTCTCCAAAATCTAGCGTAGGGAATAAACTTGCCGGATTCTCTACTAGGCGGCCATGCATCCCAGATATGAATGTTTCTGTCCACTAAATAATCAATGCTATAACCGTCAGTGTGGAGGAAAAATAATAACTCCTCAATGACACCCCTGAAAAATACCTTCTTAGTTGTGAGGAGAGGAAACTTGCCTGTCGATAAATCAAATACCATCTTCTCACTAAACAGATTTAAAGTACCTACACCAGTTCTATCGTGCTCCTCAAGATTACCATACTTAACAACACGATCGATTAACTCTAAGTATTGTTTCATTCCTGGTCCTCCTCTTTCATCTTCTCAATTACTGCATCACTGTCTCCAAATCTTGTGCAAAGTAATCGTAAGTTATCCATGAAATACTCCTCATTAAACTTACTACTTTGTTTAATTGAAATCTTGTACGTTGCCATATTATTTTTAAAATTAATATTCATACAACAATAAGGATAATAGATAGGACTAGCTACAATTATTACCACTACAAGTCATTCCTCTTAGTAAACAATAACTCACAGACCATAAGCTTTGCCATTGAAAATAACATGTGGGTATAGTCTTCGATCTTATCTACGCCGTCCTCATCGAAGTCTATTATCTCATCCTTACTTCGAACATATACGGCATTATTATAGATCGACACAGGACCCACAACTAATTCAATGATCTGTTTTAAATCTTCCCTGCTTAAGTCTACAATTCTCAACGTCTTACCTAGTATTAATTCTGCTGATCTAACAATAACAGCAATGAGATAAGATTCAGAGACAGACTTAAAATACTTGTTACAGAGTCCGGTTAATTTAAAAGTCTGCACAAGTCTTGAATATTGAGCTGCTACATCTAAGTCTGATTGTAAGAGCTCTATTGCACTACTTGGATTTTTTAGGCCCATCTTATAATAGAGCCAATACAAAAATTTAAGCTTTACTTTTTTCCAATTTATCATATAATTAAAAATAAAAAGGGAAGAGGTGGCATGTAACACAAAAATACAACCACAACTCCTCCCAATTTGACATTGTTGATTTATTATCACATATAAGGATTTTAGGGCGAATAAAAAACCTAACTCATCTATCACAGACAAGTTAGGCCAGACTGAATTATATACATGTTAAAAACAATAGTATCAATTATAAGAGAACTAGGGCATGGGGAACGAAAAAATGCCTAACTCATTCTCACGAACAAGCTAGGCCAGAGTTCTAATATATTTAAAAAGAGCTATAAATAATCTATTACACTATTAAGGAATTGAGGGCAACAAAAAACCTAACCCATCTTCACAGACAAGTTAGGTATAATAAAACTTAAATAAATATAAACAGAGTTATAAAATACTTTTCCACATATAAGGTAATCAGGGGAATCGAGGAGTAAAAAAATCTAACCTATCCATCACGGACAAGTTAGATCAAATACAATGCGATAACTAAATAAATACTTAACATTATTAAGGATTCTAGGGGAAAATAAAAGACCTAACCTATCCATCACGGACAAGTTAGGCACAAACCATCTAATAACTTAAAACTTATTTCTCAACAATAAGGATTCTAGGGGTTTTGAAAAATTGCTAGCCTATCTATCACAGACAAGCTAGCACGCACAAAACTTATATTATATCATCAACACTATTAAGGAATTGAGAGGGAAATAAAATACCTAACCGATCTATCACAGACCAGTTAGGTTTATTAAAATAATGAAGTTAAAAATATTAAATACAGCTTTATTATTATCTTACATAGTTAAGGATTCTAGAGGAAAATAGATGACTAGCCCATTCTCACGAACAAGCTAGTCAATAGTAAATCAATCAAATATAATACAACATTTTCTTTATTACATAGTTAAGGTAATTAGAGGATCTCAAGGTGCAAAAAAATCTGGCTCATCTTCACAGACAAGCCAGAATCGATAAACAATAAACTAATTAAATAACTAGAAAGTGCAAGCAACCTACATTGCTCCACATATAAGGGATTTACTACCATGCTAAGTGCTTTAATATTTTATACAGTACATACCCATATCCAAACTTATCCTTAACCGCTTTTACATATGCAGTGTAGTCAAAGTCTATATCTACCTTTCTTGATAGTTTAACAGGATACACACTATAATAAATCCTTCCCCTACTACTCTCAAGTTCAGGCTCCGCAACAAATATAGGATCGATCTTGTTCTGTAGGAGAGATATTTTCTTAGCCCTCTGTGAATACCTACTTGCATCACTCAGTACTAGACAGAGATAGAGGTTATAGTCAGTTAAGTCTTCCTTGTCTAGCTTTGAAAAATCCCGAATCTCAGTAATACTAAACTTACCACTCTCTATTAGTTGAGATGTTTTCCTGTACGCTCTAACACCAATTGTACCATGACTCACTACATAGGAATTTATGATATCTATGTTAGGTAGTCTTAAGGTAATCGGTATATACGCACAAGTTAACGTTGTCTTCTTGTCAAACTTAATCCTATCAAGTTGCAATGTTATTCTCTTTACAATGTTCTTCTTTTTCTTCCTACTTCTTGCCATACTATCTTAATAAAATTTTCTTTCACACATAAGGAAACTGAAGGCTAGGAAATGAAAAAAAAACGACAGGGAGCGGGGCTTGTAACAGACACCTACTCCTTGCGACTCCCTATCTCTACCACACCGGAACTGTATTACACCGATAAACTTACCAAGCGTACAGCCCTAAGTGATTAGCTTACCTATCTCGCTACCAGGGTATATCGTTTATAGACTGCAGTGACGATAAAACGATCAAAATTCATCAACACGATTACCTCTTTCCCCCAGTTGCCTTTAAAACCGGGCCTTCTACTCCAGGACTTTCGTGCTCCACTTGTACATATATAAGGAATACAAGGCTTCTCAGATGCAGTTTTTTCTAAGGCATTACTACATTCACCCCATAAATGCCTTTTATGATTTTTGCAATAGTCTGATAATCTTTCAATGACTTTATAGGCGTTAATTGCAGATTTATAGTATATGTATTATTTGTAATATTTCCTGATAGTATAACACCTTCGATTATATTCAACGCATCTATTATATCTTCATTCCTTTTATAGAACATTGACAGAATCAAATCACTATTATCAAGATTAACAGGTCTTGAATACTTTAATCTATTAAGTGCAATACAAAAATCATCAATCCTTGCGACCTCAGTACTAGGTTCTCCAAATTCAAAAAGTCGCATTACATGTATTCCATATACAATGTTTACATAATCATCTCTTGCAGAGTCATACCATTCATCATGTATGTTAGAATCTATCTCCACAATCAAGTTATAGTCCGGAAAGAAGTAGTCTGCCAAGAAGTAATTCCTACCCAATTTATCAGGGTCAGTGACACTATGATTTAGACAATATTGTTTCCAAGCCTTCATGTTTCTGACAAGCAATGGAAACTCTCTAAGATATATCACACCCGGGAATTCACTGTCTAATGCTTCCCTAAAGTTTGGCGACCACTTACTTCCTTGTAGCAGACTATCTTCTCTATTATCCTCCAAGTCTATATCAAGCCCCTTATTGGTCTCAAGCATCTTTGGAAATTCATACTTACCAACACTAAAACAATAATCTCGGTTTCTTTTTAAATAATTAATTAGTAAATTATTATTCATCTTATTTTGTTTTTAATATTCCAAATTTTTCTAGGAGGTTAATAACTGAGTATCCCCTCCTTTCAACATATATAAGGGATTTAGAGGAAAATAAAAATTGGAGGAATCTAGTAAAAGAAGAAAAAGAGAGAGGAGAATTATCCCCTCTCTTCTAGTTTAATCTCTGATACCCTTAATGGCTTTATCCATTAGGTATTCCATTAGGTGTGCACCATCATTCTTTTTAAAGTCCACACCCTTCTTTTTTAATAACTTCTCACCTGCACGGAATAGTACAAATGACAAGATAGACTCAATACTAGAATCTTTCAAATTATCTGTAACAACTGCTGCTATTTCACAGTCATTACACCCCAGAAAGAAACCCTTAGGCTTCTTTTCCTTTAACGTATTTATGGCAGGTTGCTTTATTCTTCCTGCCTTAAGTTGAATTTCCATCTCTTCAACCATTTCAACCTGTGTACCTACGAACACCAAAACTTTAGCGTCGTAATCATCTACTTTAATTTCAATATAAGTCATAATTAAAAAAAATTAATACCTCAAAGACTATAAATCTCTTAAGGTATTGTTAATACTATTCTTATATATAAGGGTTCTAGGGCATCTCAAGTCTCATTTTCCGGATCGCTAAAATGAAATATTTTCCTCACAAAATCAAAGTACCTACGTCCCAAGTCGGGCTGGTTTAATATTTGATCTCTTTCTAGGTCAAGGTCAAACTGCTCTACCCTTTCATATGGAACATAGGTCCTAACGATTGACTCTAAACGTTGTGGATTTTTTATGTGACTATTAAACCTAGGTGGAAGTCTGCCATTTTCTAGGTAATATCTAACCACCTTCTTAGTAGTAATTTTGTTAGTACTAATCACGAAATCGGCTAGGTCAAGACATATAAAAAACTCTCCCCGTACTAGTTCCTTTTGATTTTTAATATAGCCACTCACATTATCTGGATAATACCCACTAACTCCTTCATAAAATAGATCTAACAACTCTTTATTATATAGGAGTGTGGTTGAAAAATATAATCTATCAACTCTTCTATGTCTATCTCTTAATACATATACTCTTGACTTCTCCATACACTAATAAGGAATTAATGGGAACAAAAAAAAACGACAGAGAGCGGGGCTTGTAACAGACACCTCTCCTTTCGACTCTCTATCTCTACCTGTGTCGTAATCTGAAAGTACATAC